CTCTCTGGCTGCGGTCTCTTCCCCGAGCCGAAGTCCTGAATCTTCGTACTTGGCTCTGAATCTTCGTTCTAATTGGGGATTCAATTAGAAGCTCGCTGAGCGTTGGGAAATTTCAGATGCTTCATGCTAGCTCTGTCTCTGTGGATGCAGCTTGTTGACGTTCTCTGTTGATCTGTTCGTCATTGGGGACTGTGTTCTGTGCTGCTGTCGAGATTGAGCTTGAAATGATGGATTTGGCCGATCTGTTGGCCGATGTTCCGATAACATTCGTCTTATGAAGTCCATGGCTTCTGATAAGACGAATCTTGATCTCGGTTGATGTTAACCGGGAAATAAATATTTCTGGATTTGGACTCTGTTCTGAAACCAAATACAACAAAATCTCTGGCTCATTCGCTGTGATTGCGCGAATACAGGTGAACCGGGGCTCTATTGGCTTTGTGGGTTAGAGCCTGATCGCTGTTCGGTTTATCCGAAGTTTCAACTACGAGGGGTTGCGAGTCTGATCAACCGGCGGCTCAACCATATTCGCATCTTCGGCAAGCTCGTCTCGAAACGTTCCGGCCCAGTAGGGCCGGAGGCGGTCATGACCAATCCCCTATGAGAACGTTCACTACTCCAATGTAGTCGTCGAGGGCGCAGCCCCAACCTTCTCTCCACTCTCTGTGTTCGGAAGAGCCATCGGGGAAGGGGTTGGTGTCGAGGCCGTATTTCGCCTCATCGAAGACGCCTTGTAGGCTCCAGTTTTGGTGGCCGGCGAGCCAGGTGTCGTAACCATCTTGCCAGTGACTCTCGCCGGCCGATCCTGTAGGGCGAAGGCTGTCATTTGGCGGCTTCCTTCATTGTCGCTTGGCGCAATAGGCTTCGATCGCTTCGCGGGTGCCGGGGTTTTCTTTGGCGAGCCTGATCCGCATTCGGTCGAACCAGAAGTTGTCGGCGATGTTGTGTCGGAGGCGTTTGATCGTCGCCTCGAGATTGGCTTTGTAGGTGTAAATTGAGATTCTGTCGGTCGGGTCAACGACGGTCAGGTCGAAGGACTGCCTGCCCTCCTTGTCGGGCTGACTGTAGATCGTGGGTGTGATTTGCCAGCGATTGGTCATATCGGTCTCCCAGCGATGCCACAGTAGCCAAGGTCGAGCGAACCTCGGGGAATCGTACCTTCCGTCCGGCTCTCTTTCTGCCGATCTGCCCATCGCCAGGCCATCTTGCAGTCGGACGCCTGGCAGCGCTGGTTGGTGTAGATCGGCCCTTGCCATCCCGCACGTCGATCTCGTTGACGCAATAGGTCATGAGCGGGCAGACCTGCTTTCGCGCCTCGGCTTCGGTGAGATAGGTCATTGCGGCCAATCCGTAGCAAAGTCGGTGATTTCGTGGGTCTCGGCGACGTGGTCAAACGCGCCGTAAAACTGTGAATAGCTGAGCGCCGGCCGCTCGCCCTCGTTTCTGCTGAAACTAAGCGACGATGGGATCATGTAGTCGCGCGCGCCGAAGCTGGCGAGCAGGCTGATGTAAAGGTTGGCGTTCGGCGGCATCCACCAAACCGCGTCGCTGATCGTCTTGTAGAGCGATCGCCATGAGGTGTGAGCGGTTGCGCGCGGGCCAATGTCGCTCACGGCGATGCTGGACGTCACCAGCACCTTTTGGAGCTGGATCTTGGTCGAGGTCATGTGAAACTCGACCGCGTCCCAGATGCGAGACTTGCCGCTCAGATTGAGGACGCGCCCGTTGGCTTGGGCGTAGCTGTCGAAACTTCCGACCAGGTGCCCGCGCTGATAGACGCAATAGGTCACAGCGTCGGCTCCAGCTTACCGTCGGCCCATTTGTAGTTGACCGGCTCCTCAGACTCGACGGCGCGAGTCTCCGTGACCAGCAGCCATCTTCGTTTGAGCGCTTTCACGTTGCCGATCGCCTCGGCTTCGGTGGCGAAGCGCAGTCCGTTGCCGAACCAACTGCCATCTTCGATTGTCTTAACCTCGGGCTTCCAAGACATCTGTTCCTCCTTTGTAGTTTGGCGCTAGGCGCGTGATTTCTTCGGGTGTGGCGAGCCGCGGGGCGTTGAACTCCCACTCCTCGCTGTCTTCGGTTATCCAGCCGTCACCGAGGATCCATTTGCCGCGAACGTTCTCGATCAGGTAGATGCCGGGCGTCATGATCAGAGCGTCCGTAGCCAGGAATCGCGGGCCGACGGTCTCGTCGATGAACCAATCGAAGCCGACGCCTTCATTAATCCAGAAGACGGCGCTGCCATCGTCGTAGGCGAGAACCTCGATCTCATGCTCAAGCTGACGGTGCGCGTCGTAGTCGATGGATAGAATTTCGGCCAGAATCCAGCCGGGCTTGGCGATCGACGGCGGCTCGTAGTCTTCGATCTCCGCGGGTGTCGTGATCTCGTCGGTGAGGTCATGCAGGAGGTCAGACATTGACTGCCACCTGCTCCTGTCGCACCCAGCGGGCGTGCTTATTCTTGGAGACGAGAAAGCCCGCCGCGCCGGCGAGGCAGATGGTGTTCTCCTCCGCGGCGATGATCTCCCAGTCCTCTGCGCCTAGCGCGCCGACGATCTGGAGCTCGCGCTGCGTCACAGGTCGCACGGAGCATTTTTGATTGAGCATGTCGCTGTCCTTGTGTCTGCGTTGATCGCAATTACATAGTCGCATCAGCGACTTAGGCGTACAATTGGCAGTTGATGGCAATCAAGACTGATTGGACAACACCTCGAAAACGTGGATCATCAGACTGCCGCTATGGAAGCGGTCATGTCACCTCCTTGCAGACTGCCCGGCATTTGGCGTGGACGGTCTGATCGTCATCGCCGAATTGCATGACCGGCTCGTCTGAGCCCAGCGGATCACCACAGGATGCGCAGAGAGCGCCCGCCAGCAGCTTTCGCAGGTGCAGGGCCTCCCAACGCCACCCGCGTTCTTCATCGGCGCTCTGGAGCGCCTGCATTGTTTCCTCGAAGCTCACGGGTCTCTCCTCAATATTCGCTGGGAAGCATGATGGTCATCTGCTCGCCGCGGACGCACCAGAGCTTGAAGTTCTTGCCCGGCTCGATCGGGAAGTCCGAATACTCGATGGACTCTCGGTAGACGACGTTGTCGTTGCCATCCTCGCACTGGAGGATCCAGGTGTCGCCGCTGGTGCTGCGCGCGAGGATCCAGACCTGAAACTCCTCGCCGGCGACCGCCAGGGTGAACTGGTTGGTGGCGATCTTGTCGATCAGCCAGTAAGCGCCGGCGCCCTCGGCGAGGGCCTGCACGCCTTCCGTGTAAACGACGCCGCGCACCAGGCTGTGCTGATAGAACTCGGAACTGCCGGTGAATCCGGTCAGGTCACTCAATTTGAAGGTCATGACGGCTCCCTAAGAAAACATGGGGAAATTGAGTCGCCGGGCAGTAGCGCGTAGCCGCGGCGAGTGAGGAAATTGACGATGCGAGCCTGGTTCTCGTTGCTCGTGCCAAGCACGTTTTCCACGAAGATTTGACGGCGAGTGTGTGCCTCGAGGAAGTCGAGGACGGCGGTGAAGATGCCGCGACCTTGATGCGCCTGCTCCACGTCGATGACGGCGACGTCCAGCGTTTCGCGCAGCGTGTCGCGCGCGAGGTTGAAGCGGCGCGATCGCCGCAGGTAGAGGCTCAAAGGGCCGGCATGGAACCAGGCGTTGCGAGGCGCTTTGCCGCCGGCAATGAATACGCCAGCCTGACGCCGCAGACTAAAGAGCGTCGTGGCGACAGAGCGATCTTCGATGACGAGGCTCGCGCTCATGATCAGCGCGCCGGCGGATAGAGCGACATGGTCCAATTCAGTCGAAAGTCGTGAACGTCCGGCAGAGCATCGGCCCGTGTCGTTGATTCCACAGGGAAGATCGCGATGACGTCGGAACTGCCGTGAGACGTTGCTATGGCGAGCCCCTCTTCCCATTCGTCACCCTTTTCGCGCTTGAAATCGCAGTAGCAGGCGGCCAGTTCCATCTTCATTGATCGCTCCTGTGCGCTTTTGTGTCGCTTCGCACGACTAAAAGCATAATGCGCGCAGAGACTTAGGCACGCAATTGGGAGATCACGGTTTGAAGTCGCAATAGTCGCCGACGTGCCAGACGAACGCTTGGACGTCCTCGACGTAGCCGTTCTTCACCAGCCACGGCAGGAAGTTGTAGGCGTCGGGCTCGTCGAAGCCCCATTCATCCATCGGCACGAACTCAGCCACGAATTTTGCAGCGACCTCGGCCTTGGAGAACGCCTTGATCACGCGCGTCGAACCTTCCACTGCTTGTCGGAGTAGAAGCCGCGCTCGATGATGAGGAGGTCGCCGGCCTGGAACTGCTGATCGGCGACGGGCTCGAGTTTGGTCATTTGCCCGAAACCTCAAGAATGCGGTAGCGCCTGGTGAAGGGATGATCGACGAGGGGTTGGTCGATCTCGTTAGGCCAGTCGGCCCGTCCCCAATGCGCGCCGCCGCCATAGTCGACGGTCGGGTAGCTGATGTCGGCGACGGACATGAATCGAGGGCCGTCGACGTCAGCGTTGAGGTCGACGATTCGATCCTCGTCGTCCCATTCGTAGTCTACGCCGCTCTCTGCTCGGCCGAACTCTTCCTCGAGGTCGTTCATGATGTCGTCGATCATGTCGGCGACGTCGACGGAGCCGTCCGGCGCGTCATAGTCCGAGTGAACCATCCAGGTGCTGCACCCGCGGATGATCCAATAGGCTGGGCGCGAGTTGATCGTGCCGACGTAGAACAGCGCGCGTCCGTCGCCGTAGACCTTTGACAGAACGTGCGGCGTGAAGGTGATGGCGTCCGCCGGCACCCACAGGTGCGCGGTGATCGGGAGCTGGAGCGCCTGTAGGCGGAGGGAGATTGGGTCGGTCATGCTCCCTCGCGATCTTCGGGGATGATTGCCGTCGCGATCCACTGACCGTCTTTGGTCGGGCCGGCGACGACGGTGTTGGCGAAGACGACGGTGATCGGCACCTTCTCGCCGGTCTCGAGGAGCACGGTTTGATCGTCGGCTTCGAGGTCGATAGACACGACGCCGACGACGTTCTTCACCTCGACGCCTTCGAGAAACCTGACATCCTTGTCGCAGTCGCTGCACCAAGCGTTGTCGTAGGTCGACTCGGTCTCCCAGCGCTGCCCCTCGACGTCCCACGTCGAAAAGTAGTCGCACTTGACGGCGGCCGCGCCGCAGTTTGGGCAGACGTATTGCAGAAGCTTCTCGGTCACGACGCACCTCCGATCGTGTCGATCCAGCAGACCTTTTTGCCGCCGAAGCGACCGTCGAGCGACGTGTCGCCCCATTCGTAGAGTTCGTCCATCAGACTGTCGAAGTGGTCTGCGATGGCGTCCTCGTCCGTGGTGAGATCGTCGAAAGCCTCAATCAGACCCATCCTCTCCAGCTCAACCAGACGTTCGCCGACGAACGGCTCCAAGGCTTTGAGGCGATCGGCGACAATTTGAGCCATCTCTTGAATTGCGATCCGGCCGTTTTGGGCCAAATCCCACTCGGGCTGTAGCTTCAGCCTGCGCTGCCAGTTGCTCATTTGCTGGGCCATCCCATGAACGGGCCTTTGATCGCTGCGATCGAGGAAATATCGACGAAGGTGGTCATGGCTTCGCCCTCCGCGTTCTCCTCGTTCGGCGACTCGATGCCGAGTGTGTCCGATCGCCCCGACTCTGGCAGAGCCACTGCGCCGAAGATCTCCACGCCGGAGATGAGGAAAACGCGAACGAAGTAGCCCGCGCCCTCTGGGCTCTTTTTGAAGCCGCTGATCGGGGACATACTTTTGTCGAAGTGCTTGATGGCTTGCTGGAGTTGCGTGAGGTTCACTGCGATTTCTCCTTGATGTTCAGAGTCTTGCGATAGGCGAGCACGATCTGTCCGAGCCAGATTGTTCTTCGATCATTCAAGAATACGTTGATCGACGCGGGTTAGAATTGGCAATCAATCAAAGTTGACTGGCACTTGCAGGTAAGCGAAAGCTAGGCGTATAGGCTCAGTTTTCTTTGGTTACGACGTGCATTACCCAATAACACTGTGGATCGCCGTATGGTCTGGCGCAATACCAGTTGCCGAGCGTCGGGTCGGGGGCATCTGCGGCAAGAATCTTATGCTCGATAGCGATCCGCGTGCCTTTGTCGATGAAGCGGCAGAAGCCGATGTTGACGCGCGGTTGCAGGTAGACGACCGCCGCCGCCTGGTCGGTGTCGGCTAACTCAATCAGTCGCCAGGTTTCCTCGGCGGCGATGCAGCCGACGACAGTGTCCGCGGCGATCGTGTCGGGTGACAGGCCCGAATATTTTTCCTGACTCTGAACGTGGATGACACCGATCCCAAGCAAACCGAGGGCCATGGTGACTAACAGCAGCGGGTGTTTGTGACTCATTTTGACCTCAGTTTCTCTCGTCGCGATCTCTATAGCGCGCTTTAAGAGCTAGTCATGCGGGATTTCTCAGCCGAGAGCGGCGGGTTCTCTTGATTCTCTCACCCGCATCGCCAAGGTGAGCGCCGCCATTCGATCATCTTTCATGGCTTTAATGGCCGCCTCGCGCAGCGGCAAGTCCGGATGTTCGGTGATCCAGGTCGCGTAGTTGCCCAGATTCGCGGCGCGGTCGTAGAGGGCGGTCTGGATGATCTCGCGCTCAGCTTGGGTGATTTCGAGGATCATCGGCGCAACCTTTCGCCGAGTTTAAACAAGGCAGATCGCTCGATGTCGATGGCTTCGACGGCGCGGTCGCGCAGCGTCAGCTTTGAATCGCCGGCGATCCACTTCCGGTATTCAGAGAGGGCATCGGTGCGGGCGTAGATGGCGCGCATGAGCAGGTCATGCTCGGCGTCGGTGAAGGTGACGTTCATTTGCTCAGCCTTTCGCAGAGCGCGTCGATCTGCTCGCCGGAGAGCGGTTCATGCTTGCCGCCGTTGGTGAAAATGGCCTGAATTATGTAACGGAAAATGGCCTGAATCATGTAACGTTCGTTGAACGATAGCGTATATGGGTCGACGCACTGCCAAAGCCGCAAGGCGGCAATGACGCCGTCGCGCTCGATTTCGGTCAACTCGATGGTGAACTGCGGCATCATCTTCTCCCCGGTCATTGGATTGAGCCCGTGCGCGTCGCGCCATAAGCGCTGAAACTCACAGGCGGCGTCTTCCAGCATGAACCCGTGCAGCTTGCCGTCGGGCTCCTGCGCGAACCATTTGGCCGGCGTTCGCGGTGCCCCTTCGGGCCAATCCATGTCGCCCCGCGCAAAGACCTGCACGTCAAGCTGCCAGTTTCGGGCTTCACGAGTCCTCTCCGATCTTGTTGAGCTTGTCGAAGGTCCACTCGTCGCCGGCCTCGTCGATGAAGATGATCTGGCCGTTTTCGCGGTGCGGCACCTGGGAATCCCAGTCGACCTCGCCGCCTTCGCTGGCGTATTCGGGCTCTCCGTCGTCGTCGATCCCGCTGATCCCAACGACCGTGTAGACGATCTCAAGGACGTCGGTGATCTCGCGCCCAGTGGGCGACACGTATTTGCTCACGATTCGATCTCCTTCTTCTTCAAATTGCTCTGGGAAAGGGCGCTTGAATGGTCCCCTACCCTTCCGAGCGGGAATCACGCGCTGACGATACTTGGCCGAGCCAAGATCGCGTGCAATCGGGTTGCGGGTCATCGTAGTCGCTGCTCCTCGTGCGATCTCTATATAGCTAAGATCGCACGAGTTGCTTAGGGTGTCTGCTGGCGATTAGCGGCAGTCTTCGCTTGAATCTTGTTGAAGACGTCGACGGCGCCTTTGATGGACTTCGCCAGCGTGACGCGATCCGTCACCGACAGTTCGCTCCAGACGGGAACGGTGTGATCGGTGCGGTTTGGATTGCGGGTCATCGACTCCCGCATCATTAGCGTGAGGAAGGTCTGGCAGGCGAGTTCGAGCGGCTGATCGATGATCACGCTGCGCCCGCCGTCTCGTAATAGGCGTCGAGAATGCCGATCGCGCGGTTCTGCAAGCCCAAGTGAGCCTTTTGAAGCACCTTCATCAGCGCTTCCTTCTCAGCCATGTAGATCTTGGCAAACTCGGGGTCGAAGGCTGCGATAGTGGACGAGTTGTCGATCAGGTCCGCGACCTTGATCGACTGAACGCGGTGGTCGGCGCAAGACAGGCGCACGCGGTCGATCGCCTTGCGACGCGCCCGGTTGAGGCCCCTGCCCGCCGGCGTGTCGGTCAGCATGACGACCATGTGTTCGATCTCAGGCGAGAAACAGACGCCGATCTCGCACGAGGCGACGCCGGGGCAGTCTTCGAGTACATCGTGCATCCACGCCGCGCAGAGAGTCGCCTGGTCCGTGATCCCGACCGATCTCAGAATAGCGACCACCGACTGCGGGTGGGTGATATACGGCAAATTCGTGTATTTGCGTCGCTGATTGTTCGCGCCGTGCGCCTCTGTCGCGAAAATTCTAGCCTTTTCAATGAGGGACATCAGCTTGCGCTCTGTTGAGGAGTGGGACGAAGGAGCTCTCGGCCGAGCGACGTGATCATGCCGAACTGATCAATCAGCTTGGCCTCGTAGAGCAGCGGCAGGCCATCGATTCGGACCTTGGTGCCATCCTTCGATCGAAAAATGCGACCGCCAACCTCCTCCATGAAGCCGACGTCCTTGCCCGGCTCGAAGGTGACGATCATCCGACCGGCGGCCAGGTGCTCCAGCAGCTCGATGGCGCCGCTCTCCTGCATGATCTCGTAGGCGAGGAGGTTGCTCATGCGCGCGCCGCTCGCTTGGCGTCCCGCTTGATCCTCCAGGGCGCGTTGGCGGTGTTGTCGCCAGCCATGATGTTGCCGATCGGCTCGATGGTGTCGACGACCTCGGCGAGGCCAAACTCCTTGATCTGCCGGCGCGTCTCGTCGGCGTTCTTGTAGGCGGAGGGAAGCTCGGAGACGTCGGGAACGCCGCAGAAATAGCGCACGTCGATGCCGGGCGCCTCTTCGGCGATCATGTCCTCGACTGTCCGATGGGCGTTCTGGCCCATGAAGGCAGTACGGCTGAGATTGCGCCCTGCCCCGTGCGGCGCGAAGCCGAGACCGTTGATGGCGTCGAGCCCTTTCGTGATCAGGATCGGCTCGGCCATGTTGAGCGGAATGAGCGTGAAGCCGCTGGCGTCATAGGCGAAGTCCTTGAACGCAGGCGTCGCGCCTTTGGCGTGGTAGAACATGCCGTCCGATTTGCGGAAGACAAAATTGTGCTCGTTCCAGAAGCGATGCCAAATGGCATTCGGGTTCGGCCGAACGACGTCGTGAATCGCAAAGTGGCTGCGCTTCGTCCACTCCCGGATGATCTGCAACGCCTCCCAATAGTCCTGCCCATCCTGCGTTTCCGAGGGAATCCAGGCGTTGTGGGGCGCCGTCTCCGGCGACAGCTTGCGGCGGTACTCCTCCGCCACCTTCATGCCGGCCTTGTAGAGCATGGCGCCGGGGCCGCGCGATCCGTGGTGAGTGACAAGGGCGACTCTGCCGGTGCTGGCTTGCCGGCCCACGTAGAAGAAGTGGTTGCCGTCGCCCTGAGTGGCATTGTGTTCGATCGCCATACTGATCAATGGCTTAAGGAAGCGATTACCCTCAAAGCGATTGAGAATGTCCCCGTCAACTGGAAACTGGAGACCGCGAGCACGACCGCCGGGGCCGAAGTGGCTAAGCTTCATCCCGTCGTCGAGCAGCCTGGTCGGATCCGTGTCCTGGTCGAACACGCTGATCGCCATCGAGCAGCAGATGTCCGCGGAGTGCATTCCCGGATGAATCGCCTCCTTGGTAACGACGACACCGCCAACGGGGATCGTGCCGAGTTGATGGCTTGCCGGGCAAGCGTCAGGCATGATGGCGCCGGCGAGGACGGTTGGCAGGCGCATGAGTTCATCCATGTGCTGACCGACCTTGACCAGGTTCTCCCGCTCCAGATCGTTAGTTGGACGGAGGTTGGCGTACCAACCGGCTCGATTCTCGTGACTGCGCAGCGGCAGTGTGACCGCTGGTGGACCGCCGGCGTAGCGATCAAGACAGGCTCGAGCCTCGGCTTCGGTCATTTCGATGTCGCCGAACTCGTAGATCGCCTCTTTCCACCAGCTCGCGCCCTTGTAGCCGAGATTCTTGATCGTCTGCCCGGTGATCCTCATTTGGTCTCCTCGCCGACGAGCTGATAGCGGCTGTTGCGGGTCTCGATCCCACCAAAACCGTCGGTTGCGACGACGAAGCTGGTGTGAAACCCTCGCTCGCCCGCGTAATACGGGTGATCGAGTGACTTGCCGTAGATCATATAACCGAGGCCGCCGTCGCACTCCACCTTTCGCCAGTTGACGATTCGGCCCAGAAAGGGTTTGTCATTCATAGTGTGCCTCGCTTGTGTGCTGATGATCTATAATGACGCGCGAATAGTTGATCTATAATGACGCGCGAATAGTTGGTTGTCGGGTGGCGACCACTGGCATTCGCCTGGCAAGGTCTTGCGGTATTGAACCCACCCTGCCCCTAGATTCCCGCCGAGCTCCGGATTCGCCCATCTCGGCTCACACATCTCGTCGACTTGCCAGGGCTCGTCCGCCTTCGCCTGGTGTTCGCAGGGCGAAGCGTGGAGCGGCACGCTGGCGACGAGCTTGTCGTGGAGAGCGATGGCGCGTTCGAGCGTCATGTCGAAGCCCTCGATCGTTTTGTAGCTTGTCGAGGCGCACCGGGCGACGGAGAGCTTGATGGCGTTGCTCAAGGCTTCCCCGTTGAGATCGTAGACCGGCTCGTCCAGCGAGTTCACCGGCTCGACAAACGGCAGATGCCACTGCCCCGGCTGAAGGGTCTGAACGTAGGCGCCGTCGATTGCTTTGCGGACCTCGCGCGCCAGCATCGCGATGTGAGGCTCGGCCGCCGGATGATCCCGCAAGGCGAGAAAATTCGACCACTGCGTCCCCGTCACGACGACGGTAATGTGAGCGTAGGGCTCGTAGACGCGGTTGACGATCTGCTTGTGGGCGCCGACGCCAGCCAGGCGCTTCGCGTGGATCAGAGCAGCATTCATCGCCTGCTCCCAAATTACCTTCGCGTCGCGGATTTCGCGCTCGGACATTTCCTCCGTCGCCTGCATCCCCTTCTGGTTCTTGCCCCAGAACAGCGGAACGAAGGGATCATCGACGACGGCCTTAATCAGCTTGTCGACGGGGATAGCGCGCGACGACGAGGCGTTGCGGCCGAAGACCCGGTGGGTCATGAATTCGCTGTGGATGCACCGCGGATAGCGCAGAAGAAGGGTATCGACGCGCTTGCTCAGGTCGTTAGCGTGGCGCGAGGCGAGAATGCTGGTCGCGGTGATCGTTGTCATATTGATGCTATCTCCAGAAGTAGCGAAGGGGCAAAGTCGCCCCTTCGTAGTGCTCGGACTTCGCGAAGTTGGAGCTTACGCCGTCAGGACGTCGTCCCCGGTCTTGCTTGCGCCGCCGGTAGCTTCCAGCATCGCCTTTCGGGCTTCCCTGCCCGCCTTCAGCGCTTTGCCGGCCGCAATCCGGGTCTGCGCAGCGACGATGGCAGCCTGAAGCTCCTTCTCGGCGTCGTTGGACGAGAGGGATTCGATGCCGTCGATACCGAGCTCCAGGTCGCTCGCCCAGATGTCGAACATCTGAACGAGGAAGCGTTCGGCCTTGTTGAGCTTCTTGGTGGTCTCGGCGTGGTCCAGGATCTCCTGGTCGTAGGCGGCCGACAGGTCGGCGTATTCGAGGTTATGGGCCTCGAGTTCCGTCTCGAGTGCAAGGATGCGATCGCCGACGGTCTCTTCGGCGGGCGCGGCGTCGTCCGTGATCGGCACGAGCGAGGCGGTTTCTTCGGTCTGAAAAGTGGTATCGGTCATGTTGTTTCCTTGTTGCAGTCAGTGCTGATTGACGACGGTAGGCAAATAAAATCACTTGTTGCGTTTCACGATAAAGCGAACCGTAGAAGCGCTCCATTCTAGCGAGCGAAAAGGCTTGACCCTCCCACGATTATTAAGCTCTGCGGCCATCGCCTCGTAGCTCAACTCACCCTTCTCTACTAGGATCGCACGAATCTCGGCTATCACTAGACGATGCCGAGCCTTCATGCGAGTCTGCGAGACCTCCGCGGCGATCTTGCGAACCTCCGCCAGAGGCTTGTAGCTCTGCCCGCGCGCAATCTTTACTCGGTCGAGAGCGAACTTTGCGGCGCGACGCAGGTCGACAAGCTGCTGGTAGAGATCCGCTTTACGAAGATCAAGATCGAGAACTCGCTGGGCGACCTTACGGAGCCTGTCGATTTCCCTTTCGAGATCAATGGTTTCGGTCTCAGCCACCCTGCCCTCTTTCTGAGTCAACGCTCGCTGACTTTCTCTGTTATAGCGCTCACGACGCGGGACGCTAGTGCATTGACGCGATATTGAGAATCTTGTCCCCCACGATCTTGGGATCGTTCGCCATCGTGACCAAAAGGTGCATGATCGCGGGAATTTGCAGCGCGACGGACAGCGCCTGAAGAATCTGGCCTTGCTCGACCTGGCGGGGTGTCAGGGCCGCCGGGTCAATTTCGCCGGTCGAGAACACGGAGAAACCCCCTTCTCTCTTCAGGACGATGCCAGCGTCGCCGGCTTCGATCGGGCGGCTCAGAATGTTCTCGACTTCCAACAAGGCTTCCATCTGTGCGTATTCCTTTTGCATGAAATTTCAATGAAATTGACGACTACGTTATTGATATAGCGTGCCTATCTTGATTAGAACGAGGAAAATGCGCTCAGTGAACGACGACCTGAGCCGAGCCGGTCGGGTGGCCCTTCGCCAGTTTGCGCGCGAAAGCGACCGCCTCTTTCTTGGTGAATAGCTTGGCGCTGACGATAGCGCCAAAGACGTGATCCGTGAAGCGGTGGAGAACTCGCCAGAAACCGTCTGTGTTTTTGTAGACCTCGTAGATGTGGTACGCCATAGCGAAGCTCCAAAGTACGAGTGATCGAGCGCGCGGACTTCGCGAAGCGGCGAAGGACGAACGTACGGACGTTCAGTCTTCCAGAAGCTCGAACAGCCGATTGCCGCGAAGGACGATCTTCCGGACTATCGAGGGTGGCGACAAGCCGAAGTCCGAGGGGTCGAGCGTCCGAAGTTCGAGAATATCGTGCATGGCGATAGATCGAATTAGCGAAGCGCTGACGCGCGTCAATTCTGCGTGCTGCAATGTAACGTCGCGCTCGATCCCGTCGCTCAGCGACGTGCTAATTGAATCCCCGCGAGCGTTCGCGCGTTCGACAGTCTGATCGTTCGAAAGTTCGAGCTTCGGGAAGATCGATAGTCCGGACTTCGCGACGTCGGACATTAGAACATGCCCCACTGGTGCGAGCGAAACGCGGAAGGGGAGGGGGCCGCTTCGGGCTCCGGATCCTCGGCGATCTCGGTCTGGGCGACGGCTTCGTCGATGAGGATCTCCTCGCCAGAAAGCTCCATGCGCCTGAAAATGATGGCGAGATTTACGTGCAGGCGATGCCTCATCATCAAGTCGTAGGCGTAGTTCGCCTGTTTCTCGGTCAGAATGCTTGAGGCGCTGACCCGGAGACGATTCGCCATATCACGTAAGACCTCGAAATCCTTACGCTTTCCCGAGACGGGATCGGCGAAGAAAGCCTCGGCGTTCAACAGCCGAAGGGCGTAGCTAATGTTGGCGATACGGGTAGGCGACTGATCCTGAAGGACTCTGAAAACGTCGGAGTCGCGCCATAACCTTGCAGCGGCCATAATTCGCCCTTTCGGAAAGTAGTAAATTCGCGAAAGGGCGACTTAGCCCTTTCGCTATGTTCGGACTTCGCGAAGCTCAGAGCGCCGCGAGCTTGTCGGCGAGGACGGAGTTCGGACGAATGGTGAGCGTGTTGCCGCTGCGATCGGCGATGCCGAGCACGTCGAACAAGTGCATGATCTGGCCAGCCTGCGAGCGAGCCGTGCCCAGAGCCTTGCCGGAGCCGCCCTTCGTGGTGCTGGCGGTGATCGCCGCCATCAGGTCCGTCGACTTGACGGTGCCGGCGGCTTTGAGCGTCTTGAAGCAATCCATGACGTAGACGCTCGGACGCTTGCCGGCGGCGAGGGCCATCAGGATGTTGTCGAACTTCTCGGCGATCTTGACCTGCGTCGGGCGCAGGGTGAGAACGGCCGCCTTGTTCGCGTCGAGGTCCGCCGGAGCTTCGTCGGTCAGGATGAATGCCTCGTTGGGCAGGGCGTTGATGTCGCGCGCGGCGCGCGGTGTGCCGGGGACCTTCGGAGTCCGGGGCGTCTTGGCGGCCTTCGTCGGGGCAGGGGCCTCGTCCGCAGCGACGATCGGCTCGCCGGCGGGCTGCTCCTCGTAGACCTCGGAGCGCGCGATCGCGGCTTCGAGCTGGCGCTCTTGCTCGGGGTCCAGCTCGGTGATCTCCTCGACCGGCGTCTCGATCTCCTCGACAGCGGAGGCTTCGACGATGGTCGGGTCGAGCTCCATGTCGCCGAGGATGCTCTCGATGCTTTCGAGTTCGGCGACGTTGATGGGCGCGTTCATGCTCGTTCCGATGTTGCTCATAGTGTAGCTCCTGTGTTTCGAATGTCTGTTGCGAGCTTAGCTTTGCGTTTGCTCGATAATGAGAGAATAGCGCAAGCCCTGATGGGTGTCGGTAGGCAACGAAAGGAGAAGGTTGGGTTTAGATCGTTGCTTTGCGCGTTCGGTCTTCATTGATATGGCCTACGAGGCCCAGCAGAAGAATGCCAGCAGTCGATAATACGAAGGCCAGCATCCCCATGACTAACAGGCCAAGGCCGCTCAGCACGACGAGGATGGGCAGAATCACGTTGGCGACGAAGCGCGTGGGTGCCCAGCCGACCGCGACCTTGAGCGCTACGGCGACGGAATTGAACCAACTGGCGTTACGCTCATAGGTCACGCGGGGCAGGGTGATCTTTATGTTCACACAGTCTCCTTGGGTAGTTCGAACCACTTCCAGTCACACCCGCGGAAGAAGCACTCGACCATTACCTCAACATCGTAGCTGGCGGCGTGGGCCTTCGCAGGGTCGTAGGGAACGTCGCAGGCGAAGCACAGCTCGCCAAGGTTGGGTAGCTTGCCGTTGGGCGTCGCCCATCTCCCCGAGAGCATCGTGTCGAAGCTCGGCGTGGTGATCAGCGGGAAGCCGCAGCGCTTGAGCTCCTGATTGAGGTAGGGCACGTCGAAGCCGTCGCCGTTGTGGGCGACGATTAGATCCGCATCGCCAAGAAAGGTGATCAAGTGCGGCGCGATGGCGTGGAACGTCGGCTTACCGATCAGATCCGAGGCGCTGATGCCATGAACGCGCTGTGCGTCGGCAGCGATCGAGCGCTCAGGGTTGATCCGGTATTCCAGCACGCGCTCGCGCTTGTGAGTGTCAAAGTCCCACAATCCAGCGTATACCTCAATGATTCTGTGGTCAGGCGTAAAGAGCCCGGTCGTTTCAGTGTCTAGGCCGACGATCTTCATTTCTCGATCGCCGCCTTGTTGACGATGCGCAGGTTCGACATACCAGCAATAGAGTGCCAGATTCGCGAGTCGAGGGTAGCGTCGGCGAGGCGAACGCCGATATAGCCACCGTCAATGCCAATCACGAGCCATTCGGTTGAGCCCGTTCCCCAAGTGATCGTCTGACCGATCTTAGGCTTGAAGAGCGCCGGCCGATGCTCGACGATCTCGTGGACGCCAATATCGAACAGCGCCCCACCAGAGAGCCGCAGCGTAATGCCAGTGTCCCTCATTTTTGTGACCACGCCGGCGATCAGCACGGTGTCGCCGACCTGAATGTTCTCGATTTCGAAGATCATTGCTGCTCCTCTGCCCAACGCGAGCGCTCGCCCCTATGGGCATCGTGGCCACGAAAGACCGTGTATTCGCCGTCGTGGTTTCGGGCGTGGTAGTGTGAGTCTGGATATTGCGACGCCTTGTACATCGCCTGCTTGTGCGTTGTGCCGAGCCAGCCGAACCACTTGTTGATCCAGGCGATCACCAGTTGGAAGCGGATGCTGTCCGCGTAGTCGCGCGCAGTCAGCATGTTCACCTGGCATCTGGGGCAGGGGTAGCCGATCAGATTTGGCCCGAAGGGTAGGGGCTGCGGTAGATCGTAGCCGCAGGCGTCGCAGTGCAGCTTGCCGCGCTGGTCGTCGAGGATGTGAATGAGCTTGCGGTCGCCCATCGTCAGACCTCCCACTCGAATGGGACGCAATCGAGGCGGTAGTTGACGGCGTTTTTAGCGGCTTTATCCGCCTCGGCTCGCGTCGGCCAGGAGGCCGCCGTGCCAGTGCGGTAGACGTTGATCCAGCCGATCTTTTTGACCTTCGGCTTGGCCTTGACGCCGGGCGCGGGCCGCAGACCTGGCAGCTTGTTCCGCTTCCAAACGGCGTCTCCTCGCTCCAAATCGACCCACAGCTTCTCGGCCGACACGCCCAACACCTTGTAACTGTGCGTTCCGTCTCCCCAGGTGATCGTCTGGCCGACCTTCGGCTCGAAAGGCTCGGCTTTCGGGGCAGTCGCGGCGAACTCGATGGTCCCGCAAACCATACCCATCGAGCTTGAGGCGCTGTCTCTGTTCATCCCGCTGAATGAGGTTGTTCCGCCGCCGCTACCGGCAGCGGTGGCGAGGCCGGCGATCGAGCGCTCGGCTCCGCCGAACGTTACGTCTTTGGGCTTCGCAGCCCTCTCCAGTCGATCGAGCCGGTCGGTCGTATTGGAGTTTCGAGCGAGCGCGCCATTCTGAGCTCGTTCGAAGTCGGCGCGATGATTCTTGAGCGCGTCTTCCAGCCTGACGAAGCGATCGATCAGCGCGTTGTACCGATTCTGAACTCTCGTAAAGCCAGTCTTGAGCGTATCTTCCAGTTGGCAGGTGCGCTTTTCGAGCGTCTCGTACCGATCTTGAACGAGGCGCAGCACCGCGACGGTTTCGGGATGCTGAACGTCGAACACGGCGACGGGCGCCGGCTTCGCTTTGGTTTTACGCTTCACGGGGGCCTTCATCGCAGTAGCTCCTTCGAGATAGTGTTGATGACGTCGAGGCAGTCCCAGGGAACTAGACCGGAGACCGTGTCGTATAGAGAGTCGACGATTAGGCGTAGAGTTGTCTCATCGTACTTGCCGTCGACTACGCATTCATGGACGCGACTTTCGAGGACGGTCAGAACCTTGCGGCTCAACTCATCCGAGTGCGATGCCCATTCGCTCATGGCCGTCTCAGCCTCACCGTTTTGAAAAAGTGAACCGTGCAGCGGCGATCGCGATCGCCCCCAAGAGGGAGATGACCCCTGCTACCTGCCAGGCTGAAACGTCGTGCATGTCGTCGACCCCTGAAAATGTGAAGCTCTGCAATCGTTTATAGCGATTGCAGAGCGGGTTGCAACAGGCAGCATTGACTTATCTTAGGTCAACGCAACACTCGTGTCTGAAACAGGTCCGCGCGCTTCGGGAACTCCGTCTGATATTTTCGCGCGTAATAGGCCGTGAAATCATTGTTGATTTTGTAGGGCTCGGCGCCGGCGGTCACGACGCTCTGCTCCCATCGAATACGCTCGATGATCATCTTCGCCGCCGTGCGGCGTAGACCGGCCGCCCACACGCTGAACGCATATCGCTTGAACAGTTTCCAGATGGCGGGATTCGCCCGGTCGTAGTCGTCGAAGCGGGCTTTGATCGCGGTGCTCATGTTCAGCGCCTCGCAATCGAGCGCGAGCGGGCAGGGGTGCTGCGCGAGCGACCGGGGTTCTTCCTCGGACCGCCCGGCGGCTTGGCGTCCGGCGCGTCGTTCTTCACCTGCCCGAGATCGACCTTGAGCGCCTTGACGAGGACAAGCTGCTGCTCGTCGACCGTGACGGGGTCGATCAAACCGCCGTCTTTCAGCTTGGTCGAATCGAGAACATACCGCTTGCAGCCGTTGATCCACTGGATGCGGCCGCTCGCGACGCCGATGAAGCCCGAGATCAGATCCTTGAGTTCGTCGCCGAGATTGAATTTGAAAATGCTCACTTTGCTCTCCTTTGGGTGGTCAGTCAGTGTTGATTGGCGCGCCGGGCCATGAGTTCGTCGAAGCGCTTGAGAAACCTCCACTTCGCTTGCCGAGGCGACCAGTTTCGCATGAAGATGTGCGGCGGAACCTCCTTTTCGTCGTGCATGGCGCCCTTGTTCTTGTTGGCTAGATTATCCCGCATCTCCATGTTGACCATGACCTCGTCGGCGTGCTTGACCGCCGGCGACCAGGGCCACCGAAGCTGGAAGCGCTCGGCGATCACCTTCTCGTTCTTCCGCTCCAGCTCCAGGTAGATCGGCATGAGCTCAGGCAGATATTTCATCGGCCGAATCCAGTCTTGGATGTAGGCTTCGGCGGCGTCGTGCATCAGCTTTTCGAGGGCGTCTTCCTCTTCGTCGACATAGGAGGCGCCCCAGGAATGCTCGGCGACCGAGTCAAAGTCGATGCAGGCGCCGGCATAGCGGCACTGCATACTCAGGTGGTGGGCGATGTCCTCGATTTTGACGTCCTCGACCCTCGGATCGCAGGGAAAGTAGAACTTGCCGCTGAACGTGTGCATGTGAAGACCGCGGCGGCCTTCGTGGCCCGGTAGGCCCGAGTAGGCGAATTCAATGCCCATTGGTCCGTTCTCCTAGTGGTGTCGCGCTTGAACGCGCAGCTTTTCCATACCCATGGTCGACTCGTTGATCGCCGCGAGCGCGTAGTCTAAACGCTCGCTCGCGCTTGTCGTGTGGATGTGAAAGACGTCGGTGTTGCCCAGCCGGGCAGAGGCGCCTCGAACGAGGAGCTGGTGCTCGAGCTGGTAGGCGAGATTGACGGGCGGCCGCTTGAGGTCGGCGTCGTAGCCGGGCAAGCGATCGACGATGATGATGCCCATAAAGGTGTTGGCGGCGGCGTTGATCGCCCGCTCGACGAACGCATCGACGCGAGCGCCTAGCTCAGCCGACGTGTTGTGCATCGTCACCTCGGCCAGCATGTAGCCGATGTAATCGAGCGGGGTCCGGTCGCTGATGAACGGCCGGGCGTGAGCCTGGCTGATCTCCCAGAACCGATTGAGCAGGTGGTCTTGGGCGAGGAAGCGGCTCTCCATGTCGAGAACGCCGACCCCGCTGATACCGATCTCGGCGAGGAGCTCGGACGTCTTGGTCTCGAAGAACGGGATGCCCGCAGCATCGGCGATCGCTTTCGCGAGCGTCGTCTTGCCCGAGTTATGGCAACCTGACAGCCCGAAGCTCACGAGCGGATGCCGCTTGAGCCGAAACCGCCGGCGCCGCGCACCGTGTCGTTGAGTTGGGTGACTTCCTGGAACGGCAGGCGGATGGCCGGGGTGATGACCATCTGGGCGATGCGATCGCCGCGATAAACGAAGAAGTCCTCTTTGCCGTGGTTGATCAGAATGACGCCAACCTCGCCGCGGTAGTCCGCATCGATCGTGCCGGGCGCGTTCAGGACCGTGACGCCGTTCTTGAGCGCCAGGCCGGAGCGCGGCCGAATCTCGATCTGGAGGCCGGGCGGGATTTCGAAGGCGAGGCCGGTCTTGATCAGCTCGCGGCCGCCCGGCCGGATCAGCGTGACCGCCCAAGCGAAGTCGGCGTAGAGATCGGCGCCGGCGGCGAACTGCGTCTCATAGGTCGGCAGCTTCGCCTCGGGATGGAGCTTCTTGATCCGCAGGGGCGGGATCATCGCCTGCAAGTGCTGCTGTTGCGCCCGCATCTGCTGCTCGGCCTTGAGCTGGGCAGCGACGTCAGACGGGAGATCGTCAACGCCAAGCAGCTTGAAACCCTTTGGAAATCCGTTCATGTGTCCCTCGTCTAACAGTCAGCGTTGACTGACAACTATATAGCGCGAAAAGCACGGCGCGTTAGATCGTTTCGCTCTCCGTGGGCTCGCCCTTGTGACAGTCCCAGGTCGTCTCGGTGTTGACCATGACTTTGAAGGTCTTCCCGCAATGCGGGCATTCCTCCTCGTCATAGCTCGAATCGTAATAGAACGATTCGTCCGCGGTGATCTGGCACTCGCAATAGGGGCACTGCGGGCCTTCGGAGGAGAATGTCTCCTTGTCGCTCAGGCGGGTCATGCGACCTCCTCAGGAAGCAGCGATTTCAGGAACTTGATCTCCTTGCGCTCGGCGCGTTGGAAATTCTTCCGACCCTCGTCGGCCGAGCGGTAGCCATACCTATCGCACCAGTCGGTATGCGCCTTGGAAAGTTCCTCATACGGAGATCCAACGCAGCCCTCCTCGCCCGTCTTCAACTTGACGGGACAATTGCCGCACCGCAGCTTGTCGATGAATAAGCCGCAAAGAGCGCACTCATCCGAACCGAGACGTACATCGTAGGGCTCCGCAGCTCTGAGATTGGTCTTATGGTGAGCGATCGAGGCGAGGAGGGCGGCGATCGTGCGTTTGGCGAGCGGGCGGGCCATCAGGCAGCCGCCTTCAGGCCGAGAGCCGTGTTGATGACGCTGATCTGAATCATCGGGACGCCCGCGCGCGGCTTCAGGTGCGAGTAGAACGCCTTGCCCTCGGGCCACATACCGGCGAGCGTGCGAAGCGTGACGGAGCGATCGAGAAGCGCCTGAATCTGAGCCTGCGCGACCTTGCGCTCCGATTTGAGCACTTCCTGCGCCGCCGTGAGATCGCGATAACGATCGACGAGCCGCCTGCCGTCGATGATGCCGATGCAGGTCTGTTCGGCGTCGCTCTTGACGTGCAGGGCGATGTCGGTGAGCTGGAGCGAGACGACTTGCCCGCCAATCTGAACGATCAGGCGCCTGCACCAGTCGCGCCTGGCGCCCTTGCCGACGATCGTGAGCCAACCCTTCGGGATGGCTGCGAGCTGATCGCGGAGCGTCTTCGAATAGATGGTGTCGTAGCAGGCGACTGCCAGTGCGTCCTCGCGTGTCGCGAGATCCTTTGTGCGCTTAGCGAAGCCGAACTCCATCGCCTTCTGCAAGATGCCCGCTTTGTCATCCTTGTTCAGACGCAGATTGGCTAATTCACTCATGTCGCTGTCTCCTTCGCTAAGTCATTGCTGACTGTCAGCGATAGATATAGCAGCTTACGAGAGGGTCGCGACTGGCAACGAAGCGGGTTTCGAGAGCGGGCGGTATTGCGGATAACCCGAAAAACCCTGATACCACACTACCCATTGTACTTCCATCGTCGGCCGACCGAGACATAGGAAGTCCGGGCGCCACAGCAGCGGGTAAATTCGCGCCGGCCGGAACTCGTCAAATAGAGCCTTGCGGACCTTGGCATGGAAATAGGTCGATTTGAGCACCAGCGCGATCTTGCGCTGGTTGAGAGTCATCAGGTGGCGGATGATGTCCGCTGCGTCGCGGCCGTCGCCGAGCTGGAAAGGCGGGTTCGAAATCGTGCTGTGCGAAACCTGGCGCTTGACCGAGAACAGATCGCGCTTCACGCCGTAGCCGCGCGGGTTGATGTCGGATGCGACCACCTTATAGCCCGCGGCTTCAATTAGCCGGCCCATGGCGCCATCGCCGCAGCAGGGCTCCCAGATCACGCCCTCGAATTTCTCGACCTCCAGTAGCGCCTGTGTGACTTCTGAGGGCGTGGCGTACCAGTCATCCGCTTGGCGACCCTTCTTCGGGTTGCCGCCGGCCATCATCGAGCCGAGTCCGACCTTCGGCGGGACGATGCCCGCCGGAGGGTCGGAGTAGTCGACGACGGCGTCGCTCATGCGGTGGCCTCCATGACTTCGCGGATGCTCTGCGCGGCAAAATCGACGGGGCAACCACCCGCGCCGCAGTCGACATGCTCGAAGCCGACGTCCTCGGTGACTGCCCCCTTGATTGCCGTCCGGATCATTTCATACTGAGCCTTGTTCACAGGCTCTTCCGGCTGGTATTCGTAGGCGGAGGCGTCGCCCTGCGGCATGACGGAGCAGCATTTGACGCTGAACTGGCCCTCGATCAGCGTGTCGAGGAAGCGGTCGAACGTCAGTTCCTCGGGCTTGTATTTGAGGGTGTAGGAGACCTGGTTGCCGGTGTCCTCGGTCAGCGGCGTGACGCCGTCCTCTTGAACGCCCCGGATCCAGTATTTCTCCATCAGTCGAAGAAACTGGTATTGCTCCTCCGGCGTCGCTTCGGCCGCAGTCGTCACCCAATCGCCACCGTCGAGATCGCAGATGATCGGGCGGGTCGGGAAGCCGACGATCGTCGTGCCCTCATAGGTCTTGAGGTGCTTGATCGGGTAGCCCTTCGCCTGATATTCCGCGACCAACGGATCGTCGTGGCGGAACTGCACCCAACGCAGATATTCCCGCATTGAAGGCAGATGCGCGCCTTCGGTTAATCCGAAAAGCTTCGAAGTTGTTCCAGCCGGCTTCATTGTCGTGTTGGTGTGGGGAACGGTCACGCCGAGCTGGCCGGAATACCAGGTCGCCTCGTCGCAGACGGCCCGCTTGAAGCGCGAGAGCATCTGCCACATCTCCTTCGACTTTTCCTCATCGATGATGTCCTTCCAGGCGAATTTGAAGCGGTTGTAGGCCCACTCGTGGAAGCCGGTCATGCCGACGCCGATGCGGTTGGTCCGCTTGACCTCGCTCTTGTAGATCGAGGTCATCGTGTTGACGCGGATCAGCGCCCGCGTCGCGGTTCGGAAGGCGTCCTCGGCGTCGTCGTCGTTGGCCGCGAAGAAGGGGACTACGTCGGCAATGACGCAGTAGCCGCCAAACAGCAGGAGCGCGATCTCGCCGCACGGATTGGTGATCATATTGTAGCGGATGCTGAAGTTCATCCGCCAAAGTGTCTTCATGAGATCGACGCCGCCCTCCGAGAGTTGAAGCTTCTCGTTGCCGGGAACCTCGTAGCCGTCGTTCTCGCCCATGCCTTTGTCGTTGCGACGCAGCTTGTCCTGATTGATTAGGCCAGGCTCGCCGGTGCCGTCATTGTAGGCGGCTTCGGCCAAAGCAACGAGCACCTCGTAGGCATGCCAGTCGAGCTTTGAGAAGTCGCCAGCCTTGATCATGCGATTGATCGCGGTCTTGGTGAACTTGCGATTGACGAACTTCACCTTGAGCGTTTCCCGGACCTTCTTCACGCCGGAGCGGAAGTCCTCATCGATCGTGACCGAGTTGTTCGAGCTCCACAGAAAGCCGCCGCGCTTCAACTCGATGAAGTCGAATATGGTCGCGTCGCGCCAGGATTTCGTCGACATACGGGCGGCGCGACGGGCGCCGCCGACCAGCACGCATTCGGCCGCATAGTGATCGGCGTAGATCGCCGCCCGCCACGGGGCCATTCCAGCGTCGCGAAGCTTGGCGATCGAGGCGATCGCGCTCATGAGCGGGCCGGGGCCGGACGCCGGCCGGTTCTGCATTCCCTTGATGGGCGCGTTGCGCGGCCGCACCTTCGAGAAGTCGATGATAAGGACGGAATCGCGCAGTCGCTTAAAGGCCATCACCTCGATCTTTTCGACGGCCTGCGCCCAGCCCTCGCGACTGTCAGGGACGACGAACCGGACAATGTCGCGGCCTTCGTAGAGGTGCTCGGCGTCCTTAGGCGTCAGGAAGCCCTTGACCTCGCCGCTCTCGACGTCCTTGTGTCCCCAATCGATGACCGGGACGACGATTGGCATGTGATTGAAGTCTGCGACGATCAGTTCGTCGTCATAGGCGCGGCCGACACCGGAGCCGTTGAGCAGGAGATAGAACAGAAGGAACGTTGTCGCGGCGGTCGAACAGTTCGAAAAGACCTCGAGATTGCGGCTCGGCTGAGTGTCGTCGCCATGCTGAAGATGGCGGCCGGACATGAGCAGCGACGCCTGGCGCAGGTGATGCTGCATCGACGTGAACTCGGCGAAGTAGGCTTCGGCGCCGCCGAACGGCAATTGGAGAAGGGCGTTGCCGTGCGAGACGCGATCGGCGACGTCTTGCCAGGTCTCGACGCGGGTCTTACCCGCTTTGGTGATCTTTCGATTGATCGTGCGGTCTGCAACAGCGCTGCCAAGGCCGGGGAAATAGCTACGCGCAGGCGTCAATTCGCCCATAATCAGGTGCTCCAAAAGGTTGGGAGATGCGGAAACGAAAGAGTAAATCAAAACTGATTGAAGAAACAGCCTTGAAGAAAATCGATGTTTATGCCGCGCGCGTTCTCCGCATCGCCATCAGTTGAAGGAACTGATCTGTCGCGATCCCAGCGTGCGCAATTGCCACAGCGTCAGCCAGATGCTCGTTCGAATTGAGGACCTGTTTCTTGCCGCCCTTCGCGCGCAACCACGGCGCATCGGGGAACTTTTCGGTCGCCCAGATGATCATTTCCTCCTTCGAAGCGGTCTTTGTGCCGACAGTGGCCATTTTTGTCTCGAATGGCTGCACCTGAATGAGCGGCTTAGGGCAAGAGGCCAGCAGCCCGATGGAAATGCCGAAAGAGAGGGCGGCGCGCGCACTCTGGGCGCCGCTCGGGATTTCGGCGAACGCCAGCGAGCAATCGCCGACGAAGGCGTGAAAAAGCTTGATGATCTCGCGCGAGCGCCGCAGATCGTCGGAGTTCTGCCGCACCGACTTGTTGACCATGCGCTCTGTATCGATCAGCTCCAGATCGAGGACGCCGAGCGTCATGGTGTCGAGATCGAGTTCCAATTTCGCCATGCCAAAATGACGAAGCGATGGGTCTAAGGCCGCGACCCTCATAATGCTGGACATGATTTTCCTAAAAGTGACAAGGATGGAAGTTTGCGTCGAAATTCCCCGGCGCCAGGTTTGGGTTTTAGAAAGCGCCCCAGTTAGGGTTGCCGCCGTAGACCTTCTCTTTTTCTTCGGCCGCGGCCATGTCGGTCTGCTTCTTCGCCTTGGTGATGGCCTTCGCGTGCTGCCAGACGAATGCGCCCATAACATTCTTGAGGCGCTCGCCGGGCATATCCAAACCCGTTATGGCGGCGAGCTCGGGGTTGCCGAGACTGATCTCGGCGCAGAGCGACTGCTCGATGGACGGGAACGCCACGCAGAGCGAACTCTCGTCGAACTCCACCTGCTTGAACGGCTGAGCGTCGACCGGCCTGAAACTGAAAATGTAGCGTTTGTCGCGGGCGCCTTTGCGGACATTCTTGAAGGTGTATTCGCCCGAAGGGACCGACGCGGTCTTGTAGGTGCCATTCTCCATCAGAATGGGCTGCTTCAACGGCATGTCGAGGGTGTAGACGACCTCGGGCGACATTCCCGCGTTGATGATATTGACCAATTTGTCGCGAGCGTGATCGAACGGTGTCTGCTCGGTCACGACGCCGTCAGCGTTCTCGGTGGCGATAGGCTCGCCGCTATCCCACCCCTTCTTCGGAATTCTCTTTCTTCGTGCCATTGTCGCCTCTGTCGAAAGTCAGTGTTGATCTATCTATAGCGCGATTATGCGCGGTTTGCACTAGGCGGTGTGATCTTCTCTTCCGGCACCTTTTCCCAGCCAAACTCATGCATGTTCCAGAACCACTCGCGAGCCTCTTCTTCGATCTCCTCGTCGGTGGCGTCGTCTTCGACCTCGATCACGTCGTGGCGATCACCACCCACCATCCCATTGCCGCACCAGACTGCGATTTTCATGTCGTAATCCTTCCTGAGTAAATCTCGCGCTTCAACTGGCGAAGAAGCTGGCGCGCCTCACGCTACGCTCGCTTCGATGCGGGATACTTCACCCTCTTTAATTACCGTGATTACATTGGAAATCCAATCACGCAAGGGCGTGTGGCTGATCACGAACACGGTGCCGCGCTCTTTGGCCTTCTCCTCCAGAATCGCCATCAGTCGCTCGATGCCGGCCGAGTCGAGGGCGTTGTCGATTTCGTCGCCGATGAAGAGGTTGATCTGCTTCGTGGCGCGGCTCGAGACCAGGTCTTGCAGCGCCAGCGCCGCGGCGATCATCACCTTGCGCTTCTCGCCGCCCGATAGGAGTCCGAACGAGCTGCCACCCTTCGAGTTGTCGACCTCGATGGCGAATTTCTCCCGAAGTTCGCCCTTGGAATTCCGGACCAGCGTGGTCCATGTCCCGCGGATGTTGCCGTCGGACAGAGTGCCGAGGTACTTCGCCGTCTGATCGTTCAGATAGGGCGTCACCTCATCGAGGATCTGGCCGCGGACGCCGGCGGGTGAGAACACTTTGGCCGCGTTTTCGGCGATCGTCAGGTGGGTCGTGTGGGCAGCGATCGTCTCGTTCACCAGGTCGAGACTCTTAAGCTTGTCTTCGATCTCCTTGGAGAGCTTGTCGATGCGTCCGACATGCGGGTTAACCTCCGCCCCAAGATCCTTGACCGCCTTGTCGGCGAGCCGAATCTCTCGGAGAATGCGCGCGAGAACCTCAGTCTGAGCGAGAATGGCGTTGCGCTCGTCGTTTAGAAGCTTGCTGAGCGCGATCGACGACGTCGTGTCTGTCATCGACGCTCGAAACGCTTCCAAGCTCTCAGTGAGCGTCTTACGCGCTGCTAGCGCTGTAACAGCTTCGTCTCTGATGCTCGAAAATTCAGTCGCGATCACTCTGAGCTTGGATTCGTAGGTGCTCTTGAGCGGTACGAGTTCGAGAGCGGTCAATGGGCGGCCGCACTCGTCGCAGGGGCAGCCGATCTTGTGGTCGACGCCGGCGATCGCCGTCTTGGCCCGGTCGTGCTGCTCCTTGAGCGCCTTGAGCTTGGCGTTCTTCACATCGAGGCTGCTGGTCAGCCGCCCGAGAGAGCTTTCAAGCTTGCGCTCCTCGGCCTGCTCGCCGCCGACCGCAGCGAGCGCGACCTCGAGACCCTTGATCTTCGACTCGATCGTCGGCAGGTCCGCGGAGTTGATTGCCTTGCGTAGACGCTCGGCCTCCTCTTCCTTGGTCGCGACCAAGGCGCGCGCCGCGACAAGTTTGTTGGCTTGATTGAGCGTCCAGGTGTCACGATCGGCCACAAGATCGGCCAAAAGGCCCTCGGACTGGCCGATTTGCTCATTGAGACTTTGCTTTCGGCGCACGCTTTCGTCGGCCAGATTTTTTGCTGCGCCAAGCCGCGCGCGCGCCTCCGCATAGGCGGCCTCGAGGATGGTGACGCCGGCGGCTTCTTCGACCAGCGCCTTAAGGTTGCGGTCGGTCATGCCGGGCAGATCGGGCATGGTGTCCTGGCCAGCGTAGATCGAGGCTCGGAACACCTCGTAGGAGCAGCCAAGAATCTTCTCGATTTCGACCTGCGTCAGCTTGTCGGTGCCCTTGCTGAGATCGACACCGGGAGCGGTATTTGATCTCCACAGTTGGACGGCGTTCTTGCCCTTCGAATGCTTTCGGAAGCGATTGATCATGTATTTATCTCCGTCATCCTCAAGAATGACTGAGACCATGCATTCTTTGCCCGCCTTCTGATTGACGATCGTATCGCCGCTCTCGCCGCGCGCGGTCGTTCCAAACAGCGCCCAGCACAGGGCGTCGGCGATCGACGACTTGCCAGCGCCATTGGAGTTGGCGCTGGTGTCATCGCGGTTTTCTCCCTCGACGAGCACCAGGCCGCGGTCGGCAAGGCTGATCTCGGCCTCGCCAATTGCCATGAAGTTCTGAATAGCCAGATTGAGAATCTTCACGCCGCAGAGCCTTTCAGGAGTTCGTTGATGACGCCCGCGTAGCCAGCCTCCGGCGTCGAAACAACCACGGTCTCACGCTCAGGAAGAACCTTCTCGTCAGCGCTCGTGACGCGCGAGACGTAGGCGGACTGCTCGCGCTTGCGAAGGTCAGCGCCGTCGGCTTCCCACCACTTGATCGGGGTCAGATTGGCGGGTGCGTTGTGTTCGCCGATTTCGATCTTCGGCTTACGGCCGAGTTCGCTCTTTTGCTTCTCGACGGTGACGTCGATGCCTGCATGCTTGGCTTGCAGGGCGCCGATCGCCTTCCACGAGAGATCGTAGTAGGTTTCGATGATGTCCTGAATGCGATCGCCCGCGGTGGTCTTGATCGGCACGGAGCGCACCAGCGTCACCGTGTAAAGATCATGAGCCGACATAATAAACCTCGCTGCTTGATGATGTTCTATAGTAGCGCAATGCTATTGCGTTGTCGGGTGGTTACGATGCGACGGTCGTTACTGCCGTCATGATCTCTCGACAGGCGTCGATGACTGCGGGGTCGCCGATCGTGTCGTTGATGTATTTAGCGATCGATGCCTCAAGACTTGTGATCTTGGCCGGGGCCGAGCCGGTGCGGGCGGAGATGACCTCGCGCGCAACCTGGAACGAGACGCCGGCCGCGCCCATAGCCCGCAGCTCCTCGCCCATCTGCTTGATCTGCTCGTTGGTCATTTTCAGACCACGAATACGGACGTAGTTACCGTCCACGATCAGCGGAATTTCCTCGGGGTCGGTGTTCTCGTCGATGTCCACGAAGCTCGGCGCGCGCGAGGCGTTCCAGCGAACGCTCTCGTCGTCGACGATCAGGAAGCCAGCCTTGGCGGCGACGTCGCTCCAGGTCTGCGGAACAAGAGCGCCGATGGAATAGATGCCATTTTCCAGATACTTATGGTGATGATAATGACCGGACATCACCCGCTTGAAACCCCACTTCGCGATCTCCTCGATCGACAGTCCGTGATCAGGCACATCGATCAGAACACCGTTGATCCCCGTGTGAAGGATCAGATCGAAGTCTCCGGTGCTGGTGAGAGAGCTGGCAATGGCGTCGACTGCCGCACGCACTCCATCGGCGCTTGAAATCCACGGCACAAAGACGATGCCCTGACGAACACAGATCTCTGTAATGACCGTGAAACCCTCGAGTGCTCCAAGCGTCTGAATGGCGTTCCCTAGCTCCGTCGTCTCCTTGCCTTTAAGATCATGGTTCCCGACGATCGCCTCGATGGAGACACCGCGCGCCAGGATTCGACAGAAAGCCTCGTGAACGGGGTTGAAGACCTCCGGATCGATGCTTCCTCGAACGTGAAAAGTATCACCCGCAATGATCATCCGAGTTCCGCCGGCTTTCAGCAGCGTGTCCGCGGCTCGTTCTAGCTCGTCGATGGCAATCCGCAGACGCGAGTTGATGCCATCCGCGCTCGGCTTGGCAAACTGACTCCAACCGTGAAAGTGCATATCGGAGACGACACAGCGAGGATTAAGCATGAGCCCATCTCTTTCTAGTTGCGATGCCTGAGATTGTTTGCTGACTGATACCATATAGTCGGGCTATTTCATGCTGCGGAATACTACCGCACAGTGATCGAATTTCTTTCACTTGGGCGATTGTAACCCGAGCGTTCCCGTTGCGCTCGCCGCGATTATCTGTGCCATGTCTGTTGCGATCGAGTTGATTTTGCGAGCGCGTACCGTATTCTAGATTGTCGGCGCGGCGATTGAGACGATCACCATCTTGATGACGAACCTCCTGACCGGGAGGTGTTGGGCCGATAAACGCACGCGCCACAATAATGTGAACGCCAATACGCTTGCGTTGTCCATTCTTACTAAGATCAAGCATCGGATAGCCGTGAGTACCCGGCGAGTCGCGTAAGACGATTCCGCGTAACGAAAAGAGCCTGCCGTCCTTGGTTCGCACAACGCGATCTAAGCTCTTGACGCGACCGAGGCTCGAGACCTGATAGCGGCCCTCGTAACCCGCAACGTCGCGCCACTCCTCGATCATCGGATTGGCCTCGTCGAGAAGATGGCATCGGGCTTCTTCGCCGCCTTGATGCGAATGGCGTCCTGATTGTTCCAGACGCGGTCGCTCTCGCGATTGATCATCTGAATCGCATCAAGCCCGTGAACGTCAGCCAGTGACAGAAGCGTCACGCCGACGCCGCCGATCTCCTGAAAGATTTCGCCGGGCTTCTGTCCCCAAACGTGTCTGCCCATCTCGACGTATTCTTCGAACGTCAGGCCGCAGGCTTGCTGCGTCTCAGCCGACTCCTCGGAGAAGCGCAGAAGCCGCTCCTTCGTATCGCCCATTGAGGCTCGGCCGAAGACCGTGCGCCCAATGAAGACGACCTTGCGCTGAACATCATCCAGCAGAATCGAAGGAGGCTGGTCGATCATTGTTGGGGCTCCACGTCGCTCGCTGCCGTCTGTCAGAATTGACTTATCATTTATAGCAGCGAAAGAGCGGGTCTTAAGCGGTTATCGTCGCTTCACGATCTTGCCAGGCCGCCGCGCGAACGAGTGCAGCCCGACACAGCGCTGAATGCCGCCGCGGCCGGGGACGCTCATGATTCTGACCGTCGTGTGGTTCAGAAAGACGGCGATCGGCGCTAGGAAGCGGTCGCCGGTCTCTCTAACCAGCACGCCGACGTAGCCGACGCCTCGGGACTGCATCTGAATGATGACGTCGTTCTCGACTGCCCAGCAGGCCACGTTCTTGCGGATAGCCTCGGCAATGTTTCGCTCTTTTGCCCTGTAAATGTCGCCTACGCGACGGGCGGCCAGGTAGACAAGCCGCCCGCCCGAGACCTCATAGATCGACCCGAGCGTTCGCCGGCCTTTCTTGATCGGCAGGGCTTTGAGCTTGATCATTGAACAGCCAAATGCCTTGGCCCCCACGGGCGAAGATGGGTTGGTCGTAGGGCGCCAAATCCTCGAGCAGCCACGCGAACCGACCGGGGGTCCAGTAGCCGAAAGTTCTCTCCGTCTCGGTCACAGCCGCCATCGATTCCGCAGTCATGATCTCGGACGATCGCAAAAGCGCCGTGCCGAGAATACAGCCGCGAGGCAGCTCCGTCAGCGCCGACAAACCCGTCTGCGAATAGGCGTGCTGAAACTCCTGCCCCATAAGCGCGACAATCTGCTCTTGCTTGATCTGCTTCGTCGCCGCAATCCCAATCCGAGTCCCAATAACGGAGGTGGGCGCCTGCCACGTTCTCGTCTCGAACTTCTTGAAGCCCTGAATGAGAAGCGTAGCCCACGGTTGCCAAACGCTGATAACCTTCATCGCGCACCCTCACTGTCCGCTCCCTCGCTGCAAAACTCAGAGGGGCTGATCCCTCTATAGCGCTCGTTTAGAGGCTGTTCACAAAGACCAATGGAAGAAGAACCTCCCGCCAGAAGATCACAGCCAGGAAGATGCCGTACTCGATGCCCACCAGCGCTGCGAATGCGGCGAGCTTGTCGCTCCAATGATGGCGCTTTACCGCGCTCTCGGCTCTGCGAGCCCGCTCCAGATAGACGTTGTTCGCCGTTTGAAGATCGCTGCACTGACGCAAGGACGCATGGAGCAGCATCTTGAACGTGAGGTTGTCGAACTTGGCGTTGCCCCAAGCGGTCACGCTGTCCTGTATGCGAATGCGAGCCGCCGTCAGCTCCTCCTTCAGAGCGACGACTTTGGTTTGATGCTCTTGACCAAGGAGTCGCTCGCTCTCCAGCCAGGTGATCTTAGCGATCAGTTGGTCGCGAGTGAAGTCGTCGAGGTTCTCGCTCACGCTACGGCCTCGTCATCTTCGACGACCGCGACGACCGGCGGCTCATAAGCCTTCGGCAGAAGGGCAATCAGTTCGTTCCAGGCGCCGGCCTTCTCGAGCTTCTCGGCGAGCGCTGCGGCGTAGTGCTTTACGCCGCCCCAAACGATGTAGGCGCCTGCCGTTTCGAGCAGTTTCTCGCGGTTGAGGAAGTCGATCAGCGAGCGATAGTAGGCGAACTTGCCGGTGCCGTCGGGCTGGAACTCGAAGCGCCAGGTGGCGCCGAGGAACGGCCGCGCGACCTTGTTCTTGATGATCTGCGCGGTGATCTGGGCGCCGAGAACGTCCTTGTCCTTCCTGATCTGCGCCGAGCCGAGCATGACGCGCTGCGAGGCGTAGAACTTCGGCGCGTCGCCGCCGGGCGTGGTGCGCGGGTCGCCGTAGAGGACGCCGAGCTTGGTGCGAACCTGATTGAGGAAGATCGCGCAGATGTTGAGCTCCTCGATATGCTGCGCGAATGCAGGCATTGCCGCCGACGTGGCGCGGGCGAGGGCGGTGTTGTCGTGCATCGAGCGCTGCTCGGCGGTCTTCTCGACGCCGGTCTTGGCGTCAAAGAGCGCCGTCTGCGGCACCATTGAGGCGAGCGAGTCGAAGCACCAGGCGATCGGCGCGTGCGGCGAGATCAGCTTCTTCTCGCGAATGTGCTGCGCGGCCAGAACGCAGAGGGCGATCGACGCTTCGAACGTGCGCGGCTTCTTGAACACGAAGCGGCCAGGCTTGATGTCCAGACCAAGCTTCGGAGCGAGAATGGTCGAGAAGCTCCGCTCGTGGTCGTTGAAGCCGGCGATGCCGCCCTGCTTCTGCGCGTTCGCCATGATCGCAGTCGCGATCGCTGTCTTGCCAGCCGAGGGTGGGCCGGCGATCTCGATCATGCGGCCGACGGCAGCGCCGCCATCCCAGCGGGAGGCGAGGGCGTAGTCGAGCTCCGGGTAGCCCGTCGAGAGGAACTGCGTGACGGTCGAGGGATCATCGTTATGGCCGATGATACCGTCGAGTGACTTGGCAATGTCAGATGCAGAGGTCAATGAATTGATTCCTTATTTGTCCAGAAGAGTGATGCCGGTCTCAGGGTCGAGCTCGGCACCCTTGAGAAGAGGCGACTCGAGCGCGGCATGAGTGAGCTTGCCGGCCTGCTCGGTGTTCGGGGAGTTCGCTGAGATGCGGCCGGTGGGCTTCTTCCACTCGGGGCGGGGAGGGGCCACAGGAAGCGCCGCCGGCGCGGCCGGCTGAGTCTGCGGGACGATCGGGGCCGCGTAGTGAACTGCCGGCGCAGCGGCCAATGGAGCGTCCCAGGAGAACTCGCCGGCGGAGATGATTACGCGGTCCTTGCGCGCCTGCTCCTCGACCTTGGCCAGCGTCGCCCGGAGGAAGCCAAACACCTTCTCGAACTGGTCAGCACCGATCGTGCTGCCTTCCTTCTCCAGGAGCTTGAGCAGTTCGCCGAGTGATTTCCCGATTGTCTGAACCTGCGCCACGATGGCGCCGGCGCCGACGACCTTTCTCACGCCGCGGGGCATCAGAACACCTCCTCAATGAACTCGATCGCTCCTAAGCCCGCCTTCGGATATGACTTGACAAACTCCACCTCGCGATCGTCCTTCATCTGAACGATTCGCAGGAAGTTGACGTCGCCGGTGCTGACGACGTGGAGGTGCCACTCCACCACATCGTTAGCGATCATCCTGCCGCCCAGCATAAGTTGGTAAACGAACAGACTCGGCAGCTTTTTCTTCCAGAATTTCCAATTCACGACGTCACTCCTTCGAAGGGTTCGATCCAATTGTCAAAGTCAGTCAGTATTGACTGAAACATCCAAGCCGAACAAAACTCACGAAAGCCTTCCTTGTCCAGCTTTGGTGAGGAGAGTGTCAGTCCATTGGGCTTCGGCGCAAGCCTACTGTCCAAGTTCATCAGCATATCGTTACGTCTAAATATATCGTTCTTTTCGACGGACAGCGCGAAATCTTTGAGCTTCTTCGGAAGACTGTCCACATCCAGCGATTTGTCGAGAACCATATTGAAGAAGTTGGCGACCGAGCCGTACTTGCGAACCAGCTCGATCGCGCCCTTCTCACCGATGCCGCCGACGCCGGGGACTCCATCCGACGTGTCGCCCATCAGACACTTGACGTCAGCCCACTGGTCGGGCCGGCTGATGCCGACCCACTCGCCGGCGCGCTCGAAGCCCAAGCCGACACTGGCGGTGTTCTTGTTGTTCTCGCTGAAGGTCTTGAAGCCGATGCGCCGGTCGTTGATCACGTCCATCCATGTGACGCTCGGCCGCACGAGTTGTAGCCAGTCTTTGTCGCCCGACAGCATGAGAATACGGCGATCGCCGGCGTAGCGCTTAACCAGCATCGCCGCCAGGTCGTCCGCCTCGAGGTTCAAGGCGTGCATTCGCCTGACGCCGAGCAGGCCGAGCGCCTGGATCAGGAGCTTCTTCTGCGACTTGAAGCCCTTTCGGATCTCCGCGATCTTGAGCTCCTGCTTTGTCTCCGGCTCTTTGTTCCGTGACGCCTTGTATTCGGGGAAGCGCTCGTAGCGCCAGGATATGCCGTCGGCCAGGCTGATCGGGTTCAGCATGGGGAACGTCGCCAGAATCGAGCGTAGCCGGCGGATGAAGCCGAATACGACGTGCGTCTCCTGTTCGCCGATCGACAGGCGCTGGGTCGCGGCAGCCGCATGACCCCAGTTGCTTTCATCAATCAGCATGAAGCCTTTGCTGCTCATTTCAGGAGCTCCCGCGCTTCGCGGATCATCTCCCAGAGAGTCAGTGTCTCGCTGCACAGAAACTCGTCGTCGGTGCAGGCGAGTACATCGCCTTCGACGTCGTCGTCGCCCGTATTCATCTCGACCTGAGCAGCCTTGACGCGAGCGGCCATCGCCGGATCGTCATCGCCGGGCACGACCATGCGCGCCATCTGTTCGACGAAGGCTTGAAGCCTCATTTGAAACGGATTGATCATGTCGCTGTCCTTGAATTGGCTCCCAGGGCAGGGCTCGAACCTGCGACCGCTCGATTAACAGTCGAGCGCTCTACCAACTAAGCTACCTGGAATAGATCGCTGAAAGAAATTGGGTGGGCGCTACGTGAGACTGTGGATCTCTCGCGCGCGCCCACCCTATCGACCGTCGGCAGCGACGACGACGGCCTGTTCCTTAGATCGCGTCGAGCTCCGCGAGGATCGAATTGACCTCGCTCGGATCGAGATCGGTCGACTCTTCCATCGCCGTGCCCGGCGCCGAAGGTGCGGGCTTCTCGACGGCCGCAGTTTTCTCGACGGCCGCAGTCTTGGCCTTCGCCGCCTTCGCCTTCGCGGCGGCCGCAGTCTTGGCGGCGTCAGCAGCGTCGGCGGCGGCAACCAGTCGGCGCATCTTGTCCATTTCGGACTCGACCGCCACGACGGGCTCGGCTTCGGTTTCGGTAGCGACGATCTCCTCGGCGATCTTCTCGATCTCCGGATCGACCACCGCTTCGGCGACACGCGCCGACGGACTGGTCAGCAACGCCGCCGATCTCGGCCCAGCGATCGCAATGCCCGACGTCGAAATGCCGGTCATGTTGACGATGGACGTGATCGCCTTCGTCTCTTCTCCGCGGAAGAACTCGCGTTCAACCAGGGCGAACAGGTCGACGGCCTTGTCGATCGACGCCTTCGAAACAGGCTTCGCGCTGGGGTGAGGCATGACGGTATATTTGGTGTCGAAGCCCTTGCCAGTGCGCTCGATGGTGAAGTCGAAGCCCTTCTCGTAGTCGAGAATGTTGCCACTCTCGGCCTCGTATTCGTCGATCATGGAGAGGATCGTACCGAAAGTGGTCGGCGTCACCTCGAACGGAACCGGATCCTCGGAAGCATCCGGGCCGGAGCGAATGACGGCGTTCAACAGAACGGCCTTCTTCGCCTTCCATTCCGTCATCAGCTTGATGTCGTCGTCGGAGACGGCACCCTTGATAGCGCGTTCGACAGCGGCGGCGACAGGACTCGGGGTGCCGTAGACGATGTCGGAGTTGCCGACGACTGCGACGGGCTTGCCGCCCATCTCGGTCTTGATCCAGTGGACGCCGTACTCGAGCCAGAACTGGCCGGGGACCGCAAGCGGACCCATCGCCTGGACTGGCAGAATGCGAAGACGGGTCTTGCCCTCCTTCGCCTTCTTGATCTCGTTGGTTCCACGAGAATATTTGTTCTTCGCGCCTTTGATCAGCGCGAGCATAGCGGGAGACATGGTAGCCATTGTGCTTGGTTCTTTCGTGCTTTTAGAGACTTTGGGTTCTTGCCTCTTCGCGAAGTCGCGAATTAGCTAACTCTATTATAGCGAGAAACGAGCGGTCTGACGTGGGAAAAGTAAGTCAGAATTGATGGGTCGCGGTCGGCGGGCTCTATGCGGTTAAATGCCGCGATCTTGCCTGTTCATGTCGACCCGATCTATGCCAAGCGAGCCGACCGCGAAACTTGGTAGGTCAGTCGCGAGGCGGCCAAACCCAATAGCGGGACGACCCGCCGAGCGAGTCATTCTTGTGAGCGACGGAGCCGGCGTAGAAATCATCGCCGAAGGGCACGAAGACCTTCAGATTGGCGTAGGGGCCGTCAGGGAACACCTGCGCGACCAGCGCTGCGTAGGGGCCTTTACCCGCACCGTTGTTGGCGTCGTCGAACTTGGCGTCGTCGTAGTAGTGGACGATGCGGCCGACGGTTGCTTTCTGAGTCATGTTGTTTCCTTAGCTGCTCGCACCGGCGAGTCTCGCGGCCACCCGCGAGCCCATCGCCTGCACGCCTTCCTGCGCGACGGACTTGGCCCTCAAGGACAACTCGCCCCGCATTTCTTCCCGCTCGGTCGACCCGTGCTGGATCAGCATGTCCTTGCGCTGCCGGAAGGCGTCGACCGCCGTACGGGCAACCGCCTCGACCTGCTTCGCCTCGTTCAGCGCCAGGCGCAGACTGATGACGACTGGATCACAGTCGACTTCCTTGTCGAGCGTCGCGACGGCGACCTTCTCGCCGGCCGCCGCGTAGCTGTCCCGCAGCTTGCGGTAAATCTTCGACTTGCCGAGATCCAGGAGAAGCTCGAAGTCATCGACCTGCTTCGCCGCCTGCGACGCCAGCACGCCGTAGTGAACGTACAGAGAGGCTTGCTGCATCATCGCCGTGCTGAGATCGGCGAGTGAGTAGGCCAGGTCCTTCTTGACCTGGTCCTTGTCGATGAAGTTGGTGATCTTGCGCGTCGACATTTGCTTCTCTGTAAGTCAGCGTTGATCTATGTATAGCACGAAATAAGCGGTTTGCACGCGGTCAGTCGTCTTCCTCGTGATCGTCCGTGAGAATCTCGACGTTCTTGGACTGACACTGAGGACAGCCGTCGAACTCAAGCTCGCTGAGATCCGCGACGCCACCCTTGCCGCAGTCCACACAGCGGAAAGCAACCCATTCGTCATCACCCATAGCCATAATTCACTCCATCAGATCAGTGATTGAACCGCGTCGAAGACCTTGATCAGGCTGTCGAATTTCTCGGGCGCATGGTAGATTTCACCCGGATTAAAGCCGACCACCAGGTTAGCGTCGTAAGTTGCGCTGTAGTGAATCGAGCCGGCGTCGTCCGAAGCCTTGCCCTTGAAGTCGGGCAGAAAGGTTCGCACGGTTGTCCCGCCCATCAGGACGATGATTGGCGGCTTGATGATGTCCAGTTCCTTGTCGAGAAAGGGGCGATAGGTCTTGAGCTCCTCGGCCGAGACCTGCTTGCCCTCCTTTGGACGCTTGATCAGCGCCGTCCAATAGCCCTGGTCGACCCGTAGGCCGACTTCATCCATCGCAGCCTGCGTCTGCTCGACCGCGTAGGGGCGCCGGCTAGGCGAGGACATGAACATCATATTGGCCTCTTCCTCGGCAGCCGAGGGCGCGTCGAAGATGATGGCGAACTCGGCGTCCTCGGAAGCATAGGCTCGGACGGGCACGCCGTCCTTCACCACTGCCGAGAGCATGACGTTGTAGAGCTTCTCCAGGCGCCGGCGATCGGGCTCCTCCAGGGCCATTTCCCGGTGGATGGGTACGATGCTCGTCACCAGGCCGGGGATTAGCTCGCGCTGGTCCTTGATCCTGGTCGGGCTATCGATCGGGACGTGGGTCGGTTCGATCGCCGCGAAGCAGCCGATCCTATTAAGAAGTTCGATCTTAGCGACGTTGACCAGGCGTCTATTAACGCGCGCCGATAAGTCGGCCATGCTGTCGAACTTGCGATAGCCTGCCGTGCCGTCGCCTCTAGCCTCGACGATCGCCGCGGCCGCGTTCTCGGAAAGCCCTTTGACGCGCGTGAAAGGGATCATGAGCTTGAAGTCCGTGATGATTTCGAACCGCTCGGTGGCAAGGTTGATCTCGGGCATGTCGATCGTCACGCCATGTGAGGCGGCGTCGGCGAGTAGGGCAGGGAGCTTCTCGTCCTTCACCAGCGAGAGCGTCGCGGCGAAATACTCGACCGGATAGTAGGTCTTCAGCCACATCGCCTGGTAGGAGATCAGCGTGTATTCGACCGAGTGAGACTTGTTGAAGCCGTAGCCGGCGAAGCCTTCGATCTTGTCGAACAGATGACCCGCCCATTCGACGTCGCAGCCGACTGTCTTGACGCACCCGTCGACGAACTTGCCGCGCTCCTTCTTCATCTCCTCGGGCAGCTTTTTGCCCATAATCTTGCGCAGCTTGTCGGCGTCCGGCGCCGAATAGCCGGCGATCACACGCGACGCCTGCATGACCTCTTCCTGATAGACGAAGACGCCATAGGTCTCTTTTAGAACTGCCTCGAGCAGCGGGTGGTCGTATTCGACCGTCTCGATGCCCTGCTTGCGCTTCCAATAGGAGTCCATCATCCCCGACTCCATCGGGCCTGGCCGGTAGAGCGCGGTGGCGGCCGTGATGTCCTCGAAAGTGATCGTGCCGTCCTTGCCGAGCTCCTTGAGCAGGCGCCTCATGCCGCCCGACTCGAACTGGAACACGCCGGTCGTCTTGCCGATCGCGAAGTTGCCGAGCACCTTCTCGTCGTCGAGCGGGATCGACATAAGGTTGACCTTCGCCGAGTGCCGCTTGCGGATGTATTGGGTCGTCAGGTCGATAATGTCGAGGGTTTCGAGGCCCAGAAGATCCATCTTGATCAAGCCCTGGTCCTCGACGATGCGCTTGTCCCAACAGACCACTTTCTCAGCGCCCGATCGGCGCTCGACGACCGCGCGCTCGACAATGTCGCAGCCGCCGACGATGACGCCGGCAGCGTGCTGGCCGAGGTTGCGCATGACGCCTTCAAGCTTGAGGCAGACGCCCCAGATGGGCGGGAACTTGTCGCGGAAGGCGCCGATCTCAGCGACTTGCTCAGCCGCTTCGGTCAGAGGGACGTGCGCACCGTGCTTCTTTGGGGTCAGCTTCGAGCAGCCGAACTCCCTCTCCTCGAGCCCGAACGCCTTCGCGACGTCCCGGATGGCCGAAGCCGGCCCGAGGGTGGAGAAGTTTGAGACGCCAGCGACGCGCGCTGTGCCGTATTTGTTGACCAGATACTCGACGACCTCATGCCGGCGGGCCGACATGAAGTCCAAATCGGCGTCAGGCAGATCGAGACGATCGGGGTTGATGAAGCGTTCGAACAGGAGGCCAAAGCGAATCGGGTCGCATTCGGTGATGCCCATGAGGTAAGCGACGAGCGAGCCGCCGACGGAGCCGCGGCCAGGTCCGACGAGAATGCCTTGCGACTTGGCGTAGTTGACGACGTCCTCGACAAGCAGAAAGTAGCCGGAAAAGCTCAGCGACTTGAGGATCTGAAGTTCGTAGACCAGCCGAGGTCGATAGACCGCCTCCAGCTCCGCCTTCTCGGGCTTGTGACCGAAGACCGAGGCGCTGAAACGCTTGGCCCAGCCGAGCTTGCACTTTGCGACGACCGCAGCGAACTCATCCGGCGCCATCTTCGGCAGCGAAGGCTTCTGCTTCTTCCACTCGTAGTGAACCAGATCGACGAGCTTCTCGGTGTTCATCAGCCCGTCTCTAAACGCGAGCGCCGTCTCCTTGGGGTCCATTCCGCGGGCGTTCAGCCGCTTGCAGCCCTCGACCACTTGCGACGCCAGCGCCGCATTCGCCATCGGATGAAGATCGCGAAACGCCGGCGACTTGTTCCACATCGACGATAGCGGCGTGTTCGAACAGATCGCGCCCATCACCTCGGTCGCATCCGCTTCATTCTCGTCGTAGCAGACGGGGCGTGTGACAAGCGGTAGGAAGCCATACGTGCGTGCCGCTTCGATCGCCTTCTTGTTGAGGGTGTCGAACAGCGGCGTGTTGACCGGCGTGAGCGTGACGAAGACATTAGAAGCACTGAGAGCGTCGCGAATTTTTGAGAGTATCAACGTAGCATCGCGATGCCCCAACACGCTGTAGACGTCGCTAGAAGCGATTGCGACGTCGTCCGCGCTCAAGTCTGCGAGCGCTGCGAACAGATCGCTAAAGCCCAGTTTCGCGTTGTTATAGAAATGGGCCTCGTCGTTGGCGAGCGACAGCAGCCGAAACAGCGCCAGCAAGCCCTTCTCCGATAGGACGTAATAGGTCAGGAAGAACTCCGGCGGCGCCTTCGCCTTGCCCTCTTTGCGAGGCGGCTTGCGCCAGGTGAAATCGTCGACCAGCCGCAGCCGGCAGCCTACGATCGGCTTGACGCCTTTCTTTTTGCAACGATTGGTGAAGTCGATCATCGAGGTAACGTTCATGGTCTCGGTGAGAGCGACGGCCTTGGCCTCAGCCTTCACCGCGGCATCGACCAGCCGCTCCACCGATAGAATGGATTCTCCGAGAGAGAAGTTCGATCGAGCGGCTAAAATCGCGTGCATTATCAACCCTCTAGCATCCGCCAATGTGTGATCTGGACGCGATCAAACTGACCATTCGTCTTGATGAAGCCTTCGTAAGCTTCGAGCTCCGTCTGAAGACGAATGTTCAGCGCGCCGGTGAAGATCACCCGACCGCTGTCTTTGATCTCGCCCTTGATGAAGTCGAACCAGACAGCCAACTTCGACGTGTAGACGGTCGGCGCGGGCGTCATCGCAACCTGCTCGTCGGCAACGTCTTTATCGATCTCATTCATCTTCTAGTCTCTCCTGATTGAGAATCGGCCGTCGATCTCCAAGGTCGCTCCGATGGCGGTGAACACCTGCAAAGCGTGATTCGCGTGAGCGATGGCCGTCTCACGTCCCCAATCCAGTTTCGTCGTGTAGGCGAGAATCAGATCGTCTTTCGTCATCCCGTCGTTGCCTTCAAGCAGCACGTCGCATGCGATCCGCAGCCAGACACGCTTCGTCTTGTCGACGATGGGGTTGACGCCTTTGAGCAGCGCCGACTTGAAGTCCGAGCAGACCGCCTCAACGCGATCGACCGTTTTCATCGCCTTCTTTGAGATCAGCACGCCGCCGACCTCAAGCCGGGGAGGGGGCAGGGGCGCTGCGACGGCCGGAGCTGGGGCCGCAATGCCAAAGTGGGCGTGCAGAACGGCAAGGCGCACTGCCGCCTTCGGCCGACATTCAGTGATGAAGGCGCATGTCGAACAGACCGCGTGCGTGCCGTTGAAGATCAGCGGCGAGCCGAAACAGCCAGGCGCGAGGCCCGGATCCATGACATCGGTCATTACTTACCTGTATCTCTTGGCGGCGAGAGCCAGCTCACGATAGACCGCAGCGCGATCTGTCTTGGAAAGTCCCATGAAATCAAAGACCATTGCCGCGGTTACACGCCCAACAGCGAAGACGGCAATGTCGCGGCCGCGGCCTGACTGCGCGCGGGCCTGACTGTGCTGAACCGCGTCGAGAAGGAATTGCGGTGGCTTGTCGATCAGGTCGACGAACAACCGCGCCCGCGGCGAAAGCCGATTCATCACGAAGTCGCGGGTGTCGGCGCGTTCGAACGCCTCGATGCCGGATAGGCCAGCATCATCCTCGATCGCCTCGTGCAACCCGCCCGAATCTTCGGCGGGCTCGTCACCCGGCATTATGTCGAGCGAAGTGCATTGACCGTTGTCGATCTGATCCTGCACCCATCGGTTGATGTGGTGATGCATTCCTCGGCTCAGAAACGCCAGGAAGGGGACGCCGTATTCCTCGCTCCAGGCGTCCCGAGCCTTGCACCAGGCGATGCAGAGCTCCTGATAGATGTCCTGCGCCGTTAGGCTGGCGGCGCCGGCCGCGTGAGCGCGTCGTAAAACGCGCCACGCGAAGCTCTTGATGGCCTTGTCGTGCTGCGGCGTGAAGGCAAGCTGGGTGTTCATCACACGCCGCCAAAGACACGTTGAGCGAAGCCGTCGGCGGTCTCTTTATCGACGCGCGAGAGACGCGCAGCCCAGGCGGCGATCAGACCCGCCCGCCAGGCGCCACCCTTCATCACCGCGAAGCGCGCGGCGTTGATCAGCTCGCGCGGCGAGATCGTCGAGCCCAACCGGGCGGCCTTGAACGCCTCGCGAATGCTGTTGGCGAACTCGACGAGCTTGTCGGCGTCCTTTTTGTCGATGTTCGCCTGACCGGCGATCACCATCGACTCGACCTTCGGCTCCATGTAACCGATCTCGATCGTGACGCCGAAGCGCGAGAAGTTCGCGCCGTCCTGCATCTGGGTGCCCTGATAGAGACCCGTCTCGTCGCCGCAACCGTTCGTGTTGCCGGTCGCGACGAAGCGGAAGTTTGGGTGCGGCCGGATCACGCGCTGCGCCGGCGGAGCCTCTTTGATGTAGAGAGCCTTGCCTTCGAGAACCGGCTGATAGACCGAGAGAACGGGCGCGGTGCCGCGGTCATACTCGTCGGCGCAGTAGACGAAGCCTTCGAGCATCGCGACGGCCAGCGGACCGAGTTCGAACTTGGTCTCGCCTTCCTTGACGACATATTGCCCGATGATATGCGATTCCTCGGTGTTGACGGTGTGCTGGACGCGCATGAAGGGGCGCTTCGTGCGCGCCGCGATCTGCTCGAGAAGCGTGGTCTTGCCGGTGCCGTGATAGCCCCAGACGTAGAGCGGGGCCTTAAGCTCCTGTGCAATCAGGATTGACTTAAGGTTCTCGATGTCAAAAACGTAGTTCTGGTCCACGTCGGGCACGAGCTGTTCGGCTTCCGGCGTCAGCTCGGACATGACCGGGATCATGATCGGCTGGCCGCGCGCGTTCATCGCCGCCTTGACCTCGCCGAGAGCGAAGATTTCGTGCATCGGCTGACGATCGCCGCCGACGACTTTGGCCTGCTCCTTCTGAGCCTGCTTGACGCGGATCATGCTCTTGGCGGCCTCGGAAAGGATGGGCTCGCCGGGGTATTCGCGCTGGTAGCGGGCAATGTCCCAGCCAGGATGATTCTCGCGAAGGTAAACTTGGATGGAGTGGCACAGTGCTCCGTCGAGCTTGCACTCGATTTTGCCGCCACCGATAGCGGGCGTCGTCTCCGTCATGATCGTCTCCTTTGTCGCTGCGTCGCTGCAAACGATGCGCTGTTATCGCGCATCGTGTCTTGGTTCACAAGTCAATTCTGACTGGCGTCAAGCGGCAAGTAGAATCCGCTTGAGCTCCTTCATAATCGTCGAGGGGAGCTCCTCGATCCGCTTAAGAACAACATGCTTCGGGTAATAGTGCCGAACCGAGTCATCCATGATCCCGATACCGATCACCTCGATGCCGCGCTTTGTCGACTCCTCGATGACCTGATGGAGATGCGAATTTAGCGCAGCCTCTGGCCTTTCACCGCTACGATAGGTGTAGTGGGCGGCGGCCGAGGGCGACCCGTCGGACAGAACGATCAGCACCTTGCGCTTCTCCTTGCGCCTCATAAGACGAGTCGCCGCGACCTCGATGCACTCGCCATCGACGTTGTTGCGCAGGAAGTTCTGATGCTCGGCGGCGACCGCGAACCGCTGCTTGACCGCCGGCGTCAGACGCTCGTTGAAGTCCTTGTAGATTGGCATGTAGATCGGCTCGATGCGGCCGTATTGCTTGCCGATGCGAGCCTCCTCGGCCGTGATCAGATCGTCCAGCGTGCGGTTCGCGGGAAGCGTCGTGAAGCCGAGCACCTCATGCGCGATCTTCACCCGTTCCAGCGTCTGCGAGAGGGCGTAGGCCGCCTGCATCGCCGTCGTCATCTTCTTCCCGCCCATCGAGCCGGAGTTGTCGACCACCAGTCCGACCGCTGTGTCCTTCGACGTGTTCTCGTGGAGACGGCGGAAGACCCGATCGTCGCCGACGAGCAACTTGTGCAGGCTCGCCGCGTGCAGCCGACCCGACCGGAAGCCGGGCAGCTTGAGCACGTTCGAGCGGGACGCCATGAGCCGCTCAATGTCCTTTTGCATCGGCCCAATCATGTGCCGCGTCGAGCTGTCAAAAGACTCAAACTCCTCGTCCGTGACTTTACCCGTGATGACCGAGACGTCGTCGTAGTCCTTGGTGAAGACGCGATATTCGGCGCCGCGCGTCATCCGGGTCGCAAGATCGGTGATCTCGCCGACGATCGCGTCCTTGAATTTGTCGCCGTCGACCTCGATCTCCATGTCGGAGAACGCCGACGAACCCATGCCTGGATCCTTGCTTTCGCCGGACTCCTCTAGTTCGTCGCTGGGCTCTCCGCCGGCGGAACCTTCTCCAGCTTCTCCGCCGGACCCTTCGTCGCCTGCGTCGCTGTCGTCAGACTCAGACCCAGCGCCTGCGCTGCCATCGTCAGACTCCTCATCCTCTCCGCCGTCACTGGCAGACGTTCCGACTTCGCCGTCGTCGCCGTCTTCATCCCGCTCTCGATCGGCGGGCTCTCCGTGATCGTTGTCCCGTTCTCCATCGTCACCGTCGGCGTCATCCTCTGACTCCTCGGGGTCGACAGCTCCGTCACCGTCTCCGTCGCTCCCATCAGCATCACCAGCACCTTCGCTGGGGAGTTCCGAATCATCGCTCTCTGACTCACTCGAGCCAGAAGTCTCTTCATCCTCGGATTCATCTTCGCCTTTCTCGCCCTCGCCGGGCTTCTCGGTCTCTTTCGGTCCGTCAGCTTCCTCGCCGGCATCCTCCTCGGACGACTCGCCCTTGTCTTCGCTGGGCTTCTCGTCATCGCCAGTCGATGCTGACTTATCCTTTTCGGCAGACTTTTCGCCGCCGGCACCCTCGTCTTCCTCGTCCTCGGGCTTGTCCTTGTTCGCGCCCTTGCCGTCGCTCTTGGTCTTCTCGGTCGAGTCCGACTTGGACGGCTCGGTCGGGGAGCCAGGCGGCGGAGCGGGCGGGGCAGGGGGCGGCGGCGGGCAGAGAACGCTGTGATAGACCTCTGCGATCGCGAAGGCGTCGCGGGTGTTCTTCATGCCCGTCATGCGAGCGCGAATGTCTTTCGGCAGCCCGTCGAGCAGCGACTTGACAAGCGGATGCTCCCAGTAGCCCTTGCCCGTCATCCAGTCATTGAACACCTTCTGGCCGCAAAGCGCGCGCGCCATCACGACGATGATCGCCTCGAACTCCTTCTTCGGATCGCCCTTGGCTTCCGCGATGTGCGGCTCGGTGATCTTCTTGAGGAAGAACTCGTGCAGTCGGCCGAGATTGTAGTGCGAGCCGGGGAACTTGTCGGCCATCCGCTTCTCGATCAGCGGATCTTCGAGCATGTTCCACAGGCCGTGCAGCTTCGCGCTCGCCCTGCGCTCCTTCATCTTGTAGGTGAACTCGGTGAAGAGGATGTGCGCAACCTCGTGGTCGATGAAGCCCTGGATCGCCATGAGCAACTCGGCCGTCGCAGTGTCGGGGATTTGCGGGATGTTGACCCGGATCGGCTTCCCGGCCTTGTCGTTCTCCACATACGCAGAAGCGCCTCGCTGAGTGACGACCAGCCCCTTGCCTGCAAGGAGCTGGGTCACTTTGACGATGACCTCGCGCATTAGCGCAATATCTTGATTCATCGCTGCTGTCCTCTTAAGACTGAAATCGTGTTCTAACGATACAGTCAGAGAGAGTGGGTCACAATTGGCAATGTAAGGGAGGGTAGAGAAAGCGGATGACTTATCTGAGTAGCATCAAGGACGGGCCGAGCGGGTTCAGAACGATGTAGATGTTGCCGAAGATCGGATGAGTTCCGAAAATCGCGTGATTAGGGCGAGTTGTAAAATCGCTTCGGTCGGTGAGTTGCTCGGCGTATGTCAGCGCGACGTCATACGCAATTTCGCTGATCTGATCGATAACGCGGGCTGCCGCCAGCGGCTCTGATTTGACTGTGGCTAGATTCACTGTTCGTTATCCCCATCATATTTGGGCCGCCTAAGCTTCACTGTTTGCTCGTGAAATCTAAAGCAGCTTTGAATTACATTTCGACGTTTGTCGTTAAAACATATAGCGCTTTCCCGGTGGGTCGTCTAAAAAAATCAATCGACGTTGACTGTTTCCGGCTGCGTCACCGCTGCAAACTCCGTTACATAGGGAGGTGTATCAATCAAGGACAAACTCGTGTGACTTTTTAGCGTCTCTGAAAATGTAACGCTAAAGCGGTGCGGCGCTCTCGCTGCACACGCTCACGTTACGAAGTCACTTTTTCAGCATGTTCTTCGGCAACATGTTCAGAAACACAGCCATCGCGGCCATTGTTTCCACCGTCTGCTTCGGGTCGAGATTGCCGGTCGCCGCGCGCCACGGCTTCAGAAGAATCTCCTCCTCATTCGGCGTCGCGATGCGACCAAACACCGTCTCGATCGCTTCGCCCAGATTCGGCCAATATTGCTGAAGCGCCAGACGAAATAGGTGGGTAGGGTCGACGTGCAGCGCCTTGGCGAGCGCTGGAATTTTGTCAAGCGGGACTTTCGCTTCACCACGCTTGAACATGGAGATAATATTCGGCTTGTCGTAGCCGGCTTCGAGGGCAATTTCACGTTGAGTCTTCACGCCCTTAAGAGCATCGATCTGTTTATCCAAGTATTTCGCAACCATCGTGCCCGCGAATGGCATTCCGGCTTTCACTTCTGAGACGGACATTGTCTATTCTCCCTCTTATACGCTTATAATACGCTTCGTAGTCGTTCTTTAGCCAGTGACGCTCGAAAACATTCATCATTGAATGATACCGGGCTCAATGAATGATATAGCGCGTCGCGTCAGCAGTTCGTGGGAACTGCTCGGGTTCGCTTGGAATATCAATCACCATTTACTGAGAGTCAATCGTCGCTTATGGCAGTTTGCGATGCCCACGAGAATCTCAGGTCGTTTTGTTCCATAATCTATATTATGCGAATCAGAAATGTTAATTACTTGGCGGGCGAATCCGCCTTCTCCGAATCGCACGACTCAGACAGAGTACCCTTGTTTATCAACGGGGTGATTCTGCCCATGAGCTAATCGGACAAAGCAAAAGCCCCGCCAGGGTTGCCGCCCTGGCAGGGCTTTGGGTCTCCAAGATGGGTCCGCGCTAAAGGGACCGACCAAATCGCAATTCCCCTTCTAGCGCGCGGCTGATTCGGTTGTCAACAGTCTTCTGGCTGGTGAGCGCCCGAGCTTTGTCCAAAGGAGGACAAATGCTTCAGACCGGCATTCGCCGCTTGAGCCCTGGCGCTCTAGCGGTCAGGGAGATTCGCGCTCAAAAGACCGAAGGTGTCAACCGCAGGGCGCTGCTCGCCGCGGCGCGCGACGCCAGCCAGGCTCTCGACCTTCGCAGCTCCGTGCGGCAGGTTCTTGGTGAGCTTGCCGCCTGCTATGGCGAACAGGAGCTCCAGCGCGGGCTCATGGTCTGGCCCTCGAACGAGTATCTCTGCCGCAAGACGGGCTTGGCCGAGCGCACGATCCGTAAGTGCATTCGAGCCTTGATCGACGCCGAGCTGATCGAGCCGGTCGACAGCGCCAATCGCAAGCGCTTCGCCGTGCGCGGGCCTGGCGGGATCATTCGCGACGCCTACGGCTTCAATCTTGAGCCTATCTACGCCCGGCGCGCTGAGTTCGCCGGCGTGATCCTCGAGCACCAGCTTGCAGCCGCTCGTCGATCGGCGTTGTTCGACGAACTGACCATCCAGCGCAAGGGCGCCGAGGAAGCCCTGAGAGCGCTCAGGGCGAGCTTCCCCGCGGTCGAGTGCCACGAGCACGAAACGGCGATGATCGCGCTCCTGGCCACCCTGCCCCGCCGCTCAGGTAGGAGTGCGCCGGATGCTGCCGTGGCGGCGTGGTTGAATCTGAGAACCGCCTTGGAGAACCTGTTCTTCGAAGCCTCTCGAAATCAAAAAGAGTCCGGCAGAGCCGGCGATCCGTGCCGTCACAAAGAGCCAGACAAAAATTTCTCTATCGAGCTTTGCCAGAGGCAGCCGGAAGGCTGCGACCCGGTTCGTCAAAACGAACAGCCAGCATTGGATCTGATCGTTGAAGCCTGCCCAGCGGCTGCGGCCTATTCCCGGCCTATCTCAAATGAAGATGACCTGATCCGGATCGGCCGGGAACTTCGGGGTTCGCTTGGAGCGTCAGCCGAGGCGTGGGTCGAAGCGACGGAAGGGATTGGATTACGGCGCGCGGCCGCGCTGGTGCTCTATGTTCTCCAGCTCGCCGACGATGATCAGAACTCGGGCGAGCAGAAGATCAGAAAGCCCGGCGGGCTGTTCCGTCACCTGGCGCGCAAGCTCGCCGAGGATCAGATGGACTTTAACGCCGAGCTGATGGCTTTGCGCCGGCGACACCTGGCGTAGGCGAAAGAATTTTACACAGCAGATAGAGAGACGTGCAGCCGAGAACCAGAAAGACCGAAACAGTGCTGAGCGCCAAGGCGACGCATGCCAGTGTGTCTGCGACGTCGGGTGCGTAGTGCATTGATAAGCCTAAGAAAAAAGGGCGACCCTTTCGAGCCGCCCTTGGGACAGAGAGGGCTGCGAACAGCCACCCATTAGTCTACAGACGGGTATGGATAAGTCAACGCTGACGGCTACTCCGCGGCAACGGCGAGCGCCGGGTCTTTGTCGTCGCGGAATCGGATGAAGCGCGGGTGGCGCAGCGAGCCATCAGGGGTGACTTCATGGAACTCGACCTCGATCAGCCGGCCGATGATCTCGCAGCCTAGCGCCTGATATTCGAATGGCTGAATGTCGTCGTGACCCAGCAACCGCACCTGGTCGGCCTTGTATAGCCGCCAGAACTCCTCACGCTGCGCGTCAGAGAAACCGCCACCGACGCGAACGCTGACGCCCTTGCGATCGACGATCAGCCCGCCGAGCTTGCCGACGTACTTGCCCTCGCCCTCGAAGGCGTCGATCACCCGAAGATCCTCAGTCTCCTCATTTTTCATCTTGAGCCAGGAGCGCGACCGCTTCTTCTGATAGGTGCCGTCGAGCGGCTTGACGATGGCTCCTTCGAGCATCTTGTAGCCGCCAGTGACAGGATCGGGCGTGACCGCGAGCAGCTCCTTCTCGAGCTCCTCGTCGCCGCGCGCCAGATAGGAGGCGAGTGTCGTCGTCCGATATTCCTCGAAGATCGAATCGATCTCCTCGTGCGAGTGAGCCAGCCGACGCGGCACCAAGCGAATCCAGTTGCCGGCCGGGGCGAACTGAACCAGCCAGATCAGGAAGGCACGGCGCAGGTCGTGCTTCATATTGAACTCGCCGAGGTTCCGAGCGGTCATGAACGCAAACGGCACGGCGTCGAAGACGTGATAGATCATCTCCGTCGCTTCGACGCTCTTGCGACGCACGGCGCCGGAGCTCTCGCCGAACAGGCCACTGAGCGCCTCGCCCTCCAGAGCAATCGACGCGCCGGCGTCGCCGCCCAGTATCGCGTAATACAATTTTGCCAGCGGATGAGGGGGCGCTAGTGGCGGGGGCACTGCGTCGGCAGCGTGCTTCGCCGTCCAGTGAGCCTTCTTGACCATCTCCGCGACGTGGACGCCTAGACCGTCGAGCGCCGGGAAGTGATTGCCGACGCGGCTGAAGAACTTGCCAGTGCCATCTTTCACCAGACAGGGCGCCCGCAGGCCGTCGAGCTTGGGCTCCATCGCCACCGGGAAGGTCTTGATGCGCTTCGGCTCGTATTTGTGGCTCAGCATGACCTCGAAGGTCGGAATCAGGCCGGGCTTCAACTTGTTGACCGTCTTGGCCGTGACGCCGCAGCGGAGATCCTTCGACAAAATCCGCCAGAGCAGCTCCGAGCTGGTTGCATCCAGCATGTTCATGAGATCCAGAACGTTCTCCTGCGCCAGGTTGCCGGTCATGATGCGAGCCGCGAGACCGCGAATCGTCGCCCAGACCAGGACGTTGCTCGCGTCGAAGCGCTTCGTGCCAATCGACTCGACGTGCGGCGGCGTGATGCCGAACGTAATGAACGGATCGCAGGCGTATTTGAGAACCTCGATCATGAAGGGATCGCCGATCGTGCCGTTCAGGATTCGCTCCTTCTCGACGCGCGATGAGGTCTTGTCGATGGCCCAGAACGTCTCCATCACGTCGTAAGCAGTCATTCCCATCAGATGTTTCCTTTCGTTATGTAGAAGCTTTGATGGCCGCATTAAGCGCGGCAGTCAGATCACCCGTTGCGGCCGCGCTCGGCGTTTCTGCGGCGGGCTCCGCCGGAGGCGGTGACGAAAAGATGCCGCGTGAAATCTTCTTGCCTTGCTTGGCTTCCGGCGGGTACTCGGGAATTTCGCGATAGCCAATGTCTTCGAGAGTAGCGATCTCGAGACCCTTGAATTTATCGAAGCCCTTGAGCCCGTTGCAGGCGCGAATGCGATCGAGATGTTGCGGCAGAATACCGGGGTAGTTCGTTATCGTCGTCTCCGGGACGACGATGGGCGCGATCGCTCGCAGCACCTTATCGGAAAGACGGCCGAGCTTCGGCGTAGTCGAGAAATAGGGATCGACGCCGGCGTCCGGGTCGAGCTCCTTAAACACAGCGCCCATCGGGCACTTGGAGGCGGACATGCACGCCTGACAGCCCTTGCGAACCTCTGGCCCCTGCCCTCGCCAGACCATATCGCGAAGCTTGTTACACTCGCGCATTTCGACCTCGGCCCCGAAGATCGGGCAGACGAAGCGAAAGCGATTCTCGGCGCTGAGCGACTTGCAGGGCGTCATTGATATCGTCATCAGAAAGCTCCATAGTTCGGGTTTGCTTCAGTCCGCTTCTGCGGCGGCGCAAGAACTGAAAGTATATGATCGTATTGCGCGGACACTGACCCACAATTGATCAAGTCAATGTCTGCGATCTTGAATTTCTGTTGCGTGCTTATATTAACAAAGATCAAGCATTGATCAAATGGGCGTCGATAGTATTCAAACTTACCATCGTGAAAAGCACCGCCGAGCATGTCGTCTATGCTGAGATAGCTTGCGTGCGCCGCTGGCTCTTTGACTTTGGGAGCAACTGGCGGCGTGTGACTCCGCGGCTCGACTGAACTTGAGATTATCTCGAACGCGCGTTGCGCGACCTTGTCGTAAAGCCCGGCCATCATTGCCGCAGAGCATCGCTCCTGCTCCTCTTTATTGATCGACCCGACGATCTTGCGACCTACGAAAGCGCCATCGCGATCCGTTATCTCCGCCCACAATTGAGTGGCGTCGGTCGCGTAATCCTGAAACGTCGTGAGATTGCAGTCGCCGCCGGTGGGCGAATGCGCGGTACACTTTGGCGGACCCGCGACGACATGGGCGGGCATGACAGAGCCCGTCCCATAGATCTCCTTCACGAACGGTTTGACGTCGATCCCGAAGCCATTTTCGGAGAGCAACTGCAACGTTCTGGAGAGAAGCTCGCTGCCAGTGTCGAGCGTCGCAAGCGCCATCAGAACGAGCCCCAATTGGGGTTGCGCGCCAGATGATCAATCACCGGCTCGGGCTTCTTTGGCGTCTCGGCGGACCTTGTTCTCGTGCCGATTGGGCGATCATCGACGACGGGCGACAGCTCGAATTTCATGTTGAAGAGGTGCTCGAGCGGGCTCTGGCTAGACTCGGAGCTTTCACCCTCGGTCAGTTTGTCCATGAACGCACCGATCTCGTGTTCCAGATCAGACCTAGTGGCGCAGACTCGCTCGATTCCGTAGCTGAGCGATGAGGATCTGATCCCGCCGCCGGTGGCATCCGAGTAGTCTCGACTCTGTTTTTCCGAAATCTTCGTGTTGCCTTCATCGAAGGCGTAGCCTACGCTTACCTTCTTCGTGCAGGTGATGATGGGCTTGCGCGCGCCGATTTTGCCCCACTTGAATAGTAGAAGCGCCGGCGCGATCGGCTGCTTGTACTTCGAGATCACAATGACCTCGTAGTCCTTGGTGCCGCCGATGTGCTTCAGATAGGTCCGCGTGACCAGGATCGGGAACGGGAACTTGTCGCTCATAAGGTGTCGCCGCCTCGCTGCTTCGTCAGTCATTATTGACTATAGCGACTACGAAGCGGGACGCTCGCGGCTATGCGTAGGGATTTCGAATCCGAAATTTTACGTCTAAGAGCGTCGAATATGACTCGGCCTTCCGGAAGCTCTCGCGCACGACGACGCCCGGCACCTCATTTGGATCCATGTCTTTGGGCAGCCGGGCGATGCGAACCCGCAGACCGAGACGCTGGAGCATCTTTGCGGCGTCGAGGGCAGCGATTAGGGCGGCAGACTCGCCGTCCCACATCAGGGTTACTTCCTCGAGCCCGGCCGCCTTGAGCCGCAGGAAGCGACCGAGCTGATCGTTGCCCGATGGATCGCCGTAGGAGAGGTGCTTGCCGAACGACCCGACGCACACGACACTGCGAAGATCGACCTCTTCGTCGAAGGCCATTTTGGTGGCGATCACGTCGAAGGCGCCCTCTCCCATGCAGACGCGCTTCACACCGACGGCGTTCTGACCGTTGAAGAGATAGCGGCCGGTGCCGGGCAGGCCCTTGGGGAAGAGGTACTTGCTCTCCGAGTTGCCGGTGATGTCGCGGCCCTGGAAGGTGACGAACTCGCCGTCGAGATCGTAGACGGGGATGATAACCCGCATGTCGAACTTCTGGCCGCCTTTGGAGCCGTCTTCCTTCTTGAAGTTCCACCAGCCGGTCTCACAGAAGCGCAGATGGAAATGCTTGGCCATTTCGACCGTGCAGCCGCGCTCCTCGAGATAGAGCAGGTTCTGACCGTCAGACGTCGGCAGCTCGAACGAGTTCGGGAATTCCGCCTTCTCGTTCTCGACCGCCGCGGTCGTTAGGCGGCGCGGGCGCCAGCCCTGCTCACGTAGCGCGGTGCGCGCGTGTTCGAATGTCTCCCGCCAGGAGCCGCCGAGGTGTTCGTGAATGAATTTGAGCTTGTTGAAGCCCTCGCCGCAGGAGAAGCAGTTGCCAATGCCGGTGTCGGCATTCAAATATATTTTCCAACGGCGCTTTCCACACGTTGGGCATTCGTGCAGTTGAAGCTGGCGGCCGCTGCGCCCGTGAACTGACTTAAAGGCGATGCCTTCGTTCTCGAGATAGGTCTCCAGATCGAGAACCTCCGTGATCTCGTCAGCGTCGTCTTTCACTGGTGAAACTCGAGGAAAGCCAGGCGCTTCTGCCGATCCAGCTTACGCTCAACGGCGTCGAGATAGTCGTCGACCTCGGGTGAAACGACGGTGGCGGGGACTGCTCGCATGGACCGGCGCCAATTGCGCGGCTCGAACCGAAGCTCGGTCTCTTTGTCGCCGACCTCGATCGCCAGTTGAATCGCGTGTGTTGCGATCAATGGGGCAACTCCTTCCCGATAACTCCTTTGAGAAATTGCATTTTTGATCTGTCAGATTTTATTCTAAGGATGAAGCCGTCCTCGCTGTTTCGCGCGGCCGCAAAGAACAGGCGACACTCGCCGGCTAGGCGCTCAGGCTCGGTCGAGTTGATGGAGATGACAACGTCGGCGGTGCGAATCTTGTTCAGATCCTCGGCGACGTCGGTCATCCTGGCGACGGACGCCTTGGCGCCTTCGCGGTTGGTCTGCGTAGCAGTGAGAACGGCGGCGTTGTAGTCGAAGGCGATCGCGCGCAGATCGATGAAGATCGTCCGGAGATTCTCGCGCTCGACGTCTGAGCGGTTCTCCGGAGCCATGATGTCGCCGTAGTCGGTGATGATCAGGTCGAAGATGATGCCGCGGGCTCGGTGGCGATCCAGAACGCGCCGAACTTCCGAGCATTTGAGCGAGCCGGAGGCATACTCCTCGATGATATATTGCCCTGCCCGCTTCTGCGCGGCTTCGACCGCCTCCTGCACCTTGAACGGGTTCGTGCCGACCAGCTTGATCAGCATGTCGGAGACGCTGGCGTCGACGCGATCGGCGATGATCTTGGCGCCCACCTCGCACGAGAAATAGATGACGTTCTTGCCGCCCAGCGCCGCCTGTTTGCCGAAGTCGCCAAGCGACATCGACTTACCGCCCTTGGGCGGCCCCATCATCACCGAGAGCTCTTTGCGGCCCCAGCCGTGGTGGTAGAGAAGCTTATCGAACTCCTCAATCCCGGTCGGGATGCCGTCGCGCACGCGAACACCAGACAGAAGGTCTTTGCGTTCGGTAGTGCGGTGCTCGATCTCGGCCCAATAGTCGTAGCTGTTGCCCTCCTGCCCGGCGCCGACCATCAGCGCCTCGGACATGAGCTTCTGAATCTTGCCGTATTCCTTTTTGCTGACCAGCTCGGCCGAGGTGAGAATCGCCTTCTCGACCGCGCGATTGCGGGCGAAGTCGGAGATCTCCGCGATGACCATTTCGCGGTCGCCGATCGGCGTGACGACCAGCTTCTTGAGCTGAATGACAACCTCCGGCAGAAGGTCGGAGCGAATCTTCTTGGCTTCGAATGCGCGCTTGACGACGTGCGCGAGCGCCGAGCCGGGCGCCTCCTTGAAGCGAGTGAAGTGGTCCAAGCCGACCGCGACCAACGAAGCGTTGATTTCGCTGTCGAAATACTCGGGCTTGATCAGACCGTAGGTTCGAACCGCAAACGAAGTGTCGCGCAGAAGCAGCGCGACGATCTTCGATTGGATGCTCTCGCCGAAGTCGTAGCCCGGCTCCGAGGGGTCTTCCTCGGGTGCGATAGCTGTCGCCGCGGTCACGGTCATTCCTTCGCGAGCGTGAAGCTCTCCAGAGTGTGCTTGAAAACAATCAGCGTTGATTGATCTTCGAAGACAAGCTTAAGGGCGTACTTGTCCGCCTCAAGAAGGAGTGCGGTTATCATGCCGCCGTCGTTGCCAGCGACAGTGATCATCTTGCCCCTCATGGAGGCCAGCTCGTCGTCGTGCGACCAGCTCTTTGGCTTCGGCATCGACGCCTTACGTCTTAAGCGATCGGCGGAAAAAGTCTCACGGGCCTTGTAAACCTGCGGGGCGTTGCTCATCCGTAACTCTCTGTTTCGTGTGATGAATTTATAGCAGACGCAAAGCGGCTTACGTTAGGCCGCCTCGAGAATTCTTTGCGAGACCTCGTGGCCGAACCGGGCCTCGATCTTGGCGATCGGGAGAAGATCACCGTCAAACATGCCCTTGAGAGACATGAAGGAGTTGCTTCGCTTGGTCGCCTGGTTCATCAGCCACTCGTGGTGGTCGTCCTGCGCCGGCGTGCCGACGTAGTGCTGAACCCGGAAGCTGTAGTGGTCGCCAACGTGCAGAAAGCCCTGCTGATGATCCTCCCATTTTTTCTGGACGAACTCACAGACCTCGCCGGAGTAGAGCTGGGCGGGCCGCGGCAGATGCGGGCGCTTCCAGAATCGAAGGCACGCCTCCATCGCGAAGTCGATGTAGAGATCGTAAGGGATTCCCATCGCGTCGGCGTGTTGCCGGCCGCGCCAGATCGCTGAGATCAGCGCCTGCGGGCATTCGAACAGATCGTCCCTCTTGAGTGGTCGAACGGCTTCGGCGCCTCTGTAGTCGATCGTCTTACGAAAGAAGCGCCGATAGACCTTCTTGAACTCGTGGGCATAGAGATAGGTCGCCTTGACGGGGTTGAGATAGCGATAGTCGAACCACTTCGAGGTGAAGAGGTCGCACTCGTAATCGCGCCAGTCCTTTCGGACAAACCGAAACATGGCCTCGTCGCACTCCTCGTCCGACAGCGCCATGCCGATGATTTCTTCATTGCTTGCTGCGTCGCTCATGTCATTGATTATAGCGCGCAGAGCGACGGTCAGACGCTGAGAATGCGCTTTAATCCGTCGAACGCCTCGCTCGGCGCGGCGTCGTCGTCTTCATAAGCGAGCACAATCGTCTTGCACACCCCTGACCGAACAATATCGTCGGTTGTGAAATGAACATGACCGAATTGATGCTTGTTGGCGAAGCGACGAACGGCGTCGGCCAGGCCCGAGCTGCCGTCAATGTCCTTCTGCTTCATGTCGCCGTTGATGACGACCTTGCAGTGCTGACCGACGCGGGTCAGGAACATCTTCATCTGAACCGGCGTGGAGTTCTGCGCCTCGTCGAAAATGACGAACGCGTTTTTGAGGGACGCGCCGCGGAGAAACGCGAGCGGCCGCGCCTCAATGACGCCGGACTTCAAGAGATATTCTAGGTGGCCGCTGCCGAGGCACTCTTCGAGAGCGTCGCGAACCGGGCGCAGATATGGCTCAAACTTCTCGTCAAGCTCACCGGGCAAAAAGCCCATCGACTCGCCGGCCTCGACCATCGGCCGAGTGACGATCAGCTTTTCGATCCGATCTTCCTTCAGCTCTTGCGCGGCGAGCGTCACGGCGTAAAACGTCTTGCCTGTGCCGGCCGGGCCAGTACCGAAGGTGATGATATTGGATCGAATTGATTGATCGTATAGACGTTGATTGTCCGTGAGCGGCTTAAGAATAGTGCGGGTTGGTTTGACGAGTTCCCGAAGCTGTTCTTCCTTTACGACGGCCAGAAGATTGTCATTGTTGCGTCGTTTACTTCCGCGTCTCTCGGCTCTATTGCCGGCGCGCGATCGGGAAGAACCCATTACAGTGCCTCGTTCGAAAGGTAGGGGTCTCTTTATTCCAAAAGCTTAGAGCATAAATCAGGAATGATCTACTCTTGTTTTTGAAAAATTCCTCCCGCTTACATTTCGTACCAGCCCTTCCCCCACAGCAGCAGCAGACGCTCAAAGTACGCCTCGTATTTGGCGCCGATGACGGCGTGCGAATAGCGATCGATGACGTGGTTCTGAATTTTGAGCGGCGTTAGCGATCGAGCTTTGATCGCCGCGTCGCAGAATTCCTTGAACGTGCGGCAGCGAAAGCCGGTGACGCCGTCGATAACGGTCTCGGTGAACGCGCCCCAGTCGCTGGTGATGACTGGCGTGCCGCAGGCCATCGCTTCGATCGCGACGTTGCCGAAGGGCTCGATATAGATCGTAGGAACGAACACGGCCGTCGCCTCACTCATGAGCTTGCCGCGCTCTTCCGGGCCGACGACACCGACGTATTCGACTTCGGGCGACCAGACGAGACCGGCCTCTTTGGCGCCAGGGCCTGCAATCACGAGTCGCTTGCCGAGCCTCTGGCAGACCTCGATCGCGATCTTGTAGCCCTTGCGATCGATCAGCCGGCCGACGAAGAGGTAGTAGTCCTTCTTCTTGCGAGTCGCCGCAGATCCCAGAGGAAACATGGCCGGATCGAGATAGCCGGGAATGACGGCCTCGAACCATTCGCCGTTGGCGTTCTGCGGATTGCCGTGCGTCGCGGCGCCGTAGCAGGTGTGCATCCAGGCGTAGCTCTCCCACACCCGATATTTCGAGAACGTCCCGCCGTAGCCAATGCCAAACTCGACGGTCATGAACTCGGGGAAAGCGTCGGCGATCGCCTTGTGCGGGTAGCCGCCGATCACGCAGATGAAGTCCTTGGGGAGCGCACGCCTACGAATCTCGGTGATCGCGTTGGCGTTAAAGAGACGCCAATGAGCGTCGTTGGGGTCGAAGCTGGCGCTGACGTAGTGCTTGTCGCCGACTGCGGCCGCTCGAACGATTTCCGAGATACAGGGGATGTGTTCGGTGCAGGGCGCCTCGTTCTGTTCGCCGGCGTAGAGAAAGACCTCATGACCGCGCGCCATCATCATCTTGCAGAAGCCGATGACCTTCGCCGTGTAGGCGCAGGTTGAAAACTCGGCGACCGTGTTCGTGTGGGGTAAACTGACAACGTGGAAGCGCATGTCCCTGCCCTGAATCAATCATCACTGACTGATGTTATAGCGCACAGAGAGCCCCGTGTAGAGCGATCAGTAGTTGGCCACAAGCGCGAGCACGGCGGCTGAGCACGCCGGCCAGTGCGAGTCATCGGCATAGGTCGCGTCGGCAGCGGTGATGAGCGCTCGGCACGCGGCGACCGTCGAGGCGATCCACCCGACGGCAGTCTGATACGTAGTCATGTCGGCGGCACTGAGAAGCCCCGCCGCCGCGTTTCCGATCATGTTCTGCTGAGTAGTTGCGGAAGCGACGGCGTAGATGCGCCGAGAGCATTCGGCATTGATGGTGTTGGCGAGAACGTTGGGGTCGAACTGCTGTCCATAGACGACCGTCTTGATAGTCTGCGTGCCATCGAACGTGATGGTCACACCCGTCGGTGTGTACCAGGGCGCGGGTGGTGCATCGACGAGCTGGCGCAGCACCAGCTTGCTGCCATCGGCCAACACCTGACCGAGCGCGGCGCAGTGAACGAAGTCGCCGTTCGAGAGCTTGATGACGTCGGGGATGCTGGGGAATTGACCCGCTGTATCGCCGAAGAACTGTAGCTCTTTGCCCGTGGCGTCGACGAGCGAGTAGCCAATCTGTTGCATGTCACATCCCAAGCATTGCTAGGTTGAAGCCGAAAGTCGCGCTAATGTAGAAGGTGTAGCGGACCATGCCCGCCGCGCCGGTGCCGCCCGATCCCGACGCCCAGTTGCCGCCACCCCCGCCGCTAGGGGCCGCCCCGGCGTTCGACGACGTCCCAGCGTTGCCGCCTGCACCGCCATCTGGAGGGCCGCCCGCACCACCTGTACCAGTGGGAGACGCTGCACCGGCTGTGCCAGCTCCAGTTGGGCCGCCGCCGCCGCCACCCCCGCCGCCGGGACTGACCTGGCTGGAGTTTCCACCACCATTGCCTCCATTTTTCCCTGTAGCCCCTGTTGGCCCATAAGTGCCACCCGTACCACCGACCGTATTGGTGATGGCGTCTCCGCCCGTACCACCCGTTGCATAGAGGCCATTGGCAATTGAAGTTGGCTGCGAGGTAGCTGAGATATTCAGCCACGAATTTGTTCCGGTCGCGCCAACGTTGATCGATCCAGCGGTCGTGGCGCCGACAGACCAATGAAGCGTACTTCCTGATGTAAAGGAGAGCAGGAGCAGGCCGGCATAACCACCACCAGCGCCACCCGATCCCGCCTTATTGTGGCCACCGCCTGCCCCGCCGCCAGCGTAAGCTTCAAGCCCGACGGCATATGTGCTGGCCGGGGCGCTTGCGCTGCCCGCGCCGGTCGCCGTGACGGTCGTCGAGAACTCGTAGGTGACGTCGCCGCCGATGCCTGGCGCCCAGCAGGGCGTCGGCAGATCCCACAAGCTCGGCTGCAACGGCAGCGTGCCAGAGCCAAGCGCCTTGAGGAAGCGCTCCGACTGCGCGCGCGTTCGAAAGAAGCCGATCCACGCAGCGTTCCCGTCAGGGCGACGCGCGATCAGGTAGCGCTGCGGACGAGCAACGCCGTCGAGCGGGCGGGCCACGCGCTCCGAGCGCGCGATCGCCGTCCCTAGCGTTTCAAGCGCGCGCGCGGCAAGAAGACCAGGCGGTGGCTTGAAGCTGGGATTGTAGTGAGCCAGCATCATTGCAGCGCGTAGATGCTGTAGGTCGACACACCGTTGATGCGTCGGATGAAGAGGATGAACTTGCTACCGCTCGTCGTCGTCAGCGGGCTGCCGATCGACGAACCAACTGTGTAGCCAGAGAACGTGATCGAGCCGGCGGATGCCCCATTGGTGACGAGGATGTCGATCTCGCAGTCAGACGCCGGCGCCGCCAATGTGAAGGCGCCGTTGTTCGTCAGATACTGCACGTTGCCGAGCGCCGGGTTTGGCGTCGTGGTGCCGCTCGAGACGGTGCCAAGGTTGTTTGGCGCGAGCGAGAAGCCGACGCCGATCGTCGCCGTCGCTGAGAAGTTCGGTCCCGATGCGCCGGTGGCGCCGGTCGGGCCGATTGCACCCGTGGCGCCTGACGCTCCTGATGCTCCGACGCCCGTTGGGCCGGTGGCTCCAACAGCGCCGGTAGCTCCCGTCACGCCGACGCCGGTCGGTCCGACAGGACCCGTCACACCGATAGGTCCAGTAACGCCTACGGGGCCGGTGGCCCCCGTCACGCCCGCTCCGGTGGCTCCAACAGGGCCGGTAGCTCCAACAGGGCCGGTGAAGCTCGCGCCAGTGACACCAATCGGACCAGTGACACCGATCGGACCAGTGACACCAATCGGACCAGTGACACCGATCGGACCAGTGACACCAATCGGACCAGTGACACCGATCGGACCAGTCGCGCCGGTCGCTCCGACTTGGGCGATCAACGTCCAGTAGGTGCTCCAGCTTGCGCCAATTCCAGGCTCGGTCGTCGAGCCGGAGGTGTTTCCGAGCTTGCAATAATAGCTTGCGCCACCATCCGAGACTGCGTCGTTGATCGCGTAGACGGTGGCCGTAACCCAAGCGCCACGCCAATTGATCGCAGGACCCGTGACGCCGGTCGGTCCGATCGCGCCGGTGACTCCTACGGGACCAGTGACGCCGGCGGGGCCGGTTGCCCCTGTAACGCCCGCGCCGGTCGCCCCAACGGGACCAGTTGCGCCAGTGACACCTGCCCCGGTCGCCCCGACGGAGCCTGTCACGCCTACGGGACCAGTGACGCCGGCCGGGCCGGTAGAGCCGGTTGGACCAGTGGCGCCCCGCTGCGCGATCAGCGTCCAATAGGTCGTCCAGGTTCCACCGACACCGGGCTCAGTGCCCGATGCAGACGTGTGCGCCGACGTGCAGATATAGCTCGAGCCGGAATCCGCGACGGCGTCGTAAACGGCGTAGGCGGTGCTCAGCGCCCAAGCGGAGCGCCAGGTGGTTGAGCCGCCCGCGGGACCGGTTGCTCCGGTCGCTCCGGTTGCTCCACTTACGCCGGAGTCGCCAACCTGAGCGAGCAGACTCCACTTCGCCGTCCAAGCCGACCCAAGGCCGGGCTCGTTGAGGGCGGCGCTCGACGTGTGTGCGGTCGTACAAATGTAGCTGGAGCCGGAATCCGCGACGGCGTCATTGACGACGTACGCCGTTGCGTCGGCCCACGCTTGACGCCAGTTCGTGGAGCCGCCCGCGGGGCCGGTCGACCCAGAGGGGCCACTGGCGCCGGTCGGACCGGTTGATCCCGTCACACCGGCGGGGCCGGTCGGGCCAGTGGGGCCGGTTGCTCCGGATGCGCCGGGTCCGGTGGGACCAGTGAGACCCGTCGTGCCCGTCGCGCCTACGGCGCCTGTAACGCCGACAGGTCCAGTGACACCGACAGGTCCCGTGGGGCCTTCGGCGCCAGTCGGGCCGATTGCACCCGTGGCGCCTTGCTGCGCCATGAGCGACCAGTAAGTCGTCCAGCTTGCGCCAACGCCGGGTTCAGTCGTCGAACTCGACGTGTTCCCAAGCTTGCAGTAGTAGCTGGAGCCGCCGTTTGAGACGGCGGCGTTGATCGCGTAGACGGTGTCCGTGAGCCAGTCTGAGCGCCAATCGATGACCGGGCCAGTGACGCCGGCGGGACCGGTGACACCCGCGGGGCCGCTCGCTCCCGAAGGACCGGTCGAACCGCTGGCGCCGGAAGCGCCCATGACGCCGGTTGGGCCTGTCGTACCTTGAGCGCCGGTCGGGCCGACGGAGCCCGTGGGTCCAACAGGTCCTGTGGGACCACTTGCGCCGGAAGCGCCAGTCGAAGCGAGAAGACTCCACTTCGTCGTCCAGCTTGCGCCGACGCCGGGCTGCGTCGTAGAACCCGAAGTGTGTGCAGCGGTGCAGATGTAACTCGAGCCGTCGAGCGAGACTGCGTCGTTGAGGAGATAAGCGGTGGCGGTGAGCCAGACATCACGCCAGTTTGTCGAGCCGCCCGCGGGGCCGGTGGGGCCGGTGACGCCGATCGGGCCGGTAGAGCCGACAACTTGAAGGATAACGCTCGTCATCTGCCCATGGTCCTAGAGAAACCCCAGAGTAAGTCAAAACTGATTGATATTCAAGCTCGCCATTTTCCCTTCTGGAAAGTCACGAGGCTGCGCTTGTCGTTCGGGTAGTGAATGATGTCGGCCGTAGCCCAGCTCGACGGGCCAAGATTGTAGCCGTGATGCAAATTCATCCCGCCGGCGCCATAGACGCCGTCGTTAATCGAGGGCGAGTGCTTATCGCCGACAGACATTTTCCGACCCATCTTCGCGTAGCCCATCATGGTCGCGCGGGTGCCGTTCGACCCACGAAAGCCGTGATGACCGCACTCGATCCCGCCAATCAGGTAGGAATAGCCGTCATAGGCCCACTCGACGTGGTCGACGCTCTTGCCCATCAGATCGCGCAGGGCGTATTCGAGCAGCGCGAACCGTTCTGGCTCCTTGTAGGCGTCGAGCGCCTTGGCGACTCGATAGCGATTGTTCGCCATCGCCGCCTCGAGTTTTAGACCGAATGAAAGATTGATGCCGTCATTCCGATAGCGCCCCTCTTTGATGTAGCGATTGAGGGCGAGATCGTGATTCGATTCGACGTTGACGATCTTGAGACCGGGTCGTTTGAGCGCGGCGTAGAAGGCGCCGAGGTTCTCGACCTCCGTCTGAACCGACGAGCGGCCGCGCACCGCCAGCTCATAGGCGGCATGGCCGTCGTCTGCCCTGTGATGGTTGCCGATCTCCTGATCGTGCCCGTCATGAATGAAGATCGTCTCCGGCTTCAGAACGTCGAGGATCGACTGATTCCAGATGTGCTTGTTCGTACGAACGTCGAGACCGAAGTTGCCGCGCGCGTTCGCCGGGTCGAGCTTGGCGTGATGCAGGTCGCCGAAGACGATCGCCTTGACCGTGTGACCGGTCTCGACCAGGCCGTCATGCACGAAGATGTTGAGGTCGTAGAAACTTCCATCCTCGCTGGCGTTGAGCTGCCGGCAGAAGACATCGCCATCTTCGTCGAACTCGACCAGCGTCGCGCCGATGACATGGTGAAAGATCGACTTTGAGCCGGCTTTCCGGGCGATCACCTTGGGGCGCGTGACGGCGCCGGAGGTCATGATCTGATAGGCTTGAACGCCCGGATCGGTCGACGGGATGCTTTCGAGCGCGAGCTTGGAATGCGGGAAGACTGCCCAGCGGCTGCGGCTGTATGTGGCGAGACCGGAGAGCGGCCGATCGGCGGTCGGCAGCGTGTTCATTTCGCCGCAGAAGACGAAGTTATCGCCGATGGCGAGCTGACCGAAGCACAGATGCGGCGTCAGTTCATTGGCGTAGGAGCGCGAGATCGGGTTGTTCTCGCTCCACCACTGCGTCTCATAGGTCCATGGGCCGACGATGATCTCGGCGCCGATCGCCGTGGCGTAGGCTTGAAGATTGATCCAGAACTCGGCGTGAAGCGGCGCGTCGTTCTGAGCGCCGGCGAAGATGAACTTGCGATCGCGGCAGTCGGCGATCGGCGCGACCCGGAGGGTGTCTGAGATCCAGGTGCGCGGGGTGCCCTCGATCATTTCATAGACGCCAGTATCGCGGTCATAGCGCTCGGAGAGATAGCTGTCGACGATGATCGCTTCGGGATTGATGACGGGATAGTCAGAGCGCTGCAACAGCGTTGTGATCTCTGCGTTCAGTCGCGTAGCGCGCGCTTTGGCATGATCTTGGGCGGTGAGCTCGGGCGCTTCTTCTGTCTTGACCTCGACATCCTTCTCACGCGACCGGGTGACGATCAGCGGCAGGCTCATGCCCGCCTCGAGGAGCTGACGATGCGTCGCGGCGCGGTTGATCACCGATTTGCGGGAGAGGCCGAGAGCTGCCGCAACATGCGCGATAGTCGGGCAATCATCGAGATCGTTGTACGCGGCGATGAACTCGTCCATCTTCGGGACAGATTGGAAACCCACCATGAATCAGTTCTCTCTGCTGCGCTGGAACCGCTTGAAAGCGATCCCTTCTAATATAGCAAGATCAGTCAACGTTGACTGGAATCATTGGAGTTTCGTCCGTTTCATAGCGGCAGTCGCCTTCTCGTAGTAGTTTACGATGTTGCTCATCCGCAGCATCCAGCTTGCCACTTGGACGTCGTTCTGGAGGGCGAGCTTCTCGTCGCCCATCGACACGCAGGCCATTGTGCCGCAGAGACCCCAGTGAATGCGCGAGAGCTTGACCGGCGCCGGGCGAGCCGGCTGCGCGATCGCGATAGGCTCAACGCTTAACTGGACGGGCGGCGCCGGAGGCTGACTCGAGCAGGCTGTCAACAGCGTCATTGTCGCGATTGATAGCGTCAATCGCCTTGACCATTTCAGGATCGACATTTGCATCTTCCTTCTTTGCTGGCGTGATTGGCGGCTTCGGCTCAGTGATGGTTTGGATCTGCGTCTGAACATCAGCCGCTTGGCTAGACGCCGCCGCATCGGAATTCACGAGCCCCACAAGGGCGCCCGCCTGCGATCGCGCCTGCTGGCGCTGAATCTCCGAGGACTGCGCCTGATACTGCGTGACGACCTCTGCCCTGGCAGCGATCTGCGCCTGTGCAATCAGTCGGTTCTGAGTGGTTTCGAGGTACATATAGAGAGCGAAGATCACGCCGGCGAGCGCCAGAAGCGCGACACCGATGGCGATAAGACGCGGAACGAGAGTGGTGGGCCAAAGACTGAGCATTAGATCCTCACGGCATGGGCGGGGGTTGCGGCTTCTCAGCCGTCGGCGGAGCTTCCGGGATCGGCGAGCGACGCCAGGCCGGGCTCTGATAGGAGTTGTCGTCGTAGGAGCTCGACCCGTAGTTGTTGCGGCGGTTGTTGTCGTCCCAGACCGCGCCAAAGATGTAGGCGGTGAGCAGCGTGACGCCGGAACCGGATAGAGCGATGAAGGCTTGATCGTATAGAGCGTTGTCGATGCCGCGAACGAGGATCGCAGTCATCGCGACGCCCATCCAGATCAGGGTTGCGAAGAGCACGCGCCGACGATTCTTCCAGTTGTCCTCAACCGGAATCATCTCGATCGGCTGCGCGCCCGCCTGGCCCATTACGGAGCCTGCGCGGCGTCGAGAAAGGCGTCGTGATAGTCGGCGATCTTCTCGGCGCAGTCGGTGCCATTGATGATGCGGCGCGCGTTGACCGGGTCGTCGTTCGTCGCGCTGAAATAGCCGCCGAGCTTGGCGCCGGTGAACCAACCTTCGATCATCCCCATGATCATGATCGCCGCGGCGATGTCGGGGCGCTCGGCCAGTTCCGGGTTCGCTTCGAGATTGTCGTTTGCGTCGAGGACGCCGAGTTCGCGCAGCCGTTTGGTGGCGTGCGCGTAGTTGGCCTCCCAGGTGAGCTGAACGTCGCCGCGACCGAAATACGCCTGGTGCCAGGGGCCAGTCGGCACTCCGTAGGAATGGCCCCTGCCCTGCCCATACTCGTCGATCGGCTGCATGGTCGCGGCCGTCTCGTGATAGGCCGTCGCAAGGCTGTAGCAGACGAAGCGCACGTCGGCGGCCGGGACCCAGTGCTCCCAAGCATCCAGAATCGCCTGCATCCCGTCGACCTGGCCTTGGCCTAGATTGCCGGCGAACAAGGAAGCGCGAATGGAGGGGAAGAACTTGTCGCGATCAATCACGGATCTATCCTTGGTTAGTCGTGCTGACGTTGCTCGAATGCGCGGTCCAGGCGGGCGCCCAAATCGCGGATTGCCGTGGTGACGCCATCGATTGCAGAGAAGAGCCGCGCCTCTACTTGTCGCAGCGTGTCGGCGTTGACGTATCGCGTGGCGACTTCGAGTTTGTGCTCGGTGAGCTCGCGGCTGACGACGGCGAGAGCCTTTTCGGTCTCCGCGGTCTTCTTGGCGGATTCAGCGAACCCGACTTCGGTCTTCGCCCGCTCTTTGACGCCGTTGATGTAGGCCGATGCCGCTGAGCCAAGCGCGATGATCATCGCGACCGTCCCGAGAATCTGGCTGTAGGTGGGAAACCAACCGGACGAAGCCGGGCCGAAATCGGGGGTCATCAGATTAAGGTCCGCTTCGAGCTAGAGCACAATCAATGTTGATTGATCATACCAGCCGAAAGTGAAAAAGGGAACTGTTAAGCTAGCACCGCCGAATCGTCCGACAGTCGGCGCCAGGCGCCGTTCGAATAGACGACGAGAACGCCGGTGCCAGCGCCGACGCCCTCGCCCGTCTTGCGGCCGTTTGTTGCGAAGGCGACACCGCCAACGACGCCGGCCGGAAGCGCCGACACCAGGCATCGCATCGTCAGAAGCAGAGCATTGGAAGTCAGAGCGGTAAAGGTGCCCGCCGCCGGCGTGACGCTGCCGATGACGACGCCGTCCATGACACCGCCGAGACTGGCCGCGCTGATGATCACGACACCCGAGACCGACACGTCGCCCTGAAGAACGCTGGAAATCGGGGAAAGCGCGACGAGCGCCGCGTCGATCTGAAGAAGCGACTGAGCGATGAGGCTCGAAGTGTCGATGTCGCCGAACGCTGGCGTTGGGAAGGCGTTGGTCGGCGTGAAGTCGCGCTGAATGGCGTTTTGCTGCGCCGTCTTAGTCGTGCCGACATAATTGGTGGTCAGCGTGATCTGTATGTCGGAGTCGACGCTGAGAATCTTGTACCAGACGCCCTCTCCCTGAATCTCGAACAGGTCGTTCGCGGTAACATTGGCCGCCCACTGCGTTCCCGCGCCAGCGACGACAGGGGATCCATTGGTGACGTTGACGGTGCCGAGACGATACTGAGCCATGAATGCCCTTCCTGCTTCCGCAAGAGTAAGTCAAAACTGAATGATTCTCTACCGCAAAATTAGGTGAGCGGCATTTCCAGATCGAGAATCTTCAGGCCGCGATTGATCAGCGCCTGCGAATTGAGATGGTTGCGGCCCGGCATCGGTAGATTGAGCGTGGGTGTGAAGTCGGTGGCGATCGCATAGACCAGCCCGAACAGAGTGTTTCCGGTCGGGCCGGGGATCGTCTCGAACACGGTCAGTTGGAGGTCGCTGTCGACCGACTTGATATGAAAGATCTGTTTGAGGCCGGGGATCGAGACGAATTGACCGACCTTTGCATTGGCGAGAAAGGCCGTGCCGTCGCCTTTGATCGTGCTGGTGTTGCAGACGAGTCCAATCGTGCCATCGGTGTATGCGGCCATCGACTTTCTCCAAGATTATCGGTCAAAGACCATAGGTGCGGAAGGCGTAAGCCTGTGGCGACGTCCACGACGTTGGATTTGCGAAGTTGATGACAGACAGAAACAGGAAGATATAACTCGTCGTAGCGAAGAAGCCTGAGTTCGCGCCTGTGCCACGTGGCGTAATTACACCGCCGGATGTAACATAGGTCACAGTTCCACTGTTATAGCTGGCGACCCAATCATCCGTTGCTGGATCTTGATAGGAAGCGAAGACGAGCGGGATATAGGCGTAGGGCGTGGCAAAGTTATACTGATAAGAATAGTAATAGGCGGATTTCACATAAGAAGCATTAGGTGGATTGTAGCTGACCGGCCCAGAAAAGGACGACCACGGAATTTGTTGCGCAACGGACGCCCCGCCGTAGCGAGACCCGTAAGCGTCGAAAATAACATCAGCCTGGTTAGTCGGGGATACCGCGCTATCTCCAGAACTAGTGGAGCGCATAACTCCTGCACTCGGGTCGATGTAAAACTGGGTCGTCAAAGTCATAGCCTAATGCCATTTATTCTTCATAATAAAGATTGAGGTTGGAGCGATAGCGAGCGTCTTGCCCGCGCTGCTGTAGCCGCTACCGCGCCCAACAACGTAAACACGTTGATCGTCAACATAGATGTTTGGGGATGCCAAGGCAGATACACGAAAATCGGGGTACGAGATCGAGAACACGAAGGGGATATACCCGAGACTGTGCTTGTATGAATATATGTAGTCTGCGACCTTATTATACGTTGGCGTCACGCCGGGTGCATTATATTGGTTCCAATTCTGCACCCAGCCCAGCGATGAGACCGTCTCCGAATGAAGCGGTCGGCCAAGCACAGGCCCTAGTGACGCCGGCGGGATCAGAAAATCCCAGACATTCGTCGAGCTGATCAAGCGTCCAGGCTTCGATACGACTGGGCCACTGGCGTCCCACTTCATCCATGTGGTTCCCGCGCGAGATCCTGCCAGCGCGGTGGGATCGGCGAAGAAGACGGCCCATAGGCCCGTCGAAACATTCCCCATGGCCGGGAGAGACATGCTCGATTCCGACACTGCGAACCCGCTGGAAAGCTGATACGCGGTCTGCAAATCTTCCCACAGAGTCGTTCCGTAGTAGTTGTAGGGTAGCGGATGGCTTGAACTGTATGCCGGAAGATCAGGTACATAGAAAGCGCCGGCGACGAACGGCAAGAAAGGCAGCGTGGGAAAACTGACGGTCGTAATAGCAGTGGGCGATAGAACCGCCGTCCCGTAGTAGCCCGCGGCTGTGCTCAGCAACTCTGGCCAGTCAGAATCGAAGATGATGTTGGTCGGATCAGTCGGCGCCGGGTCGGCATCGAAGCCAGGCGCGACGACGCGAAAGCGGTGCCCCCCATCCGAGAAATATCCCGCCTTGACGCTGATGGTCATAGATCACGCATTGAAGTAGATCGCCCCGCCATCGAGATCGATGATCATTTTCCCGTCAGTGCTCTGGATAGTGCCGGCGGTCACAGCGCCAATATCGGCGCTGATCGCCGAGAGCGTGGTGACGTCAAGCTGCGCCGCGGTGATCGAGTTGGCGGCGATTTGGGTGGCCGTGATGGTGCCGGCGGCGATTTGGGTGGCCGTGATGCTGCCGGCGGCGATCAAAGCCGCGGTGATCGAGTTTGCGGCGATCTGAGTAGCCGTGATCGTTCCCGCCGTTAGGCGATCGGCGGTGATCGCGCCCGCCTGAATCTGGGTAGCGGTGATCGTGCCAGCGGCGATCTGATCGGCCGTGATCGAAGCAGCGGCGATCTGCGCGGCCTTGATTGAGCCGGTGACGATGTTCGAGCCGTCGACAACGGTCTGACCATAGCTGACGATCATTCCCGCCAGGGGAGTATAGCTGGCGAAATTGATCACGTCGGCGCTAGAGCTCGCGGCGATGTCGTTCGAGAGTGTCGTCGCGTCCTTCTCCCACCAGACGTAGATGGGAGTGCCAGTGTAGGTCAGAGAGCCCGCAGCCACCGTGACGGTTACGTTGTCGCCGGCGTCGTCGAGATATTGGATTGTACCGGCCGTCCAGGAGAAGACGCTCGTCCCGATGTTGAAGGCGAAAGTGAAGCCGGTGATCGTGACGCCGCGCAGGCCGATGGTCAGTAGGTTAGCCGCAATGGTGTTGGCTGCAATCGAGCCGCCGTCGATCTTGGTCGCGTCTGAACCGTTCTGCCAGGAGGCGAGCGTTGTCGAACCGTCGATCTCGATTAGACCGGCGGCGATCTGGGTGGTGTTATTGTAGTTGATCAGGGCGGCTGGATCGCCAATCTCAACGCCTGTCGTGCCGATGGTGATCGTCGGCGGGAGTGAGGTCGTAATGTTGAGAAGATCGCCCGTAATTGAACCGGCGACGAGTCGATCGGCGGTGATCGAGCCCGCGACAATGTCACCGTTGGCGACTGCGCCAGGCGTGACAGAGACGGGGCCTGCGTAAGCACCCGCGACGCCCGACGTGTTGACAGCGCGCACCCAATAATAGAGCTCTACGCCCGTCGTGAGCCCCGCCTGAGTGAATGCAGTCCCGTAAGACGTGCCGGCCAGCACTGCTGCGCCGAGCACACCGGTCGTGCCGAACCAAATCTCGAGATGATCGAGGTCGGCGTCGCTCGGATTGACCCACTGAAGATAGACGCTCTTGAGCGATGCGGCGACGGCGAGCTCAGTGATAGCGCCCGGACCGGTCGTCTTCGCCGGCATGGCGATCGAGATGCTGGCGCAGAATGCCGACGCATACGCCGTCTGCGACCAAGCTCGGACCTTGACCGTGTATGTGTGGCCGGAGACCAGGTTCGGCCAGGAGAAGATGTCGAGCGAGGTCTGATAGCTGATGAAGGAGCCGGCGCCGTCCTGAATCTCGACGTCGAAATAGGCGAAGTTGCTCGAGGGCGAAGCGTCCCAGGTCGCGGTCAGAACCTGTTGAACCTCACCCGTCGTCAGAGTGAGGTTGCTGGTAGATAGCGCAAGGCTGGTTGGAATATCTGGCGGGGTGACGTTGGGCGTGTAGCCGCCCACTGTCACAGCGAAGGGCGGCGAAATGTTCAGGTTATCGGTGCCGAACTGATCGTAGCCGGCGATGCGGATATAATAGGTCGTTCCGAGATCGCCGGGGATCGCGACCAGATTGTTTGACCCCTGATAGACCGGCGTCGTCGCAAGGGGATCGAAGTTCTGATCGGTCGAAGCCCAGACAAAGGAGCCGACGAAGTCTGCATCCGACGGGTTGACATAGGTGACATACATCGCCTGCGCGCCAGACGTGACGGTCGGGAAGATGACATCGGGGACCGGATTGTCGACCGCAAGCGTCACCGCCGGGGACTGACGACCAAGAGTATCTTGGACCACGACGCTGACCGAGAACGCACGCTGCGGCCCGCGGTTGAAGGCGACATTGTCGGCGGTGTTCTTATCAAAGGTGTAGACGTAGTCGCTGGTGTAGACGGTCTCGGTGCGCAGCACCGTGCCGGTGGTGGCGTCAAGGATTGAGACGCTGTTGCAGAGAAAGAAGGGGTTGACGCTTCCTACGCCTGCGGTGCTCTGGCCAACATCGCTGGTCGAACCGGGGAAATTATTCTCCCAGGTGACGTGGCAGTCCTTGCCGCTGAAGTTGGCGCTGTTGCCAGAGTCGAAGACTTCCAACATGCTGACATAGGGCGGCGGCGTCGCGGCCCAGCCCTGTACGTTGTAGTCTATGGAGACATCCGTCGAAACGCGGCCGTCAAAGCCGACCGATTGAATGTTGAAGGTCCACTGACCAAGCTGAATGCCGTCGGCGTCAAGGCTCGAGACGTTGGTCTGACCGATCGTCGTCGTGCCGCCGATATTCGGGCTGATGCCAGTGACCAGATAGGACTGAGCGAGGAAGTCATCCGAGGGCGACCACGAGAACGTCAGACGATTGGCCGCAACGCCGTTCTGAAAATAGACGCTCTCCTGCACCTGAAAATTAGCAGGCGGGTTGATGGTCGACTGCGGGCGCGAATATTGGATCGTCGCGAGATTTAGATTACCCTCGACTCGATCGTACTTCGTCGGATCGTAGAAGAGCGCCGTGATCTTGAAGAGGTTCTTTTCAGTCTCGGCGATCGAAATAACGCGATATTGCCGCGGCGCGAGCTCGGTGCTGGTGATCACCCACATCGCGCCAATGAGCGGCGCCTGCGCAAGAGCCGACTCGAGCGTGACCGTCTGATTGTCCGTACTGAAACTCGCGATCGTCTGCGAGCCGATCGTACCGTCCGGAAATTCAACCATGAGCGCGTAGGTTTGACCCAAGACCGGAACGAACGGCTGATCTAAAGTCAATACTGACTGGCTCGTGATGACCTGAATACGCCCGCCAAGCCGCACTTGAGCTTTGTTTGGGTCGGCGATCGCGATGACGTCGCCAGGCCGAACGTCGATATGATCCCAGGAAGCGGTATATTCGACGGTCTCGGTGGCGAATTGCTCGGTATCGAGCAGCCACTTTCCCATGCGGTTGGCCTGGCCACGGCTCGTGCAGCCAATCGCGGTCAGGTTCGTCTCGCGCCACCCATATTGAATGAGCTGCGGCTCGCTGACCACTACCTCGACGTCAGGCCCGTAGAACATGATCGGGTTGTTCCACCGGATCATTGCGACCGAATGCCGAGCCTTTAGAGCTGTGCCGCTGTAGTTGAAGTGCCCGTCGATGACGTTCGTCGGCGAGACCAGCTTAACGGGATCCATCGGCATATCGGCGATGGCGAAAACCTGGCCAATCGACCAGTAGGCCATGCCTCGGAAGCTCGACGTGATGTTCTGAAGAGCCTTGTAGGCTTCCTGGCGATTATTAAGCACACCATTGAAGGTGTAGCGCGGCTCCTGCCCGCCGTAGCCGTCAGAGACCAACTGATCGCAATATTGGGCGATCGAATAGAGCGACCACTTGTCAACTTTGGTGGCGTCGATGAACTCGCCGATACCGTAACGATCGTTCGTGAACAGGTCGTAGAGCACCCACGCCGGGTTGTTGGAATAGGCCATTTGGAATGTGCCATCCCAAACGCCGGTGTAGACTCGAGTTGTCGGATTATAGTTGCTCGGAACCTGAATGATCAGGCCCTGAATGTGAAACGACCGAGCTGGGATTGCGCTTGCGCTAAACAGCTCCGAATCGACGGTGAGACCGACAACCGCCGAGTTCGGGTAGATGAAGTTGCCGGCGACGATCGTCGTGTAGGAATCCCACCACGTTTCGTTCTGCAAACGAACGTTATCGGAGTCTTTGGTGATCCGCCGAACGCGCAAATTGCAGGGCGTGCTGCCCGGTGGGATGTCGAAGACGCTCTGGTGCTGATAGGCGCTGGTGCATTTCTGATTGTTAAGGTTGACGGTGGCGGCGAGCGTCCAGTAGCCGCCATTAGGCTGAATTTCGACGACCCACGAAACACTGGTTGGATTTATGTTGCCACTGCTGTCCGTCGACGTGAGCGCCGGCACGCGAACAATCACCTGAGCGGAAGTGACGTCCGGGTCGACAATCGTCACCGCCGAAGGCGAGATGTTTTCCTGAACTTGAATGCCGACCGCGATGACGTTCTCCGCGGTCGAATTGCCGGGCAGGGCCGGCTGGTCGGGCAATCCCACGCGGCTTTCCCACTGCACACCGCGAAAGTTCACGGTGCCATTGGCATTCACCACCGGCGTTTGGTTGAAATAGATCGAGGTCCCGCCGTTGACGAGACCCGCGATCTGACCCTCGCCGATCAGCTCGACGATGCGTGCAAAGGCGGCCGAGCGAAGCGTATTGTCCGCCTCGACGCCTTGCCCGCCGCCTTTGATAAAGCCGCTGAGAGAGGAGGTCTTTGAGCCCCGAATGGGAAGAGGAAAATCCATTAGGTGTTACCGGAAGGCTGAGTGTATTCGGACGGACTGCCGGTGACGATGCCCTGCCCTGTTTCTGGATCATAGGTGTCGATGTTCGTGTTGCCGTCGGTCGGATTCCAATTGACGGGAATGTTCTCGATGTCGAGCGCGCCGGAGATAAGCTGCGAGCCGCAGATAACCTCGCCGTAGATCAACGGCACAGGATTACCCTGCGCATAAGAGTTGTCGGGACCGGCGAGCGTGAACGAAGCCTGCTCATTCGGGTTCTGCTGCTTTGGCGCCAAAAGGGTCGCAACGCCAGCGAGTGTCAGCGCTAAGCCGACCATCGCCACGTTGCCGTAGCTAAACGCGCCCATGAGGCCAGCGCCGAGTGGCGCAGCGAGAGCGCCGCCCGACATGAATAATGCCGTACCGATCAGAGCGACGCCAAGAATTGTCTTCAGCGCGCCGCCGGCGGTAGAATTCTTCGAGCCAGCGATGTGCGGAACGATATGAAGATCCGCCTGACCGAGTTTGAAGTCGTTCAGTTCGCCTTCATCGAGATACATCCCGTCATCGTTAGGATCGCCGCGCACGATCTCGAACGAACCTTCCCGCAGCTCCTCAAGGAAGCCCGTCAGATTGGCGTGGAGCGCGCGAATAGCTTCGCCGGCAGTCGCGACGTTCAGGCGGAATACGTCGCCGAATTTGTCGCCAAGCCGGCCGTGAAGCCAGATGTTACGAAGCACCGCTAGTCCCCTTGTAACGAACCCAAATCTCCGCGGCGCGCGCCCAGATACCGGCGGGTGTTCGATGCGAGAGGCGACCGGGAAGATGATGAATGATTGTGCCGTCTGAAGTCAGAATGCCGCAATGGTTGAGAGTCAGGCTCCGAATCTTCATGAGGAAGGCATCGCCCGGCTTCGCCTCCTCGCGCGGGATTTCGACGAAACCAGCCTTCTTGAAGTTGTCGACGTAGAGGGTCTGACCGAGCTTCTTCGTGTCGCCCCACCAGCCGTCAGCGCGAGGAAACTCAGGGAGAATGATTGACTCGAGCGGCCAGAGAACGCTCTGTTGAGCAAGCTTCTCTTTTCCCAAGCCGTATGTGTCGCGCGCAAGCGAGTAGCAGTCGCGAATCCCGTGCATGAACGAGCGTCCGAGAATCGGGGCGATCTCAGCGTTCCCGCCCCAAATCTCAGGTGTCGAGGTGATCTCCCCATCCGTCGCAATGAGAACCCACGGCACGCCCGTCGCAAGCTGCCCAATCATGTCGCTATCGGTCGGAAATAGCGGGCCGCCGGGGTGCGAATGCACAACTGCTTCGATCTTCTTGCCATCGGTCTTCAGCTTGACCTGAAGCGCCGCGGCGATCGTGAAGTCTTTGTTTGGGTCGGTCGCGTAGTTGAAGCACGGCAGATAATCGCCGTCGACGATCAGCCCGCAAGCCTCCTTCGGGAAGTCCCGGATCGTGTGCGCCTTAATATCGCTGATGTTCTTGGCCGTCAGGATAAAGGTCATTGGAACCTCGCAACGCCGGCAAAGCCACCATAGGGTAGATCGCCGGTAGCGCCGAAGCGAAGCTTGCAGCTCGAGACCATGCGGCCGCAGCCGTCCTGAGTCGGATCAGTGCTTGCCGCGTCCTGTGCGGTCATGATCGCCCCAGTGTAGGGGCACTGAGCCTTGGTGTAGTCGAAGGCGCCCGTGGTCATGTTCCAGACTCGGTATCGCCAGGTGCAGGTGTCGCGGATAACCATGCGCTTGGGAATCATCGCGCCTTGATTGTCGAGAGAAGAGGATAATTCCCACTCGATGAAGATTGGGTTCTCGCTCGATTTCCGCTCAACGAGAAAGATGTCTGGACCAAAAAGCGCGGTCGGATCTGCTTCCGCGGCGCCATCGAGATACTGAGCGAAGGTGCGAATGCGAGTCAGCGTGCAACCAACGAGGTCGCCGAAGGTGTTCAGCATCGCCTGAAAAATGCCGTTCGAGTTCGAGACCTTAATTTTTGGGGTCGGCAAGCCGCCCGAGCCGCTCATCTCGAAGCCCGAATAGCTGACGTCGGTCGGCGTGTAGTAGACGCCATTGAAAGTCACGCCGAGATTGTTCTGAGCGGCCGCGCAGAAGCTCTGAATGGGGCCGCCGATCGAGCTCGTATCCAACTGAAACATGGTCACGAGTTCGCCAGGTGTCGGACTCTGAACATTTTCGGTTAGATTGGTCATCTCACATCTCTGCTCCTATTCACATGATAAGTCAATTTTGACTTCATGTTAAGGTGCTAAAATTCTGCGTTAGAGTTGCGTTGATTGTTCGTAGACCACCCTGCCCTCGCTTGACGGACCAATCTTCGCAGGTCCATTTGGTCGGCGCGAGATCATCGGAGACCGTATAGTAAAACGGCACGTCGCCGCCCTGATCGCTGAAGAAGGTGTCGATCACGACGGCCTGATCGAGGGTCAGCGTCTCCCAGGTCAGCGTCAGCGAGTTCTTGATCCAGTTCACGCCGTCGCGCGTAGCCTGCGAATATCCGTCACCGAAGTCTGCCTTGAGCAGCTTCGGCTTACGCTTGATGTCAGTTCCCGGCGAGGGTGGCGGATCAGGGTTGAAAGTATTTAGGGTCATCTTGGTCTCTTAGCCGAACAGAAGATTACCGGGACGCATTTGTTGCCGCAATTCATCCACTACCGTAGAACGTGCAATGCGCTCGACGTGCGCGCCAACCTGTGCAGCCAGGTCCGCATTGTCCTCGGGGCGGCCGCCGTTCGCATTCACGATCACGTTATTGTGGAGCGTGACCTGATTGTTGCTGCGGCCCAGCGCCTTCATCTGCTCCTGCGTGAACACGCCCTCGTTCTTCTTGGCGATGATCGGCACCTCGTCGACGCCGACGATGCCGCCGCTGTGAAAGCGCGGCGCATTGGCGAACGGGCTGCCGCTGCTCATCAGACTGGCGAGCGACATATAGCGCATCCCTGACGCGCCGCCGACGATGCCGCCCGTGTGGTGAGTCGCGACGCCGAATAGCGTCGTGAGCTTGCTGCCGCCACCGCCGCCACCCATCTTGCTGCCGCCGCCGACGGCGCCGGCGAGCTGCATCGGTGCGCCTTTGCTGCCGCCGCCACCGCCCAGCAGTGATCCCATGCCGCCCAAGAGACCGCTCGCGGCCCCTTTCATAGCGATCTCAAGCAGGTCTTTCTCGATCGAGGCCGCAAACGAGGCCCAGTTCGCCTTACCGGTCATGATCTGGGTCGCCAGATTGTCGACAGCCGAGTTCATGAAGCTCGACGTCGCCTGTTGCAGATTCTTGGTCGAGTCTGCCCAATCCTGCATCTGCTTGGCGAATGGCGTCTTGGCCTGCATCGCAGCCCAATCAGCCGCGAGCGCGGCGTTGAACTGCTTGGAGATGACTGCCTTCTGCTCTTCGGTGCCCGTGAAGTTGGCGAGGTCGCGCTGATATTCCTGAGCTAGCGCATTGTATTTGGCGACGTCAGCCTGCTCCTGCGACATCGTCGACTCACGATAGGTCTCGGTCTTCTTCTGAGCGGCCTCGGCCGCCTTCATGATGTCCTGATCTTGCTGAAGAGCGGAGTTCTGATCCGCCTCGCTCTGCGCCTGAGCAGCCTGCGGCGAGCCGGCGCCATATGCCGTCACGGCCTTCGAAACGTTGCGCTGACCCTCTTCGCGCACCTTTAGGAGCGCATCCGAAGCGCCATCCGCGCCGTGAGCGAGCTTCGTGAAGTCGTTGGCCAGCGCCTCGCGTCCTTCAACGAGCTTCTGCGCCGAGGCTTTCGCGGCCGTTTCAGCATCGGTGATCGCGGTCTTAAAGGCGTCGGCCTGCTTCTTGGCTTCGTCGGCCGCGCTGGCGGCATCCTTGAACGGCTGATAGCGCGGGTCGTCAGAGTTGTTGGTGCCAAATGAGGTCTTTTGACCGTTCTCTTTGATCCAGGCGATCAGCTTGGAGAGCTCGGTGCCGCTACCTTCCGCCTCGAGCGACTTGACGTCGCCCATCTTCGAGAATTTGTCGAACAATTCCATCAACGCCTTATTAGCGTTGGCCTGTTCAACCTGCGGCTGTAAAGTCCTAGCAGTTTCGGCGAGCCGATCGTTCTTCTGCGTCTCACTTTCGGGAGCGTTCACCACCGAACGGTTGGCGGCGATCTGCTTCACTAGAGCATCTATCTGGGCGACGCTCATGCCGGCGCGACCCATCTCGCCGCCAGAATCGGCGAAGGCGCCGGTCTTGCCCATGTCGAGATGAAGATGCGAGTCCGAAACGCCGACGCGGGTGAAGCCCGCTTCGATCGCCTTGGTGACGAGATCGATGTATTGCGCGCCGGACATGCTGTTGTTGGCGGCGATGTCGACCGCCTCGCCCTTGTAATGCTCCGAGTCCTTCGCGTGATCGCCCTGTGTCGTTGAGGTGATCGTGAACGCGCCGGCCATCTGCTCCAGCGCATGCAAGGCGCTCTTGACGTCGTCCTGAAGCGGATCACTTGGGCTGGTCTTAGCAGAGAACGGACCCGCATTGCCGAAGTTGATGCCTTGCGCCCAGTCAGTGGGCGGAGGGCCGCTAGGCGCGGTAGCGCGCGGCCCGGCCATGATCGAGCCGTTCAGTAGCGAGGCGGCCGGCTGATTAAACAAGCCGCTCTTCGCCGTACCATTGACGATGCTTAGAAGCGCGCTAGACGTGCCGTTAAGCGCATCGTTGACCGTCGTGATGTTCTGAGCCAGCGTGACGCCGAAGCTGTCCTGAAGCGCCTTGCCGGCGTCTACCGCGGCCTTTTGCGCCTTATCGAGCTCTTCGCGCATCGCAACCAGTCGAAGTTGATCGGGCGTCGTGCCGCCCTGGCCGGGATATTCGCCGCGGGCCTTCCTCGCCATAATCTGTTCGTAGCCGCTCAACTTGCCATAGAGATCGTCGAAGATCGTGTTGTTATCCTTATCGATTAAATCCGTCAGATCTTTTTCGAGCTTGTGACCACCAGAGATAATATTCTCGTAGTCGTCGGCCTGCGTCTTCAATTCCTTCATCTGCACGATCGCCTCGGCGACCATCCCGACATGACTGTCGCCGGCCTTACCCAACCGCAGCCAGGTCTGATAGAGCTGCTCGGCCGACGCATCCGCCCCTTCGATCCCAGCCTTGTAGCCGTCGATCGAGGCGTAGAGCTTCTGGATCTCCTCGCTGGCTTTCTCCATCAGCTTGTCGTCAGGTAGCACCTTCTTGTTGAGCTGGAAGCCCATCGGCTGCTTGGCGTACTCATCGCGCTGCGTCTTCAGCGCCTGTTCACGCTCCTCCAAATTGAGAATGAATGAATCCGCAGCCATCTGGTCGGAGGGCGACGTTGACGTCTTGCGGACCTCTTCGGCCTTCGCCTTGTATTCTTCAAGCTTGGCGATCTCGGAATCGTAATCGCTCATGACGCGATCGCGCTGAGCAGTCTGATAATCAGCAGTCGCCAGCGCCGCCGATTGGTGAGCATTGTTGATGATCTTCAATTGCGCGTCGAAGGCTTTTGCGGCTGCATCCGATGATTGATTATAGAGCAGCTTGATCTTCTGAATATCTGCGTCAACTAGCTGCATAGCCTTCGCGCTGATGCGCTGAGCGTCATTGCCAAGCCCTTCGAGCTGCCATTCGCCGGCCTTGCGCTCGAGATCAGCAAGTTCCTTCCGCTTCGCTTCCAGCTCTGGGTCAGCCGAGGCGTGGGCGGCGTTCGCATTGCCGAGAATGCCTTCAGCGGCTAGGCGGGAGGCGCGATCGGCCTCCATGACACGAAGCTCCTCGCGCTTGACGTTCAAGAATGCATTGGCGCCGTCTGCGGCTTCCTTCGACGCCGCGCCGTAGTGCTCGAGATTCTGCCACCCCTCGCGCGCGCGCGAGTTGAATATATCGAAATAATCACTGAGAAAACCAATGACCGGTAGCGCGACCATTGCCGCTACGCTGAAAGCGCTCAAACCTTCGACGAGCAACGGCATGAAGGCGCCGGCGATCTTCCCGTTGCGACCAAGAACACTAGCCGACGCCGCCATTTCGCCGGCGCCCGAGGCAGCGGTCGCCTCCTTGAGCGCGGCTTGAGCAGCAAGCGATTCCTGTTCGGCGCGGGTCGCAGCCGCAACAGCAGCAGCAGCGACCTCCGCCTTGGCGGCCGCTTGCTCGGTCGTCATTAAAGCTCGGCTAGCCATGCTTTCGGCTAGGGCTGCCAGTCGGGTCGCCTCCGCCGCAGTCGCCGCGGCCTCGGCAGACGTTGCGGAAGCCACATCGGCCGTTGCGGCAGCGGCCGCCTGCGAGGCATAGAGCTTCTGCATACCGGCCCACTGCGTCTGCGGCTTGGTCGCCGAGACCGTGGCCATGCCGGTCGCGATCTGCACCTGCATCGTCTTCATCAGCGTCATGACGCCGGTGATCGACGAAGCAAAGGTGGTGAAGATGCCGCGAACCACCGAAATACCGAAGGCGATCGCTAGGGCTTCGCCAGCCGCCTCGATCTCCGTGTGAAACTTAGCGACGAGTTCGATACCCTCGCGCAGATCAAGAACGACGGAGGTCAGGGCCGAGCCCAGCTCATTGCCAAGGCCCTGCGCGATCCCGTGGCCGCCTGCGCCGCCAGCGAGGAACTCGTTGAAGTCCTTCATCTGTTGCTTGACGGTCTCGTAGAAGCCGTCGGCGTTCGGGAGACCGTCCGCACCGAGCGGCTTACCGACGCTCTGAATGGCGATGTCCTGGAGCAGTACCTTCATGCGGCCGATTTGACCGTTAAAGGTCTCCATCTGTCGTTGAGCGGCGCCGCCGAAGGCGCGCTCGAACTCTAGCTGGAGGGCCTGGATGGTCGATTTGGCGTCGACGGTGCCGGTGTGAATGTCCGTCATCATCTCGCCGTAGGACTCGCCGACCGAACGAGCCATCAAGCGAGCGGCGCTAGGCACCGCCATCATCAACTGATTGCGCAGTTCCTTCATCTGCACAACGCCCTTGCCGGCCATTTCCTGAAAGGCCAGGGCGGCGCGACCAAGCTCGGCATCGCCGCCGCCGAACGCTGCCACCGCGTCAAGCAGCGACTGCATCGTGCCCTTCATAGGCTCGAGGCCGGCGGCGTTCAGTCGAACGAAAGCGTCATGGATCGCGTTCAGCGAGAACGGCGCATCCTTGGCCATTTCGCGGAGCTTGGTGACGGAGGTCGTCGCCTCCTTGAGAGGATCCTGCGCCGTCGAGAGCGAGCGCATGATCGTAACCATGCGCTCGAACTCGGCGTTGACCCCGACGATCTGGCGAACCCAAGACGTGCTGACGGAGTCGATCATCCCCATCGCCTGATGAGTCAGACCGAGAACGACGGTTACGTCTCGAAGCGTGGAAAGAAGGCTCTTGGAATTGCCCTCCAGAACTTTGATCGTGCTGCCGGCAGTCTTCGTCTTGGACTCGAAGACGTCAACGGCTTGTCCCGCCTGCGTAAGCTTGGACGTGAAGTCGTTGTCGTCTAGGTCGAGTTCAAAACTAAGGGCCATAACACGTCACCAGTCTCAAGCGTTCGAACCAACCGCCCTCATCGCCTTCAAAGCGGCGAGACCGGCACGATCGAGTTCTGAGACCATGGCCTCTGCCGCTCGGTCGATTTTAACCACCTCACCCATCTGATCGCGAAGAACGGTCATATACTGGCCGAATCCCTCGCCGGACTGCATCGAAGCCCCGATTTGGGCTGTTCTGATCGACTCCTCTGCCGCGAGACGATCGGTGTTTCGATGCAGAAGCCAGAACCGAGCAATCGGGAGAGAAAGTGTTTCCTGATCGCTCAGTCCGTAGAACCGCATAACGCGACAGAACAGAAATCCGAAGTCTATTTCGGAGACGAAATCGGCTGAACCGCCACTCGTTCGATCAGCGTTGCCAGAGCGGGGTCGACCACCGGCGGCGCGGCCGCCGGGACGGCCAAAGGGTGCGATGCAGCTTCGGCCTCGACCTCCTCGTCGGCCGTCTTTTCGCCGTTGTGCGAGCGCGCGAATTCCAGAATCTTGTTGAGCTTGACGAGCGGCATATCCTTGAGCATGTCAGCCGTCAGAGTCTTGAACGACCGCGTGATCATGTTGATGATCACGTTGGCTTCCGCCTCCATGTCGCCGGAGCCGGCGCGCAGCTCCTGCATCATCTTGGTGTTGGCGATCCAATCGCGCAGCGTGATCGGGGTCAGTTTGTGCTCGATCTGGTCGAGCTTGATGACAATGTTGTCCACTTCGACGTCGACTTCGTCGAGGTTGAGAAATTTCGTTTCCTTGCCGGCCATGTGTCTTCTTGTCCCTTAATGCAAAACTGGCGCACCTTGCGATGCGCCAGTCAATATTGACTTACTCCGAGTCGAAAGACAAGGATTAAGCGGCAGTCATGTCGCCGACGACGAACAGGTCGCCGGTGTTCGGATCCGGGTAGCCGGAGAAGGAGACGTCGTAGATGCGCTCCTTGTCGATTTGGTAAGCGAACTTCAGGCCGCCGGCGGTCGCCGCGAGCGGAATGTTGAAGTCCTCGGCGCGGTCGGTGTCGGCGTTGACCTGCGGATGCAGGGTGAGCATCTTGGCGATCGCCAGGAGCGACGTGCCAATACCGGTCGGGACGATGACCTTCTGCTTGGTTGCGAGCACGCCGCCAGCCAGTGTCGCGCCCGAGACCGTCAGGCTGGTGCCGGACTTGACGAGCGTGATGGAGTTGTACGAGTAGAACGACGTGTCGTAGGCTGCGGCGGTCAGGGTCACGACGCCCAAGGCGCTGGTCGCAACGACCATAACCGAAGCATCGTCGATGGCGTTGATCGCCGCGGCAAGCAAGGCGGCCTGCGTGGTGGCATCGGCACCGATGCCGAACTGGTTCGCGGCGGCGGGCGCGGTCGCGGCCGTGAAGACGACGCCGTCAATCGAGATGGAGTCGCCGACGGTCGCAACGGTCGAGAAAGTCGCGGTGCCGGAAGCCTTGGTGGCGCCAGTTTCGACGATCGAGGCGCCGGGCATGATCTTGACCAGGTTGTCGAGGGTCGTTTCCGCGAGCGGAACCTTGACCGTGACGGTGCGGCCCATGATGACCTCGTTGACCACCGATTTGCCGAACTGATCGACCATGACCTGATGCGTATCGGTCTTCACCTCAACGTCGACGCCGCCCTGGGTGTAACCCAGATCCTGGCCACCGAAGAAGACGCGGCAGACACCGAGCCGAACGTTATTCGTGTTGCTCACGGTGATTTCCTTCGAAAAGATACGTCAAAACTGACTGTGGAGAATTATAGCCATGATGGGCGAGAAAAGTCAAAGCTGATTTAACTCAGATCATGATGTAGTGGGCCTTGATGTTGCAAGCCCACTCGTACTCGTTACCCTGTGTTCGCGGGTAGACGACCGGCCGCGTCAGCGGGAAACACTGAAGAACGCGCATCAGGACGTCGCCGCTGACGGGATCCGTGAAAGTCCGGTTGTAGAAGGTCAGCGCGTTGTTGATCAGCAGCGACTGAGCGTCGCCGAAAGCGTGATCCTTGGAGCGCAGAATCGCCTGAAAACTGCCTTTGTAAAAGCCGATGATATAGTGGTTGACCGGGATGCCATCCATCGGCAGCTTCAGCAGGATGCCCTGCGTGCAGGTCTCCGGGATGTGATGCTCGAAGATGTCAACGCCAAGCGCCGTCGCCAGGTTGGCCTCAATCAGAACTTCGGCGATGCAGTCAAGATTCACTTCCCCTCCTCCGCCATCGTCTGGGATGTGACTTCGATCAGCGCCGCCTCGAGCTTCGGCTCTTGCTCGGCCACCGCCCGGTCGATGAAATGCTCGCCGATATAGACGCCTGGATTGGCGTTTCGCTTGGCGATCGTGCCGGGACCGGGGTGCATCGAGGAGTAGTTCTCGTCGATCTCAGAGGCGTAGGCGTCCACGTCGATGCCGCCGAACTCGCCGCCGGCGACGATGTCGATCGCCAGGCGGCCGCGACCCTCATAGGTCGTCTCCTGATGGATCGAGTCCTCCAGGTTGCCAAGATCCACCGGGCAGAACAGCTTGGCGCGCTCGACGATCTTGTCCGCAGCACGGTGCATCACCTTACGGCCGTTCTCCGGGACCTTGTCGGCGATGTTGCGCAGAGCTGTCCGCAATGCGTCGGCGCCATAGAGCTTCCCGCCCATTACTGGCTCCCAGCTTCGAAGGTGCATTCGTAGTGGTCGAGATTGCCAGCGATGCTGATTCGCGGCTGGACCGAGATGCAGCGCAGCGAGACGCCGAGAATGACAAATTTGTCGCCCTCGGTAATCTGTACGCTTGACGGGAATAGGATCATGGCCGGCTCGATGAGTTCATCCGCCTCGCCGCGCGAGGCCGATCCCGTCGATCGGATTGGCGTCTTCTGAACCGTCGGCTCGAGCTTGACGATAGCGCACGGGACAACAGCCGCCTCGCCATCATAGATCGCCTGGCCAAATTTATCCGTGCCTGCGGTGTATGACGTCAAAAGACCGGTCGTGTTGGGGAGGAACACGATCAGCTCCGAGTGATGGTGTATTTGATGTCGACGTAGCCTTGGATGAAGGCGAGCGCCGCGCGCGAGACGCCTAGATCGAGCGGCTGAACGTTGCGAAAGGTAGTGTTCGACTCGCCAATGCGCTCGGATAGAATGCCGGAGGCCCGGCGCTGCGCGTAGACGTCGTTGGCGAGGATCTGATCGGCCTCGACGACCTGCGCGTTGCGCATCGCCTGGCGGAAGATCTCAGGATAATAGCTGTACCAGCGCTGCGTCGTCATCGCCGTCCACAGACGCGGGATGATGATCTCGTTGCGGCTGTCGAACCAGTTCAGATAGTTCTGAGCGTCCGGGTCGCGCGGCCAGCGCACGAAATAGCCAAGTTTGGTCAACCGCAGCCAGGCCGTCGACATGGCGTTGATGCGATCCTGCTCAGTCGCCGTCGGAAAGGCCGTGAGGTTGGGGAGATTGCTCGCGGTCAGAAGCGCCAGATTGTAGGTCTGAAACGAGTTCTGAAGCAGGACGAGCTGAGCGTCGCTCGCCCGAAGAATGTATTGGATTTTGCTGACGAAAGCGCCGGTGGGCGTCGTCATGGTGAGCTGAATCTCACGCAGACCAGAGACCGTGATGATCAGGTTGCCGCTCTGAGTCCCGTCATTGATGTTGGGCGCAGGGCCGGCGAGCTGATTGCAGACTTCCGGGACGCTGATGAGGACCGAAGTGTCGGTGCTTCCCGGCGCCGCAAGCGCGGTCGTGTCCTGAACGATGTTCTCCAGCTCATCGAGCACTCGATAGGCAAGCGTCATCCCCGCCGGCGAAATGGCGGCGCCGTTCATGTCTACGAACGGGATCGTTACGGCGACCAATGCGCCAGCGGGGTAGCTGTTCATGGCGATCGATTACTCGGTGATCACGGGAGCGGACTTCTTGGCGAGTTGCTGAGCGTTGAGGATGTTCTCGATCAGATCGGGGATCGAGCGCGCCTTGACGCCATAGGGCAAAGCCACGTCCCGGAGACCCTGAATGCCCTTCTTCTCGACGAGGACGCACAGCTCTTCGTATGTGTAGAAGATCGTCTCTTGCTTGGCTTCGAGATCGCCGGATGCAACCAGCACCGCAGCGTCAGCCTCGAGCTGCTCCTGCTTGGTGACAGTGGCGTGTTCCAGATGCACCGCAACCGGCATACGCGCCGTGCGAGCGTCGATCATGCGCTGTTGCGGGCCGATCGAGTCGCCAGTCTCGGCGTCGACGGCGCGAATCTGAGTGCAGATGCGATCCGAGAACGTCTCGGGGATCGCCACATCGGACAGACCGTCAGTGAAGTCCACGCCACCGAAGTTGCCGGTATAGGTTTCCCAGCCCTTCTGGACGATGCGAATGCGCCGGGGCTCCCGACTGTCGGGAATCGGAACGGGCGGGCGGTGAACGCGGGGTTGACCGGTTGTAACGGCCGGCTCCTGGGTCTGGCCGTTTCCGCTAAGAGCGGCTCGACGAGTGAGGGTCACAAAATTCTCCGTTTATCTCTCGGCCCATAAAGCAAAGGGCGGGATTGCTCCCGCCCTAAGATAGATCAATCTTGACTGATTGCCAAGATTAAACGTTGGTGATGCCCGCGAGACGCGCCAGCGACAGCGTGCTCTTGAGAGCCGTGCCGACGTACCACTTCATGCGGTAGCGGACGGCGTCCTTGTTCTGGATGGTGCCGATGTTCTCCACTTGGATGCCGGCGGACGGGCCGCCGAAGATCGCATGAAAGCCGTCGGCTTCATTCAGGCGGATCGCGTAGATCGAGGTCGTGGCGCTATTCGTGCCGCACGTCTCGTTGTTCGGGACGTAGTCGTTCAGCAGCACCGGGGTGCCGTCGAACGAGTGGACCGGACGACCGAAGTTCTCGATCATCATTTCTTCGGCATGGTTGCCGTTGAACGAACGAAGGAGAGCGCGAACCGCGCGCCAGGTCGAACGGCGCATGACAAGCGCGTCGGCGCCGAGCTTGACGAGTTCCTTGAGCTCGTCGAGCATCGCCAGCGTCATGGCGGCGCCGTTGGTGTCGGCCAGAATCACCTGCGAGGGGTCGCAGAGCGACGCCAAGCCGTCAAACGACTTCGCGTTGACGCTCGAGGAGCCCTGAACCAGAGCCCGACGGAAGGCGCGGCCAAGACCCTTCGCCTTCGAAGCGAGCTGGATCGCAAGCTGCGAGTTGTGATCCGACTGGGTGGCCAGCAGGAATTTGTCCATGTCGACGTCGCCGGCCATGATCTTCAGCGTGGTCGTGACTTCGGTGAAGGTCGCGCCGCCTTCGTTCACGGGATCGTAGGGCGACAGGAAGTCGGCCTCGGTCAGCGTGTTTTCGCGGTTGTAGACATACGCCTTACCGTCGACGTACATGAAGGGGACGAGAGCGAACAGTTCGTCCTTGTCGATGATTTCCTCAATGACGCCGCGCTCGAGCTGTTCGAGCGAGAGTTTGGCGGCTTCGGCAACAAGCAAAGGCATTTTTAAGCTCCTGTAGCTTCTCGCGGAAGCTGGTTTCAGTCTCGTTCAAGACAAGTCAAAACTGATTGACCATATGATACCGCGAGAAGCTGTTTTGTCAAATACCGAAATCAATCAAATATGACTGTTTTCGATGTTCGCATTACTTTTTCTTCGCGGCAGCAGCCTGAGCGTTGAGAATCGCTTCGATTCGCGACGCGCCAGTCAGGCCCTTGGCCGCGGCCGCGGCGGCAACTGCCAGGTCGGCAGTCGTCGAACGCGCACCAGCCGCCAACTTGGATTTCAGAAGGCTGGCGTGATCCGGGTCGGCCGCGACGATGCGCTTGATTGCCTCGTCGAACGCCAGCGGCTTGCCGGAGGCGTCGACCAGCTTCGTACGGTCGGCGGAGCCCTTCGGCTTGTCGTAAGCGATAACCGCGCCCTCTTCGATCTCGAAGTTCGAGCCGTAGACCTGGCGAGCCTTATTCGGCGGCAACACCATCTCCTTGCCGATGAAGTCCGAGCTGGAGAACGCCGAACCGATGGTCAGATCGCCAATCTGCCCGGTGAGCTTAGCGACGTCGGCCGACTGCGCTTCGATCTGCGTTCTCAGCTTGGTGACTTCCGCAGCGTGCTCGTCCGCCATCATCTTCTTGACGCGCTCGTAGTCGCCGGTCTTCTCGGCAGCCGCCTTCTCGGCGCTGACCTTGTCGGCAAGCATCTTCTTGATCTCGGCGACATCGATGCCGTCGAATTCCTTGAGCTTGGCGGTCAGATCCTCGATCTTGGCCTTGCGACTCATGCTCTCCTTGAGAAGCGCGGCTTCCTTGTCGCTGAGCCCGCTATTGGCGTGCTTGTCGGCCTCGAGTTTGGCGGCAGCGGCCTTGTCAGCTTCGGCCTTGTCGGCGATAGCTTTGTCGGCAGCGGCCTTATCGGCGGCAGCCTTGGCGGCAGCCGCAGTGTCAGCGCCACCACCCGTCCCATCTTCGGGCTCCAGACAAACCATGCTGTAGAGCGAGTGATAGGAGTTGGTGTAGTTAATCAAACGAAACATAGTCTTTTCCTTCGGTCGGTCACTTGACCTGATTTCGAGCCGATCACTTGGCCCTTCAGCGACGAATGTCGCTGTTCGTTATGCAGTCCGACTCGTCACCTGTCCTTGGCGCTTACTCGTCTGCGAATTCTTCTTGGCGGGCGGCTTGCCACCGGCCGGGGGTTCAACTTGAGTTTGAGGCTGAATCGCCGGCGTCTCTGAGTCGGTCAGCTTGGCCGGGAACGTCGCGGTCGGATTGCCGGAGAGGACGCCGTTGATCTGAATCTTGTCGGCTTCCGTGATCGGCCAGGCGTCGAGATCGGCGAGCATCCGCTTCTTCAGATCCGCCTTGAGAGACGGGAAGAGCTTGTCGATGATCTGCTTCATCTGCTCCTGACGAACCGACGGCGGGGCATCGATCAGCTTAAGATTCTCGGCGACCGTGAATTCGTCGTAGAGCGAGCGAACGTCGAACGTGTCGGCGTATTTGACCAAGCCGTTCTGACCTTCTTCCTGATCCGGGTCGAGATAGTCGCCAGGCTTCTCGCCATTCCAGGCCGCTAGAAGCTCGACGATCGCGTTCTCGGCGTTCTGTAGCGCCTCGGATTTTGTCGTCAGCAGACTGTTCAGCCGCTCAAAGTCGTAAGCCTTGGCGACGCCGGAGGAATTGTCGATACCGACGGCGTTGTCCTGCTTGGTGCGCTCGCCGCCCATGCCAACCGAGTGATAGATCTCGTTGATGATCTTGTTCACCACCGTAACGATGACCTCGGCCTGCTTGACGTCCGGGCTGAGATAGAAGGGCGCCGCGCCGTTCTCGCCGTCGTAAAGAAAGACCCGCTTGGTCCCCATCTCACGAATCTGCTCGTACTTGTCGTCGCCAGGCAGCACGTTCTGAGCCGGCATCGCAAGCTGCGAGAAGGTTTGATCTTGAATGATCGCGTCGAGATTGGAGAGATAGTTGGCGGTCGCGCGGTCTAGGTAGGCGATGTCGGCGATCAGTGCGGGCGCCGAGTATTTGCTGTCACCCACGACGTTGCGGAGCGGAATGCATGGGACGCGGCCAATCGTCACGAGCCCCTGATCGACCAATTTGACAACGACCCTGTTGCTCTTGTCGGCCTGAAGAACATAGGGAAGGACGCCGGGCAGCGTGAGTTGCTGAATGGCGCCCTGAGCCGGCTGAATCATGTTGAAGGAGGTCGATGGCGCCGTCGTGCCATCCGGCTTCATGTCGGCGTTGTCGGTAATCTCGAACAGATACCAGGAGTCTTCCGTCCACAAACGATAGCGGAAGCGAACGATGCCGGTCGATCTGATCGGGTCGGCGTCGTCTCGAACTCGTTCGCGCACCAGCATCCATTGCAGCGTGCCAGCTTCGGAGAAGCCAGCATCGAGCACATCTTGCGGTTTGACGACGTAAATGTAACAGCCGGAGCCGCTCGCCTGCTCGTCGGCCTTGGTCAGAACGGCCTCGCTCTTGCTGGAATCGACGAATAGCCAGACCAGTCCAAGCGTTGACGCCTTGGTCGAAGCCAGGCGCATGAATTGCTCGATATTGAGCCCATCGAGCGTCGCCTTGCGCCAGAACTTCAAAACGTAGTCGGGCGCGTCGCCCCAATTGCGAGCGACAGGGCTCTTGAAGATGTATTTCTGAATGAGATCAACCACTTCGCGGGTGTGGTTGAAACGATAGGCGCGCTCGACGCGCTCGTCGTATTCCTGATCGCCCTCTTTCACATAGCGAAAGATGTTGCCGCGAAACCAGACGCGACCGCCCTCGTAAGTCTCCTCGCAGAAAGTCCAGTGAGAGTGCAGGCGATCGTAGTCCGGGTGGCGACGCGCTAGAAAGTCTTGCAGCGTCTTCTGGTCGGCTACATCAATCGTAAGCATGAGACTCTCTCAGATTCGTCGCCAAGATAAATCAGTTTTGACTGTAAATCAAGATCAACGGGAAACGCCCGCGATCTCGATCTTGCGAACGGGATACTCGAGATCGATGCAATAGCCGACCGCGTCCGCGGCGTGTTCGATGTTCATCGTCTTGTCGACCTCACGGGTGCCGGGCTTGTAGATGACCTGCTCGAAAGCCGTGATTGTGTGCTTGCAGCCCTGGTCAACCCGCATCCGGATCGTGCCGTCGGCCGTCTTGAACATACGGTTGGTGGCGTTGATACGATCGGAGACCTTGGGAGACTTGCGGCGGTATTTCAGCCGAATGAAGCCGGCATCGCGCATGATGTCGAGATCCGATTCGCCGCGAGCATGACCGCGCTGCTGGCCCGCCGGGTCAGGATAGATCGTGGTCTGCTTGAGGTGACGGAAGAACTTCTCGCCCAGCTTATCTGAGGCTTCCTGGGTGTTCGAACCGAATAGCACGACCTCATCGACGATCCAAACCTCGCCGTTGAGTTGAGGCTGCATGATGATCGAGGTCATCGGGTCGATGTTGAAGTCCTGCCCTATCCAGATCGGTAGCTTCGGGTTGAATAGATAGTTGCCGACGTGGAGCTTGCGGTCGAAGGCGTGATAGACGCGACCGGACATTGTCTCGAAGGAGTTGAAGTTGTTGGCGCCGCTCGCCAAAACGTAACTGTGGTCATGACTATCCACGAGCATGTTCATGACCGAAACAGGCTCTGCTCTAAAAGATCGATTAACGACCTCGAGGCTGAGAAGACCGAGTTCTGGCAGCCAACGCTCTTTCAGCCATTCTGAAAAGTGCGGAAAAGAATGACCCGCGGTTGAACTTCGACCAGCGTCGATATCCCTCAATAGGCGATGCGCCGCGCCGCGCGTCAGCCCAATCGCGGCGCCGATCTTTTCATAGGGGTAGCCATCGGCACGCATGTCGAGCGCCGTCTCACGTCGAAACTCGGCCTTAACCCGATATGCCTTTAGATATTTCGACCATTGCCAGCCGAGAAGCTCCTTCGCATCGCAATAGGCGAAGCCAATCTTATCGAAGAAGACGACGATGCCGGCTGTGCCGTCGTTCACCCGCAACCAATACGTCTTGTAGTCGTCGCCAGTCGCCGAGACCGACATCGTCACCCCAAGATCGAGCGCCATCGTCTGAAGTTGGTCGAAAAACGCCTGACCATCGAAGCCGGCCGCCTTGCACATGTTAAGAGCTGGTAGTCGCGGCATTCGAGACTTACCGCTAATGTCGTGCGCCGGCGCTGTCCCTTCCGCGCCGAATAAAGCGGCAAGATAGGCACGCTTCACCGCAACGTCGCCATTGATGATCCAGTCCGGCACTAGAAAACTCTGTCGAACCTTAGCGCCGATCGGCACGCCAAAGTCGGCGAGATAGCGACAGTCGCTCTCGCCGAGCTGAATCTGATAGCCGTCTTTCAAATGCGCCGCAGATGTCTTCTTTGAACAAACCGTGACGCCGTCACAAAGACCAAGCGATTGAAGATCGCTCAAAATCGCCTTTAGATCATCTCGCTCATTGCTGTAGAATGCACCCTGCATTCTAGGGTAGAGCGAAATTGAGCCATCTCGCTTTGTGTATTTAGAATGAGAAAGCACGATCGTGCCGTCGCCGGTCATATAACCAACAAGCGCAGCAAGCTTCTCGTCGCCGGTGCGCGGCGCGTAGAGTGTAGGCGAAATCTCGATACGCTCAATCTCATCAAGCGCGATCTTATGAGGCGTCAGCACGGTGAACCTTGAATTTATGATGTGCGCTGGCTGAGATGATCTCGCCAGTCTCCAGTATAACGTCACAAATTATTTTGCGCCCCGTTTCACCGATACGCAATACGCTTGTTGGAATTCTTTCGCCGTCGGGTGTAATATGGATTAGTTCGTCACCAAAACGAATATCCCGAATAGCCTTAACTTCACCATTCCACATGCGAACTTGCGTCTCAAGCAGATGACACGCCTCGAACTCCTGACGGAACGACTTTTCATCCATATCGCCGCGGGCCGCTTCGATTTCTTCGGGCGGGATGAACGGCGAGGTGATCGTCGGGAACTGCCAGCTTCTCCAGGGATTGACCCGCCAGATCTTCTCCTTGCGATCGAAATAGTTGTCGCCGCGCTGGCCGAGCATGTAGACGTCGTAGAGCCAGTTGAAGCTCTTCGGGGTGCCGATGATGATCGCGTCGCCGCCGGTCGAGGCCAGCGTCGCGCGCAGCACCAAATACCAGGTGTCGGGCCGCACGTCCTGCGCCTCGTCGATCACGACCAGGTCGAGAGCGGTGCCGCGGAGCGTATCCGGCTTGTCGGCGCCCTTGCACTCGATGATCGTCCCATTGGCGAGGAAGATCGTCATCAGGGTTTCGTTGATCTTGACGATCAGCCCGCGCGGGATCGTATCGATCAGCTCGCGCCACATAATGCCGCGCGCCATTCGATAGGTCGGCGCGACGTACCAGATGAGTTTCTTGGGCTTGCGGGCAGCGATCAGAATCGCATTGCGGGCACAGGCGGTCTTTCCCCATCGGCGGCCGGCGACAATGACGCGGAAGCGCCGACGATCATTTAGAACCGTAGCCTGGCCGGAATGCACGAATAGACGCTTGGCGTCAGCGCGCAACGCCCCGCGAAACGCGCGCCAAGCGACCTTTTCAGCCTTCATTGCAGCCGACAGAGCCATTAGCTCTCTTCCTCGATCACATCGTCGTCGAGGGAAGGAAGTTCCTCATCGTCGTTCTGCTGGCTCTTGCGCGCCGCAATGATCTCGTCGTCGCCCATGTAGCGAATGTCGATCTGCGGCAGCTCCTTCTCATCGATCTGGTCGTCGATGCCGAGCAGGCGACGCATCGCTTCATCGATCACGACGATGGTGCGCGCGGCGCCATTCGCCTCTTTTACCGTCGGCCCGACGCCGCCGCTGGCGAGGTCTTCGCGCCAGTGCTTCTGTCGAACACCTTCAATTATCATGGCGCTACGGAGCTGAGCGTAAGCCGAAAGCTTGTGCTCCTCGATGTATTTGAGCCGGCGATCGGCGAAAGTCTCCTTGATCTCAGCTTCTTTGGAGGCCGCGGCCGCGGCAACTTCGGCCTCGCGCGCGAGCTTTCGGCAAGCGAAGGTGATCTTCGCCTGGCGCAGGAGTTTCGAGACGTATTGAACGGAGATGCCGAACTTTAGAGCGCAGGCGCTAGGCTTGGTCAGACCCTCTGCGACCTGGTCACGGATCCACTGACGGTCCGCAGGGGTGGTTTTGCCCATCCCGGCGACAAAGACGCGCTTCTCCTCTTCCGGAGCCGCAGCGATCTCTTTTTCGAGCTCCGCGTCATCGGAAGCTGATACGCTCTCCGCAAGCCCTTCCTCTTCACTCATAACAAGTCCAATCAAAACTGACTGATGATAACACATCCCGGAGGATGTCCATGTCCGTCCTCTCAATACTTACTAATAACTGTTAGTGATTAGTAGTTAGTACTTATTGAGAGGCTGGACGCGGATTGTTAGAATTCCGCGTCCGGAATGGGCTTGAAACGCCTATAGGCGGCCGGGGTTGGTTTGATGAAGCACTTCATTCCCGGCTTCTCTGGTCCATGATTCTTACCGTAGACCAGTTCCACGGCGCCGTGATCACGCAAATAGCGTAGGGAGCAGCTAATTGCGGCCTTAGATACCTTCGGACCATAGGATAGCGCCGCTTTCAGCTCGTCGAGCGACGGAATCTGCCCCTTACCGAGAAAATTGAAGACGGTGCGAAGGATCTCGGCCTGCTTGTCCGTCGGGTCGAAGTTGTCGAGACTGCTCATGAAAGTACCAGGGGCTCAGTTGGGGGTTGGCGATCGAAAGTGTTCAGTGCGAGCTCTGCGGGAAGCGCCCTACCCCGGTCCGGGTTCTTGAAGACGCCGTACATCGGGCTGGCGAGCACCATCTGCTGGATGTTCTTGATCAGGGCGTGATCCGTCATGCCGTCGACGCGGGATGTGCCCTTACCCTTGTTGACGCCCGTCTTCTCCATGTGGGAGTGGCGATAATAGAAGGTCCGGCACTCGGCGATGAGCTTTTCGCGCTCCAGACCGGTCTTGGAGCTGAGCTCGTCGACGATCGCCTCGTAATCTTGCGGGCTGGCGACGAAATTCTCGCGGAAGAAGCGAATCCCGACGTCGAATTTGTTGGAATTCAGCGGTGTCACGAAGCGAAAGCCGGCCTTCTGACCAAAATGGTTGAATTTCGACATAGACGACTGAATCTCCATGAAGGTGTTGCCCTCCATGCGTGCGACCAGATTCATCATCCGGTAGCCGCAGCCAATGCCGCGGTACATCGTGTCGAACACGAAGCGACCGATGACGCGAAAGTTGTCGTTGATGAAGACGTAGCGCTGCGTGTTGACGATCTTGGTGTCGCCGCCTTTGGGCTTGAGCTTTGGGAAGGCGATGTGGCGCTCCTTCAGGAGACCCTTGGGCAGCCCGGTGACGATGACGCCGATGGTCTCGCCATGTAGCGTGGTCTTCCAATATCGGGCTCCCATCGGGATGCCCTCGGCCTTGTAGTGCAGGTGATGCAGCAATTCCCAGTCGCTCTTGTCGCCCCTGCTGACGATCATGTCGTCTAACAGCGAGAAACGAGCGCTGGGGTGCATCCGTCGTTCGAGACGTGCATCGCAAGCCCCAGACTCGAGATACTCGTCAGTGAGCTTCTCTGTGAATGTCACGGCAGCGTGCGCCGATCGATGAAGAACTCCACGTAGAGGGCATAGCCGCCGCGGAAATAGAGCCACAGCCGGCGCCCACTCCATTCGGGGTGCGGTTCCAGGTACGGATTGAGACGACACAAGGTCATCGCCATGATGCGCGGCATCGACTTCGCGCCATGATGCGTCCCCTCACGCTCCCAGTGAGAGAGGCTTCCGTTGATCTTCAGGGACCAGCGGCGTCGCTTGATTAGGGTGATCACAGCGCGCGTATCTCCTCTACTTGACCGCAGTGAACGCACAGCCGTGGATAGGTCTGGTTCATGGATCGCGAATAGATGTGTCGACCGCCCTGCCCCGAGCACTCCTTCGATTCGGCCTTCTTGAGCCGGATCTTCTCGCGAAAGTGCTTCGTCACCATTAGAGTCGGCGCGAGCTCCATCTCGAGATCGGTGTGCGTGGTAGCGACGATCAGGGTCTTCTTGAGGGCTCGGGCGACCTTCTGGATATTGAAGGCGATGATTCGGGCTGTCACGCGATCGAGCACGGCGCCGAACTCGTCAGCGACCCAGACGTCGTGCCCTTTAGACATCAGTGAGGCGAGCTTCAGCCGATAGCGTTGACCATCGGAGAGCTCCGAAGGCTTGCGCAGATAGAGATAGGCGTCCGAGATCCCGGCCTTGGCGAGGAAGTCGGCGGCGATCGTCGTCGTCTCGCCGAGCAGGTCGATGACCGGTTGATTCCCCAGCTCGATCTTGTCGAGGTCGGCGACGGTTAGCCCGCCGGCGCGCATCTGAGCGGCCAGATCCTTCAGCAGGAGTGACTTCCCGGAGCCGGACTGACCGGTGATGTAGACGACGTCGCCAGCGTTCACCTCGATCTCGAAGTGATCGTAAACGATGAACTCCTTCTCGGAGAGTCCGAGCCCGAAGCCTTCGGCGATCTCCAGCACGCGCGGGGTGCGCTCGACGGAGGTGGTGAATCGCTTGTCGACGACGTATTTCATCAAACCGGCTCGTTTTCGATGTCGTTGATGACTTCCGCGATCGTCGGATAGGATGCCCGAGCCCAGAACTTCAGGTCATCTTCGATCAGAAAGAGGCCGCCGAGGAACTTTATCGCGGTGTGAACCGGGTCAGGCTCTCTCGCCGGCAGCCCCGTCCAGCGCATGAATCCGCCAGATTTCTGGTTCCACGAAATCATGGCGATACCGGTCAGTTCGCCGGCCTCCGCCATCTCGAGCGCGTTCTTCAGCGCGTCGATGAGAACGGAATCGGCCTCCTTCACAGCGCTTGGCTCGATCTGCGGGTCGACATAGGGGATCGGCATGATCTTCTGGCCAGCTTTGAAGTTGATCACGTTATCATTGGACATCAATCAATCCTGATTTATCAGTTACTTCGCGGAAATCTTGATCTCGTCGAAATAGGCCATCAGTGCGAGCGCACCGGTCTTGCCGGTGTCGACTTCGATCTGGGTCATGAACGCCTTGACGCGCCGGCTCTGCGCGATCGTGAATCGCTTGAAGCCGAACGCCTTGGCGAGCGGTGCGTCCTGCTCGTCGACCAGGGCCTGCTTATCGGCGTTGGTCGTCTTCTGATGTTCGACGGCGCTCGAAATATCGTCAATGAAGGCGCTTTCGTCGAGCTCGCCGATCTTGTCCTGAAGGAATGCCAGCTCTTGCTCATTGAAATTGAGCGAAAGCAGGTCGTAGCCGAGATCCTTGAGGTCGTAGATTTCGGTCTGAATCATCTGGGTGTCGTAGTCGGTCGAGGCAGCCCGGTTGTCGGCCAGGCGCAGGGCGCGCGTCTCGGCATCGGAGATGTCGAGCACCAGCGCCGGGACCTTCTTCAGGCCCATCTTGATCGCCGCCAGGCGTCGGCCATGGCCGGCGATGATTGAACCGGTCGTCTTCTGAATGACGATCGGCTGCGTCCAGCCAAACTGCTGGATCAGCTTGATCAGCCCGTCGATCTGCTCATCGGAGTGCTTCTTGGCGTTATTTTCGTACGGAACGAGCTTGGCGACGTCCCAGAGTTCGATTGTGCCGTTGTCGGGAATCTTGGACGTCATGTCAGTCTCGCGATTTGGAAAGGAAGCTGTCGGCGTAGGGGTCGAGTTCCTCGACGGTGCCCTCGAAGTTCTCGCCAACGCCGCAGTCACCGCAGGCTTTATTGGTGTTTCCGGGCTTGAAGAACTTGCACTCCGGGCAATCGTCGAAGCGCGGCTCGGTGGCGGCAGTGATCTTTCGACGGGCCTGGCGGCGGGGCTTACTCATCGTCGAGTTCCGACGTCGTGCTCGTAAGAAGCAGGTGGACGAGTGCGTCGCCGGCGTTGGTTAGCTGGTCGGAGGCGGTGTAGCCGTGGGCCGTCTCGATACGCGCGATCAGCTCGGTGATGCGCTCGGAATCGGCCAGCGGCACCTTGAAGCGCATGATGGCGTGGGTCTTGGGGACTTTCGCGATCGGCAGTTCAGGTTCTCGCTCCTGCTCTTCCTTGCCGTCGAACTTCCCATCAATGCCCAGCTCATCCAGGTCTATAGCTTGAGAACTGAAGATCGATGTCAGATCATCATTGTCATACGGGAGGAAGGATTGGATCTCGTTTTCGTTGCCCAGCTCTTTGAGCAGCACGGCCAGTGCCAGCGTGTCATCGGCGCCGTACCGAGCGTTGTCCGCGAGGGAAATCTCTTTCGCTTCCTTGTCGCTGATCGGCCCCAGGTTGAAGATCGGGATGCTGTCGAGTCCGACGCGGACGGCCGACTGAGCCCGATGTTCCCCGCCGATAATCTCGAGACCGATCGCGAACGTGCCGCCATCCTCGATCTCGATCTCCCGAACGACGACGGGCTTGAAGCACCCGAACCGGCGGATTGAAGCGTCGAGCTTCTGCTCAACCGCAGGTGACATTCGATTCGTATTCCAGGGATTTGGCAGTAGCGCGGCTGGATCCGCAGATTGGGCTTTGGACACAAGCAATCCTGTGTTAGATAAACAGTCAAGACTGATTTACCACAACAGAGCGAAATAGCAAGTGGCTTTCGAAAAAACGAAAAGCATCAAACTCGCCGCCAATTGCGTTATCGCTAGGCTGATCGACGCCCCAAAGAAGGTTATCGACCTGGTGGCCGAACTGCTCTCCTATCGGGTCGAGGGCGCCGAATTCATGGGAACGACGAACTGGAGTGGCCGATCGAGCTTCTACTCGCGCCGAAATGACACCTTCCCGGCTGGCTTCGTCTATCTTGTCCACGCCGAACTGAGACGCCGCGGCTATGCTGTCCAGATCATCATGCGGCCGCATGTCGAGCCGCTGGGGCCTGCGTCGCCAATCGTCGACGAGTTCGGCAACGACAATCCTGACTACGATTTCCAGATGAAGGCGCTGGCGCAGGTCGAAAAGCATGGTCGCGGCATCGTTCAAGTCGCCACCGGCGGCGGCAAGTCGAAGATCGCCAAGCTTGTCGCCGCGCGCTATCGCCGGATGACGATGTTCCTGACCACCCGCGGCATTCTGCTCTACCAGATGGCCGATGGCTTCAAGTCGGCCGGGATGAACGTCGGGATCATCGGCGACGGGGTCTGGAGCCCTGTGCGCGGCGTCAACTGCGGCATGGTGCAGACCTTCATCGCCAGGCTCGAGGAACCCGATCTCAACGCCGAGATTCGCGCTCTGGTTAAATCTCACGCTTCAGCCAGCGCCAAGGCCGAAAAGAAGGGGTTGCCGCCGCCGGCGACGCCGAACCGCGCGGCGCTGGTCAAACTGGCTACCGCCAAGTTCGATGAGAAGACCAAAACGCTTGCCCGCCACGTCAAGCTGCTCGAAATGGTCGAGGTGGTGATCGGCGAAGAGGCGCATGAGGCCGGCGGCGACTCCTATTACAAGATCCTTCGCCACTGCAAGAATGCCTCGATTCGGGTCGCTCTGACCGCAACGCCCTTCATGCGCGACGACGCCGAAGACAATATGCGGCTGATGGCGGCGTTCGGCCCGGTGCTGATCCAGGTCTCCGAGAAGCTGCTGATCGATCGTGGCGTTCTGTCGACCCCGAGCTTCAAGTTTCACGTCAGCAAGGCTCATCCCAAGCTGCATCGCACCTCGCCCTGGCAGCGCGCCTATCAGCTTGGCTACATGGAAAATCGCTTCATGCACCTCGACATTGTTGCCGAAGCGAAGATGGCGGCTGAACGGAAGCTGCCGGTAATGACGCTGGTGCAGCGAACCGATCATGGCGATGTTCTCAGCATGGCGATGCGCGACGCCGGGCTGCGGGTCGAGTTCATTCGTGGCGACAATGATCAGGTCGAGCGCAAACAGGCGCTCCGGCGTCTCGCCAAAGGCGAAATTGACGTTCTAATCGGCACTACGATCTTGGATGTTGGCGTCGACATGCCGGCGATCGGTCTGGTGCAGCTCGCCGGCGGCGGGAAGGCCGAGGTGGCGCTCCGGCAGCGTATAGGCCGCGCCATGCGTCGGAAGAAGAAGGGGCCGAACGTCTGTTTCGTTACGGACTACTCCGTTGAGCTCAATGAGCACCTCAAAGGGCATTCTCAGACCCGCAGAGCGATCATCGAAGCAACTCCTGGCTTTGGAGAACGAATTATCCCCAAGGGCGGCGATCATTTTTGGCGTCTGTTCGACAAAGTCACTGCTTAGGGATCGATTTGCGCTATATACGTCTGTATGAACACACGTCATGTCGATGCCGTACACTTCTTTGACAGTCGCGGGGTATCCACGATGTCATTCGACTTCCTTTTGAGAGAGAAAGTTCGTCTTGAGAAGGAGGTTGAGCGTCTTACACGCCTTCTTGACGCCAACCAGCGTCGTCAACGTGCCGAACTCGACGAAAGAACCAAGCAGAACTCTTAATTTGCCCACCGAAGTAAGTCAACATTGACTGAGAGAACATGAAATTACCGCATATCATCTCGATTAGTGGCTTCCCTGGCTCCGGGAAGAGCGAAGTTCAACGAATTCTGAAGGATGTCTACGGCGTTCAGCCCATCGATGATGGCGATCCGCTGCGCAAGTTCGCGATTCAGCGCTTCGGCATGTCGCATGACGACGTCTACACTCAGGAAGGCAAGAAACGCTCGACCGACATTCTCGGCAAGAGCTGGGTGAACCGCAAAGCGCTCGGCGAGCTGGGTAACGTGCTCGAGGCGACCTTCGGCGCTCACATCATGCCGTTCATGGCGACGCGCAACCTCGACCCCGCTCTCTCCTACAGCTTCGGCAGCGTTCGGCGCGATCAGGGCAAGTTCTACAAGAACATGGGCGGCGTCGCGTTTGGCGTCGAACGTCCTGGCACTCCGCCCTCCCCGCACGAGTTCGATCAGTTCGACCGGTCCGTGATCGACTGCTGGGTCATCAACGACGGGACGCTCGAGGATCTGGCGCAGTCTGTCGCCCTCATCCTCGAAATGCTGCAAGACCCGAACGCTCTCAGCTCAAACATTCGGCTGGTCGCGTGAAAGAGCGCTTCAAGCCTGAGCCGGTCGGCAACTTTCTGGTGCTGGTCGGCTTCTTCGCTCTCTGCGGCCTCGCCTGGCTGCTGATCGACAGCATGAATCAGATCGCCGCCTGCCTGCACTAGGCGCCTCTTCCCGAATCTGGTAGCGAATCTCCGACGCCCGATATTCGGGACTTCGCGAAGTGGGCTCGGGGACCGATCATGCTCAGCATCGCCTGCCTCTCCCAGAAGGGAGGCGTCGGCAAGTCGACGATCGCTCGACTGATTGCGGTGTCATTTGCCGCATCCAAATGGTCGGTGAAGATCGCCGACTTCAATCTCAAGCAGAAAACCTCATCGAATTGGGCCGCCACGCGGATGAAGGCCGGCGTCAAGCCGACCGTCGCCGCGGAGGCGTTCGCCAGCGTCAAGAGCGCGCTGGCGCAGGAAGCGCTCTACGACCTGATGGTGTTCGACGGGCGCCCGGATAGTGACACCGGCTCGCTGGAGATCGCCAAGGCCGCAAACTTGGTTATCTGCCCGCTCGGCGTCAGCCTCGACGATCTCGAGCCCCAGATCGCCTTCGCCGCGGAGCTGCGCGCCAAGGGCGTGCGGCGGGATAAGATTCGCTTCCTGATCAACAATCCCTACGACAGTTCCCTAAGCATCGAGGAAGCCAAGGAACTGATCGCTTCGGCTGGCTTTCAGACCTTTGGAGAGATTCTGCCCGGCCGGCTTAGCTATCAGCAGGCGCAGAACTTCGGGATGGGCGCTACGGAGACGAACTTCTCGTCGCTGAACGCGCGCGCGGCCGCGCTCGCCGCCGAAATATCCGAGACGCTTGGGCTCTTGACCGATGGAGATTCAAAATGAACGACGAGGTCAGCACTGAACACCCGGCCGAACCAGAGAAGAGGGGCATTCGCCCGCCACCGCGCCGGCGCAGCTTGCTCGAGGCGCGCGAACGGGTCGCTGAACAGCCGGCGCCCGATCATCTGGCGACGCCAACCGACGGCGGCTATCGCAATTTCGTCGATCTCGGCTTCAAGGTCGAGCCCTGGTTCAAGCGCCGCTACGCGATCGAGGCGGCCTTCCGCGGTCTGAGCAAGAAGGATCTGATGCTGGCCTGCTTCCAGGCGTTTCTGGATGCAAACGGCGGGACGATGGAGAAGGCCAAAGCCGACTCAATGGTCGGCGACTAGACGCTTCTGCCAGTAGAGGGAGTGCTCGAACGCCCAGCGCGTCATCGGGTCGAACAGACGATAGCCGCATGCCATCAGATTGTTCGAGGAATGAACGTTCTCGGTCGTATCGGAGACCATGCGAATGAGGCCAAGCGCGCGGGCCTTCTCCTCACGCACGGCGATCAGACGCTTCTGGAGGCCATAGCCGCGAGCCCGTGGCATGACGCCCGAGCGCGCTAGATAGCCAGCGCCAGGCGTCGCGGCGGCGCGGCGCAGGCAGCAGAAACCAACCGGGGTGTCATCGTCCCACACGACCCACCAGTAGCCCTCCTTGAGCGACGGGCAGTCGATCTCGTCGCCGAAGCATTCCTCGTGTATATCGATGATCGCGAGGCGCGTGAGCGACTGGCGACAGTCGGCATGACGGATTGCGAATGTTGGGGCTTCAACGAGCGACATAGATCACCGGCGCTTCTTGGCTTTGGACTTCTTGGCTTTGGACGGCGCCTCGAGATTTCGGATGTCGAAATGAGCGATGTCACCGCCGGTGGCTGAGTCGCAGAGTGAGGCGATCTCGATCGCTTTTGTTGCCGATGCGCCCATATGCATCGCGGCGTATGCCGCTTCCATGCCCGAGCCGCCGGCGATGAATTCGGCGGTCACTTGCCGCCATGCGCCATTTTCGATCGAGAAAATTCTGCCATCCCACTGGGCGACAAGAATCAGAATGTCGTCGCATCCAGAGAATCTGAAGACCTCGCCTGAGATCCAGGGTAGCGCCGACAAGGACTCCATCCCGCGAACCACGTCGAGTGCATCGGCGAGCGCGCCGCAAACACCGTAGACGACGCCGTGGCGCTGGCTAACGATGAGCTTTCGAATCGCCTCCGGCACGATCACCGAACTGACCGTCGCTCTGGAGTCGGCGGCGATGATGCCGTCACGAATTGCGAGCGTGGTCATTGGATCTCTCAGCTAGGAGGGCGCGGATCTCTCAGGCGGGAAAGGCGTGGTGAACGGCCTCGCAGGGCGTGCCGAGCGTCTGGGCGACGACCACGGCGGCAGCAGCGTTCGGGTAGCGCAGCGCGATGTTGACGTCGGCCCCGAAGGCGGTCCCGTTCCACCAGGCCGGCACGAAGACCGGTACGGCGGGCTTGGCGCGAAGTACCCAAGCCATCGTGACGTTGGAGTGATGCGCCGGCGCGCTCGAGGTCGCGGCTGCGGCTGCTTCTGCCGCGGTGGGAGTGTGCTCGGCGACCTTGAAGTGAGCGGCAGGGGTAGCCGCAGCGATCGCTCCCGTCGCGCCGGCGTTGCTCGTTGCATAAGCAGGACCGGTCGAGCCCGTCGCGCCGCCACCCCCGCCGCCAGCCAGGGTCGCACCCGTCGCACCCGTCGCACCCGTCGCACCCGTCGCAGCAGGCGCGACGACCGCGGCGTGGCTCACGTAGATCTCCCAGTCGCCGGCGAGCGTATCGCCAATCGAAGGCGCCCATACGGAAATGCTGCCGTCGACGTTCTTAATGTCGAGATGATGGTTGTAGGAGATCTGCGTTCCGGCCGGGAAGATGCCCAGTAGCGGCGCGCGATTGACGATGAAGGTGGAGCCGGGAACAAGGAAGACGAACATCCCCTTGCCGTTCCAGCCGGCGCGCGAGACACATTCGCCCGCATGAAGGACCTTAAGTGCGCCACCGAAATCCATCGATCTCTCCTGTTAGTTGCCCGGCCCGAGGTAAAGGAGACAAACCCTCGGGCCGGGCACTGTGCCGGCGTGAAACGCGCGCCGGGATTAGCCGGTGACGGTGATCTGGAAGGCAGCCGAGATGCTGTCGCCAGCGTCGTCGGTCAGCGTCACGGCGAAGATGAAGACGCCGTCGGTGGTGGGCGTGCCGCTGAAGTGACCATTGGTCGCCATCGTGACTCCCGGAGGCAGGAGCGTCGGGTCGACAACCGCGGCGCTGTAGCCGCTACCCGAACCGCCGATGAACGCCATCGAGGTGTCGGTGTAGGCCGAGCTCTTGGTCGCGGCGCCCAGCGTGAAGCTCGAATTGAAGTTGAGCAGCGGGTTGTTCTGAGTCTTGGCCGAGGAGATGCGGCCGGGGATCGAGATGTAGTTGGTCAGGTCGAGCTCGGCGGCGCCGGCGACCGGATCGGTATTGACCGGGCTGGGCAGAATGCCACCCGCATTCGACTGCGAGACGTAGGGGTTCGCAGCGATCGCGGCGGCGTTGGCGAGAATGGCCGTGTTGAGATCGGTCAGGACGGCGATCGCAGCGAGAACCGCAGCCTTCGTGTTCGCATCCGCGATCAGATTGGCGGCGGTCGTGGCAGTCGTGATGTCCGCGGTGGTGGTCATTTCAGAGGTGATCCTTATAGGGAATTGGATAAGTCAATACTGACAGACAACTGAACCGAAGTCTAGGCCCTCAAATGCCAGAGCCGGGAGGCACGATGCCGAGAGCGGGAATCTCTTCCCAGACGGCGACTGAAGTGCCGGCGGTCGAGATCGCCGTAAAGGCGTCCTGCGAATCTTCGCGCGGCAGAAAGTCTTCCTTCGCCCCGGCAGCGTAGTTGTCGCCGACGTTTGCGACCGCAGCCGCAAGGCCCGGCGCAACGGTGAAGGGATTGGCGCCGACATTCATCCAGCGCAGACCGGTGCGGTTGGGATTGGCGGCGACGAGCAACGTGGACGTCGCGGCCGCCAGAGTGACAATAGTTTGCTTCCAGCTCATCGGGCGGTCCTCAAGAAGATCAGTCAATACTAACTGATTTCAGCGGACAGGGCTAGAACTTTCCTTCCAGATCGCGCGGATCGCCGCTGCAACCGCCGGATAGGAGCGCGGATGCAGATGATCGCGCCCCGGAACGTAGGAGACTGTCTGAATGTGACGCGCGGCCGCGACACTGGCGATATGCGCCCGCGCCGAGTTGACGCCCGGCGGCAGAATCAGAACGAACTGGCCGGCGTCGATGTGATTGATGATCGCCTCGAGACATGGACCGGGCGCGTCGTTGACGCCGGCGGAGATTGCGAAATGATCGAAATGACCGACCGCCAAGGGGACCTCGTGCTTGAGGATCCAGCACGACGACATGCGCTCGCGCGCGAAGGTCGCGACGTGGAGCGCATGACCCGTACCGAACGCGATCGAATCGCCGGCGGCGCCGTCTCGAGCAAACGCCGTCGCGACGCTTATCGTCACATAGAGAACGACGAGAAACGTCAGCTTGGCGCGCTTAGCGAACTTGGACATAGGCCACCACTTGCCGGGGACTGACTTCGCCATCGGCGACGCGATGACCCCAATTGCCGGAAGTAAGGAGAATGTTGCCGTCGGGCGCGCGGCCGCCGTAGAAGCCGACGTGATGCGGCATGACCACCAGGTCCCCCTGCTTAGGATTGCCTGTGTGTGGGCCATAGCTCAGCGCCGAGCTCGCCATGCCGTTCTTCAGCGGCTTGTGGCCGGTGCGCTCGAGGACGAACGACACGAACCAGGCGCACCAGGCGCCGGCCTTGCCGGTGGGGTTGTTGGCGCCGATCCAGCGCTTAGCCTCGCCCAGCGGGCCGCTGACGAAACCGAATGAAGTAACCGGGCCGTTCTGATAGGCGCTCAGCTCACTACAGCCGGTTCGACCGCAGGCCGCGGCCGGCTTCGAGCCAAGTTCGACGATGAGCAAGGCTACGAAAAGCCAGAGAAGGACGCCGATGAGAAGTCGTATCTTCAGGTGGGCGCGCAAATACTTGAACAAATTCAGCTCCGGTGTCGCGGTTGAGCCACGACCTTACCGAAAGCGGTCAAATAAGTCAATTTTGACTGTCACAATGGGCGGGAATGTCTCTCGTGAGCGCGAGCCCTACTTCGCGACGCGCCGGCACTAGTCCAGGGAATCGGGTTCGTTCACCATTCGACGAGGACTGAGATCGCACACTCCCTGCGGTCGAGCTCGTTAGCCAGAGCTCACATCGCAGGTTGCGGAGTAATTGATCTCAAAGCCTTGTTAAGGCCCAGACCCGCTTCGTATGACAAAGTACCGTCGCCCGGCGGGTCTGATCTATCTCGAAGGCTGGAAGCTCTCACGAGAGACAATTCACGTTATAGCAGCTTCAGCGCGGGCGTTTGTCGTAAAACACGTCGATGCAGAAGGCGCCGGAGGGTCGATAGACCCACAGTCGCCAGCCGCGGTAGACGCCGTAGCTCTCCGTTGACGGATTGAGGTTCGTCACCTTCAGCGAAACCAGCTTCCACCACGGCCAAACGCTCGGACCGTGCTCGGGCTGAATGAGGAGTTTGGCTTTGAACGAGATGTTGGTCGAGAAGACCATCAGCCGGCGCAGCTTGAACGAGATTCTCACGAGACCACCTTCAGGTCGACGACCTTCGGGTTCGGGAATGTGCCAACATCCACCAGGGCCTTCGACCACTCACTCAGAGACCAGGCTCCGACGATCTTGTCGTCGACCAGCGCCCGGACGATCGAGCCGTCTTCGCTTTTCTGAATCGACAGCTTGCACTCGATCACAGGCAGCCTCCCTCTCCGAATTTCACCCCCTGTCCCGCAGGACAGGGGCCGTGGCTTTCAGGCCACGCGGCCCGTTCGGGCAAATTGGTTGCGCGAGAGGGATTTGAACCCTCGACCTCCAGGGTATGAACCTGGCGAGCTCCCGGACTGCTTCACCGCGCTGGGATGAGGAATACCTCAGTTCGATCGACTTGGCAAGTCAGTTTTGACTGTCGGGACGCGCTGGCCCTGCCCGCCGGGTTGTCTCCCAACTGAGTGGCAAGGATGCGGTGACAAGGATCTGTAGGTATTCCTGTAGTTTTGGGGCCGAAGTGACAAGGATAGGTTTTGGGTTGGCGAGCAATGGCGGCATAGCTCCCGAACTGTGGCATTTATATCTAAGACTTGTGTTCTTCCAGCCACAGTGAGTCTAATACGCCACACTGTACGAGAACACAATTCAAACACAATCTAAACACAATTGACGCAACGTGTGACTATACCGCCATAGTGAGTCAATTGAGCCATAGTGTGTCCAACCGACCTCACTGTTGCATGAAAGACATGCGGAATCTTTGTGCAGTGCCATGCAAACTATTTTCGACGCCGCGCTTGCGTTTCGACGCGCAATCGCTACATTCAATCTTGCGACTGATTGAGTCGCGACACGCAAGAGAGTAATTCAAATGTCTCACAAGCAATTCTCACTGTCTGACTACGCGAACGCAGAGCGCGACGACGCAGAGCGCGACAATGATCTTTTCGACGTTGCGATTGCGCTCTGCAATGCAAACGACGACGCAGAGCGCGACGACGCAGAGCGCGACGACGCAGAGCGCGACAATCAGTTGTTCGACAATGCGCGCTTGC